CTGAGTACTCAGGAGGATTGGCCAGCAGCACAACTCGTACCCCTGGGGGTAGCTTGTCATCCCCGGCCACCCTGTCCAGGATGAGTGGTTGCATGGCGCCCTGCGTGAGCCTATCTGCGTCGCTGGCCTCGTCTATGACGAGCACAGCGTCGTTAACGCCACCTCGGATGAGGCGCCGAATCTGGCCTATGAGGACCTCGCTCCTAACGGTGTCTCCCACAATCACGGGGACGCCTACGAAGTTCTCCGGAGGGTACGACACAGGGAGCAGGCGCTCCTGCGTCATCCCCATAGAGCCCCCCACCACAGCCTCGATTCGCTCCGACTTGCCGATACCCGACATCCCCCAGAAGATGGCGGGGATGCCCATCCTACAACCCTTATCCCAGGGGTTTAGGTCCCTAGGGGTTTGGAGGAGGATGTACAGAACCTCCTCGAACCGTTCATACGGAATCTTCGTGAAGAAGTCCGATGTTACCTTTACCTTCTTTTCTCTCATATCTACCTCACAATGCAGTCGGTGCACTTCAGCTGACGCCAGCACCGTTTGTACGTACCCTCATCACATTCATCGCCTTGAGACACATCAGCGTTCCACAGCTCTTTGACACAGCTGTCTAAGAGCTTCATGCAGCCGATGCACAGAACTACAGGTCTCTCTAGCCTATCCGTTCCTTTGAAATCTACCTCCGGTACACCAAATGGTGTTCTTGGGGATGGTTGTAGTGCGCCGGAGCACACCGTCGCGAAAATCTCTCCATCCAGCACAGCGGAGTTACACTCAAAGCACCTAACCAGATGCTCGCTGTGGTAGATGGTTCTATGCAGTCTGTGTGACTTGCTCGCGTCTGTAAGTGCGTCTGTCATCTCCTCCCAGCACATCATGCAGAAGAAGTGGGGGGCGAACAGGTAGTCGCCGTCATCTGCGGTCTCTATCCGAGTGATGACGTTTCTACCGTCCCTCACCCCCGAAACAACCTGCATAAGAACGATATCCTCTACATCCCCCGGTACGGATAGGGGAATGTCCCTGTTGCAGTAGCTGCATCTGTGGCCACTGACAGCGAGGGAACCCACCCCAATCTGTCTGTTAAGGGCAAGCATGTCCATTCTTGTACCTCCTCTTCAACGGCTGCCCATCGGCGGCTTAACGTCTCGTATCTACTGTCAGGCTCTATGCCTGTCTCAGGGTCCTTATCCCATAAAAGGACAAGAAGTTGCTCTACATTTCGCCCACCTGTGTACACACGTCTTCTTATCTCAGCACCTCCTGGTATCTTGTCGGGGAACATGTACCTGATGTACTGCTCTCTGTCGTACAGGTCATCAAGAAGGTCTCCCTCCGTAGCTAAAAGACCCTCCCACTCAGGCCCACCGGGGGCCGGGTAGGGTCTACCTGCCCACGAGCACCACGAGCCCTGAGATGCGGTACCGAGAAGCATCTCTAGCTCCATCTGATTTATGAAGGTAATGAAACCTTTGTCATCTACCAGTCGTGCGCGCAGACCTACGCTGTTTACAGGTCTAAAAAGGCTGTGGACAGTCCAAGAACGTGGGGGGCTACCGGGGTGCCAAAGCACAGTACCGGTAACCCCCCACTCGTCCGCAACCCTTCTAGCCCCGTTAAGGCTGGAGGGATGCCGAAGCATCCTTACCATCCTTACGCTCCCTCTTGTCGAGCTCGTCTCTAGCCCAGAAACCTAGACCAGATAGGAACCCAACAACGAAGGAGGACCAGAAGAGCGCGGACATCAGTCCTCCTCCTCGTACAGGTAGTCGGCGCTGGATATCGCCGACCACGCTGCACCCGAGTCCTCGTCGGACTCGGGGTAGGAGTCATCTTGCTCTTGCTCTTGCTGGTCGGGGCTTAAAAGCCCCTCATCATCGGGGAAAGACATCGTCATCTCCTTTGTTAAGGTTGATGTCCTCTTCACTACTCTTATGCTAGAAATCAGGAGAAGCTTGCACGTGCTGGTAACGCTGCACTACTGTCATTGATGAGGTAGAATCTATAGGTCATGCCGTACGCTAGTCACAAAGAGGCAAACGAGGCGCTGAAGGCTAAGGTTCTTGAGGGTATCGGTGAGCACTTCCCTATCAAGGGAAAGAAGCGTGAGCTCCACCTTGAGAAGCTAGAGGCAGATATAGGGACAGACCCCGACGACATCAGGAAGCAGCACGACCACAAGATAAAAGGTAAGACCTTTGCTACTCCTGTGTATGCTACGTTGAGGCTAGAGAACAAGGAGACAGGGGAGACGTCTAAAGAGAGAGTCCGGATAGCGTCTATACCGACTGTAACCAGTCGTTTCAGCCACATCATAGACGGTAAAGAGTACCAGGTAGACAGCCAGTGGCAGCTGAAGCCAGGGGCGTACACGAGGCGTGATGTTAAGGGTAAGGTGCACACGGCCTTTAACGCTCCTGATGGTAGAGACTTTAAGATAGAGCTAGACCCGGCCAGCAAGCAGCTGTCTCTTCGTAGAAAGAAGTCCAACATACCGCTGTACCCCTTGATGAGGGAGATGGGGGTTACAGACGAGCAGCTCCAAAAAAGCTGGGGCAAGGAGATGTTAGAGGCGAACAAGAGCGCCAGAGCAGTTGAGGGAGCGCTGGAGGCGTTCTACAAGGCTGATAAGAAGTCTGCCGCACCATCTAAGAAGGAGGCTGCTGCCTACTTCAAGGAGGCTATGACAGCGACTAAGATGCAGCCTGAGGTGGCCAAGTCTACCCTGGGTGTAGAGTCTGACCACATAACGGGAGACGTTCTTCGCAAGGCGACGAAGAGAATACTTGATGTTCACTCCGGTGCTCCTGAGGATGATAGAGATAGCTTAGAGTACAAGAACCTTCGCTCCGTAGAGGACTTTGCGTACGACAAGCTCACTCACTGGAAGACAAAGAAGATTGTAGAGACCAGGGGTAAAAGGCAGATAGACAATCCGAAGGCGGATATTCGGAAGATAGTAAACTTTGATTCCTTTAACGAGCCTGTACGCCAGGTGTTCCGTACCTCAATGGCGCGAATGGCGGACCAGATTAACCCTGTAGAGATTATCTCCTCCGCCTCTCAGACAACTCCGCTGGGACCTGGCGGTATACAGTCTGTACAGCGCGTGACCGAGGATGCCAAGGCTATAAACCCATCGCACCTTGGGTACCTAGACCCGCTACGCACTCCTGAGGGGGAGAAGACGGGTATCACGCTACGGCTCCCTATGGGGGTCCGCAAGAAGGGTAATGAGCCCGTTGTACCGATGTACAACGTTAAGACGGGTAAAATGGAGGATGTCCCGCCAAGCAAGTTTGTAAACGCCAACGTAGCACTGGCAGACCAGGTTACGTGGGATAAGGGTAAGCCCAAGCCTGTAGGCAAGGAGATAAAGATTGCCGGAAAGGGGAACAAGCTAACAACCGGGAGTCTAGACAACGTAGACTACATACAGCGGCACGCGTCTCAGGCTCTAAACACTACGACGAATCTAGTTCCCTTCATCGGCAGCTGCTCCGGGAACAGAGCTACATACGCTGGGCAGCACATAGAGCAGTCTATCTCCTTAGAGCATAGAGAGGCCCCCTTAGTACAGGTAGGTACGGGCTCTAAGAAGGAGGGGTTACAGACGTTCGAGGAGCTACTAGGTAAAGCGTCAGGGCACATGTCTCCCGTCGACGGAGAGGTAGTAAGCGTTAAGGGCGACGCCATCGTCGTTAAGGATAAGTCTGGGAAGAAGCACGAGGTACAGCTGTACAACAACTTCCCGTTGAACGACCCTAAAGCCGTCATCACCTCCACCCCCCTGGTAAAGGTGGGGGACAGTGTGAAGAGAAGGCAGTCTGTAGCGGACACGAACTTTACCAAAGACGGTAAGCTGGCCTTAGGTACAAATCTTAGAGCGGCCTATCTACCCTACAAGGGGTACAACTTCGAGGATGGCGTTGTAGTTAGTGAGAGCGCGGCAAAGAAGCTGTCCTCAGTGCACATGCAGAAGCTCCCTATAGCCCTTGAGGACCAGGTTGTCACAGATCCCAAGAAGTTCAGGAACCAGCACCCTGAGGCATTCGGTAAGGAGCAGCACGGTAAGCTAGACGAGAAGGGGGTCGTGAAGGTAGGGCAGACAGTAAGGCCGGGAGACCCTCTGGTCCTAGCCATGCGTCCGTACAAGATGAAGGACAGGATGGACCTGGGCTCCATAGGCAAGAGCCTGTCCGGACAGCACACAGACATCTCTCTGCGCTGGGAGTCTGACCACCCTGGGGAGGTGGTAGGGGTACACAAGAAGGGCAAGGAGGTAACGGTCCACGTAAAGACCGTGGAGCCTATGAAAGCGGGGGATAAGCTGACTGGGCGTCATGGAAACAAAGGGATTGTAACATGTTTCTCTAATGATTCCGAGGTGTTAACCGATAAGGGCTGGAGGTTCTTCAAGGACCTAGACCGGACGGAGCTGATTTGTACGCTCAACCCGGCGACCAGGAAGATTGAGTACCAAGCTCCTACTGGGTACGTTGACCAGCAACATGACGGGAAGATGTACTCGTATAGCGGTCGTAGACTCAACCTACTGGTGACACCAGAGCATCGTCATTACGTTCGTACTCGTAGGGGCAGCTATTCCCTACAGCCTGCGAAGGAGTGTTTTGGGATGCCTCGGTTACACCTTCGCACTGGGGTATGGGAGGGGGAGGAGCTCGAGGAGATTACTATCCCTGGTAGACCAGACGCCCCCAAGAGGCACAAGAAGCTCTCTGCCCCTAGGAAGTACGACACAGACCTGTTTTTGGAGCTCTTCGGGCTTTGGCTTACAGAGGGGTGTATTGGAGGTAGCTCCCACATACACATCGCGCAGACTCGCAGCGTACACCCAGAGGAATATGAGCGAATATGCTCCGTGATTGAGCGACTCGGGTACAGTACCTATAAAGAGGCTACTAGGATTACCTTCTCCGACCCCCAGCTTCACGCATGGCTAAAGCAGTTCGGTAAGGCTAAGGATAAGTTCATACCTCGTGAGCTCCTCGTACTCTCGCAGAGACAGCTTAGGATTTTGGCTGATGCGCTGTTTATGGGGGACGGTGGTGTTTACTATAGAGCGAAGGACAACCACACTCGCTATGAGCTGTTTACCTCCTCCCCTAGGCTAGCTGATGACTATCAGGAGCTAGCTTTGAAGCTAGGGTTCTCTGCAAACATTAAGGAGCCTAAGCCTGGAGAGCTTGTCGTTCGGTGGTCCTTGAAAGACGAGGTGTGGACGAACAACGATAAGAGGTACTGTAACGAGCGCTGGGAAGAGTACAAGGGGAGGGTCTACTGCGTCGACGTTCCTAACCACATCATCTACGTGCGTCGTTTGGGCATCCCAGTGTGGTCTGGTAACTGTGTCCTCCCAGATAAGGAGATGCCACATACGAGGGATGGTAAGCCCATCGATGTAGCCCTCAACCCCGCAGGAGTTCCCGGCAGAATGAACCCGTCTCAGATACTAGAGACGGCCGCAGGGAAGGTAGCAGAGAAGACTGGCAAGCCATTCATTGTGGAGAACTTCGCACCCGGTGCCGACAACCTTGCGATGGTCAAGAAGGCTCTCAAGGAGCATGGCATCGAGGACAAGGAGGAGCTCATAGACCCCGTCACCAAGCAGAGTCTGGGGAAGGTTCTCGTGGGCCCCCAGCACATGCTAAAGCTGACCCATCAGATAGACAAGAAGACAGCGGTACGCTCAGGCATGCCCTTAAAAGGCGACAACGAGCCAGAGAGCTACGACAACAACCTTCTACCTATAGGTGGGAAGAAGACTGGCGGGCAGCGCATGAGCCCACTGGGCATCTACTCCCTGTTGGCGCACGGGGCCAAGGCAAATATCAGGGAGATGCAGACCATCAAGAGCGAGGGAGACGACCCCAGACCCTTTGGCTGGGCAGGCCAGCACAGAGAGGTGTGGTCTGCGATACAGTCTGGAACCCCTCTACCTACCCCCCGCCCAACGTTCTCCTTCAACAAGTTCACATCGATGTTGAAGGCGGCCGGCGTCAATGTAGAGAAGAAGGGCCACAACATACAGCTTCTGCCGCTTACGAATAAGCAGATAAAGGACATGTCCAGCGGGGCAATTCCTAAGCCCGCTGAGCTTGTCTACACAAAGCTAGATAAGAACGGAGAGCCCGTCCCTAAGAGAGGGGGTCTCTTCGACCCCAAGATAACAGGCGGTCACGGCGGTAAGAGGTGGAACCACATCAAGCTAGCAGAGCCCGTACCCAACCCTGTCTTCGAGACTGCGATTCAGAAGCTAACCGGCCTGAAAGAGAAGGATTACACAGGTATTGTTGGCGGTGACCAGGCGGTAGACGAGAAGGGAAACATAGTGGCTCTAGACACTCCTGGAGCTCTAACGGGGGGACCGGGGATAAAGCGCCTTCTAGACAAGATAGACGTAAACAAGGAGCTAGCGACGCAGCAGAAGAAGCTTAAAGAGATGCCCGTCCCTAAAGGCATGGCTCACGGAGCGCCAACGCAGGAGATGGACTCTACCGTCAAAAAGATAAAGTACCTGCGTGCACTTAAGCAGATTGGCGCTAAACCGTCGGAGGCGTATGTTCTAGAGAACCTTCCTGTAATCCCGCCGCAGATGCGTCCAGCATCTGTAATGAAGGATGGCTCCATTAAGTGGGAGGACATTAACGGGCTGTACCAGCTTCTAGCGCAGGGTAACGACTCTCTCAAGAAGGACTCTATGAAGGAGATTCTCGACAAGAACACGGCCAAGCGAAAGGCTAGAAAGAGTCTATATGATGGCGTCAAGGCTGTGATGGGTGTCGGTACATTTGGAGAGGACGATAAGTACAAAGGAATCTTGCAGCAGATTCATGGTAGCTCCCCTAAGGAGGGGTTCTTCCAGAAGACCCTAATGAACCGAAGGCAAGACCTCTCTATGCGCTCTGTCATCGTCCCTGAGCCCTCTCTCGGGGTAGATGAGGTGGGGATGCCTAAGGACTACGCGCTTAAGCTGATGCGACCGTTCGTTGCCAGAAAGCTAGTAGAGACGGGTGCAGCTAGAAACCCACTAGAGGCGAGGTCTATGCTCGCCGATAAGAAGGCTACTAAGAACCCATCAGTGCTCAGGGCGATAGAGCTTGTCGCTGATGAACGTCCTGTAATCCTGAAGAGAGACCCCGTGCTGCACAAGCACTCCGTACAGGCGTTCAAAACAAAGCTTGTAGGAGGTAAGGCGATAAAGATTCACCCGTTGGTGACGGGCGGCTTCAATGCCGATTTTGACGGGGATACAATGAGCGCCTACGTCCCCGTAGGAAGGGAGGCTGTTGAGGAGGCGAAGGGCATGCTCCCGTCAAAGAACCTGTACGCCGAGGCGTCAGGAAAGGTCACGTACCAGCCTAGTCTAGACAGCGCTATGGGTCTCTACAAGATGACCAAGGTAGATAAGGTCAGTCGTAAGAGCTACAAGAGCCCGACAGAGGCGCTGCAAGCTGCTCAACGAGGGGAGCTGGGTATGACGGAGCTGGCGACGGTAGGAGGCAAGAAGACCACTCCAGGAAGGATGCTTGTAGCGTCTGCCCTTCCAGATGGTATGCAGGAGAAGGCCATAGAGTCTCTTCCCACGTTAGACAAGAAGGGAATCACTAAGCTCTACTCGGAGCTAGCGAAGAACCACAAGGGTGACTTCGGAGACTCGGCGCACAAGCTGATGAAGTTTGGGTTTGAAGCTGCTAACGGGCTTGTGTCTGTTCCTAACCCAGCACAGAAGGGTAGACAGGCAATAGAGGACGCGGAGCGACCAGACAAGACCAAGATGTACATCCCGATGGGGGCACACTCCTTAGGGCTTGAGGACCTAGAGCCGGACAAAGCTACCAGAGACAAGCATCTAGGGATGGCAAAGAAGAGAGTAGACTTGATACGCGCCAGTAAGATGTCCGAGGCGGAGAAGGAGCGCCAGATACCCCTTGTATGGGCTAAGGCTAGTGCAGAGATGGACAAGGAGCACAGGTCCAAGCTCCCAAAGAACAATCTGGCAACCATGCTATCGTCAGGCAACAAGCCGGGGTGGGACCAGTACAAGCAGCTGGCCTTAGCTCCTGTGATGATGGTCGACTCTACTGGCTCGCCAGTTCCGGTACCGGTCGACAAGTCCTACGCGGAGGGCATGGACTTTGGAGGGTATTGGACGGCTGCCACTGGTGCACGCAGGGGCTCTGTACGAAAGGTTCAAGAGGTGTCGGAGCCAGGCTACTTCTCCAAGAAGCTGGTGCAGAACACCGTGAACCTTGTTGTAACTGGCGATGACTGCAAGACGGACCGGGGTGTATCGATGTCTGTCGGTGACGAGGGGGCGTACGACAGGACCCTTGCAAGGTCGTTCAAGGCCAAAGGTCTCGAGGTCCCTGCTGGGACGGTGCTGACACCGGACATCTTGGGAAAGATGCGTAGAGCAGACAAGAATGCCCAGCTTGTAGTTCGCAGCGCCCTTAAATGTACGCACGGACAAGGGCTCTGCCAGAAGTGCGCAGGGCTGGGCGCAGATGGTAACCGGTACCCCGTAGGTACCAACGTGGGTATCCTCGCCGCACAGTCTCTCGGAGAGCGCTCAGTGCAGCTCCCTATGAAGGCGTTCCACAGTGGAGGGGTGTGGACGCCCAAGGCGTCGGTTGCAGACCAGTTTGCGAGAGTTCAGCAGCTGACCTCTATGCCGGACAAGATAGCGAACTCAGCCACCTTAGCCATGACATCGGGCAGGGTTGAGAAGATACAGAGGGACAAGACCGGTACCAAGGTGTGGGTCGGGGGTAAAGCCCACCATGTGGGCAAGGATAAGAAGGGACGCTCTTTGTTCTCAGTAGACGATGACTCTCCTTGGAGGCCGCCTAAGGTTGGGGACAAGATAGAGGCCGGAACATCCTTGTCTGACCCCTCAAGAACAGTGGTCAATCCTAAGGACCTCTACAAGGCTACCAACAACTTCGAGAAGGTGCAGAACCACCTTGTAGACGAGCTGCACAAGATTTACGCTGAGGAAGGAGTAAGAAGGCAGCACGTGGAGACGGTAGTTAAGGGGATGACGAACACGACGAAGATACGTGACCCAGGGGATGCTCCGTATCTTCTGAAGGGAGAGATAATGCCTGCGTCTGTGATAAGAGAGCAGAACATGAAGCTCGTGAAGGCGGGCAAGAAGCCGACAGTGCATTCACCTATACTGAAGGGGGTGGACTTCGCCCCACTCCAAGCTCAGCAGGACTGGATGGCTAAGCTGCAGCACGAGAGGCTTAGAAGCACCATCATGGACTCGGCGGCTACAGGAGCTGTGTCGCACATACACGGTGTACACCCTGTTCCTGGCATCGCATACGGAGCTGAGTTTGGTGTGACGAAGGAGCATGCCAAGAGAACCCCAGGTCTTACTAGACTTCTAGACGTACCGGAGCACGCGTACTAATGCCGCTCAAGGGTGTAAAAACGTATGAGAGCGAGAGCCCCCTTTATCGCTCCACCTTCCGTACAACATGGACACAGCCAGAGGGCAGAGTAGGAGCGCACATAATAGAATGCGTGGTAACTGGCCTTAACATGGCGACGTGGACTGTAGATGTGGTGTCTAAGTACGACCAGCTGCACTTCATGGATATACAGGTGGCCTCACCGTACCTCCACTCTAATAGAGGAGACGGAGTGTACGTATGCCCGGAGGTAGGGGCTAAGTGCTATGTGTGCATCCCTAGTGATGGGCCTCCCCCTTTCGTTCTGTGCTTCATAATGCCGATAGAGCAGGTGGACCGAGACGTCCCTGCAGAGGGTGATGAGGCAGCAGACGAAACGAGCTCAAACACGTTTGCAGGAGGAAGGTCTCGGAGTAAGCCCGGTGACATCGTGATGAGGGGTAGGGATAACAACTTCGTTGTTCTGCATAGAGGAGGAGTTCTCCAGATAGGCTCCACAGAGCTGGCGCAGAGGCTGTACATACCGCTGCAGAACCTGGTTGAGGACATCTCGCAGACGTACAGGCATCACAACACTGGTGGCTCTATCAGCTGGGGTGTTCGCCAAGGAGCACCGGACGACACGCTGCCTACCAGCTACAAGCATACATTCAGGCTGTTCGCTAACCAGAGCGAGGCCAGCGTCAGAGTATGTGCCGGAACATTCGACGCCATGGCGGAGCCTGGTGACGGGTGGCAGGAGGACCTAGAGGAGCTGGAGATAGGTACAGACGACCCAGTGGTGTACGAGCTCACAGTGTCCCCCGAAGGGTTCAACGCTGCTGGAGGAGAGCCGAATAGCACGGCAATAGACAGCACGAAGCTCCGTTTCTTTATAGACAAGGCTGGTGGCGTGTACCTAGGCTCTAGGTCTAGTGTCTTCCTAGGATTTAAGGGGAAGATAAAGATTGTTGCAGAGGACGACATCTACATAGAGAGCAAGAAGAACATCACCATCAAGGCTGGCGGTACCATGCGTATTGAGGGCGGTGACGCAATGGACATCAGCTCTGGTGTGACGAAGATAAACGGAGGCTCCAAGCCGGTAGCCTCCGTTGGCTCTCAGGTGCTGTTCACCACGGTTGCACCCATCCCCATCATCATTGGTGCTCCCCCCGCTACAACACCGGGAATCATCTCTGCTGGTGCGGTCTTTAGCGCCTCAGTGTCGACGGGTAACCCCACAATCCAAGTCTGAGGGAGGAGGTAGAGCATGGCATTCCCTATGACTCCTCCTTTACAGGGGGAGGTGTCTGGTAACCTCATTGACATGAATGCGGGGCTGGCTGCAGCTGTAGGGTTCCTCTACCCTCTCGGTGCGCAGATAGACGCGCTCATCTCTCTCGGAATAGGCCCCTTTCAGGCAGACCTCGCCATTCAGTTTGATGCCTCCCTGTCGGCGCAGGCAACCTTAAGCTTGCAGGTGGGGAACCCTCTAGCTGCTCTGCAGCTGGCCATAGCCGCCGTAGCCCAGCTTCAAGCAGCACTGCAAGCCGCGTTGGCACTGCCTCCCCTCACGCTGAGCATCGGTGCTGAGCTTGGGGCGTCCGCCGCGCTGGCGGGTGCTCTAGCTGCGAAGCTAGGAGGGCTGCAGGTGGTCATCGAGGCGGCGCTAGCTGTGAAGATTCCTGCCATGAGGCTGGCCTCGGAGCTTACGGCTAGGCTAAGTGCTGGGCCTGCGTTCTTGATAAGCTTCTCTGGCGACACCCTGGCAAACGTTGGAAGCGCTGTGCAAACAGACTTCTCGGCGGGAATCACAGACCCAGGGCCCCCCAACTCTATTTCACCAGGAGACCCGGTTACGGGTATCATAATGCTAACGAAGGACCCTACAGCTGCAGCGAACATCGGCTTCCTGTTCGGTTTCTAGGAGCAACGACATGGAACTATTCATAGACCCCACACTGACCTTCGAGCCTCTAGAGAAGCGAGCTGCAGAGGTGGACCTACCTGAGGACCCCAACAAGTGGCCCCACGAGATTCTGCAAGAGCTCTACAAGCAGGTGCCGTACATCTCTGACTTCGAGCCACACGTCATGATGGACAAGGTGGACGCGGAGCGCGGGTACGGCTTTGGCCACGTACGCGTGTCTAATCAGACCCAGATGCAGTACGGAGTTACGCCGGAGGAGGAAGCCTCAGCGGGAGTAAGGGAGGCGCGGATACCTGTCATCATCCGGGAGGGTAGGCTTCTGCCCTTCGACCTCATAGTGACAGAGGACAGCAAGATGCAGCCTCTTACGGAGGCTAGACTTCGTCAAGCCATCTTCCGCCCCCAGATGTTCGACATAGCATCCAGCACTCCTGGAGACCAGTCTCTCATCTCACAGCTGTACCCACCGTACCGTGACAGCGCCCATCTGGGAGGAGGCATGGTTGTCACGAAGGAGGGCTCTGCGAAGAGAGCTTCTATCCTTGAGGCCATCCTTCCCACCATTAACAGCACAGACCATCAAGAGTTCATGAAGGCGGCCAGCGACCCGCACGTACAAGCAGCATTCGTAAGGAATGCCGAGGCTGCGTTCGCTCCCTTCAACGTGCTCTACCGACATACCCCTCTTCCCCTGCAGAAGGTGGCCGATGTAATGGCTAGCTCCCTCTCACCGAGCGTTGTCCAGGTTGTTAGGGTAGAGGGGGGCTACAAGGTAAAAGAGGCCACACACGCAGCGTGGCTCCCTGTTGAGGAGATTGTTGGCAGGAAGGACATCATCGAGAGGTACGGCACCAAGGTGGCCATGGAGGCGGACATGTCTGGAGCCGTTACCATGGCTGATGGAGCCGAGTCTGTTGCGGAGCAGGGGGACGAGGACATGGGAGGTATGGCGCCCATCTCGGACTTCGGGCTGTACAAGGTTCAGACTGTAGAGGGTGACGAGCTAGTAGGCTACGTAATCCCTCACCTTCTTGATGTGGACGGTACGCCTGTCCCTCTAGCTCTGTTTACCAACGGCTCTCAAGCTGCAGTGCAGGGGAGCATATCTGGTGTTCCAGCCGCCGAGGGGGCAGAGCTTCCTACGGCCGACAAGCCGGCAGGGTACGGTTCCTTCTTCTCTGACGTCGGTGATGAGGTGGTAGCTACGGTACCCATGGAGGTTAAGGGCTCGTTCTCCGACATAGAGCAGGGAGAGCCGGATACGTTCGCAGCAACCACATTCGCCGGTAGGGAGATACTCGTCTCACTGCAGCCTAACATTCAGGCGGTTGTCGGGACAGAGGACGGGAAGATGCTTGTCCCAGCCCACTTCAAGTGGCTCCCTCTAGCTAAGGCAGGGGCTACTGCGCTTCTCTCTGAAGAGGACGAAGCAGAGATGAAGACGTCCTCTGTGTACGACCCAAGCACCATAGAGATACGCTCTGGTGGTCCCAACGACTTCTATGTATCCGGACCTTATGTAGACAAGCTAGCGTACGACCAGCGCAACTCCTTATCTATAGACGACGCTATGTTCCTGCTCGCAGGATTGGGGGTAGAGCAAGGATTTGGGGCAACAAAGCTAGCCGAGTCTATCTCTGCCTCTAGCCCGATAGCAGTAAAGGCAGGTAGGCCCTTAGGTAACGCCGTCGAGCTTAGAAAAGAGGCCATGGCGCGCGCCAAGAAGAAGCTCGCTAGCCTTCCTAAGGTACGGTCGTACCTCTTCAAAGAGGCTGCCGTAATCCCAGACCCAGGTGCGGTGGATACCGTGCTCTCTCTAGGGTTCATCAACCCAGAGAACCTGATGACGTTTGTGAGCTATCTCCCCACCCTTGAGACAGCACAGAAGAGACTGTGCGAGCTTCTTCTAGCAGCTAGAGTAGGCATGGAGGACATCCCTGTTAGTGCTCTAGAGAGAGCTGTGCGCTCGGTGGAGGAGGCTATCGAGGGGCTCAAGACACTCTGCTTTCAGGGGCCTAGCTAGTAAAAGTCCTGGACTGCGCTACTCTACGTGCGTTACCTATAGACTGTGGCCCTAAGACGCAGTCCATGTGAGCTCTATATCCGTTCGTTGGTGTGCCACCCTAAGAGGTACACCAACGACCGTATACGGGAGATTGTACGGTCCAAGGGGCTTGACTACATTGGAGGACCCTACGTAGACAGGCTACGCGCAGGATGCGCTCCCCCGAGACCGTTCTACCCGTTTAACAAGAACCACTCGCGCTCCAATCGCTTTCTTGTGAAGGAGGGGTTGACTCCCATCTTTCAACCTAAGACAGCGATGAAGCTGGCTAACGCAATACTGAAGGACCCGTCTGCTAAGGAGATTGTAGAGTCCTCACTGATAGCCAGACAAGAGCACGCGTGGATAGTATCTTTGCTTAAGAGGAACGGCATTCACGTATCTGTGGAGGCCGTAAAGCTGTACAAGAAGTTTTACTTCAACATAGATGTTCTTGACTCCTCCGAGGTGAAGGCTTTGCTAGAGCTACGGGCATCTGCAGAGCCCAGCGATGACCCTGATGAGCAGGCGTTGCAGAGACATCTGTCATTAGCCAGGAAGTCGGACCCTAGGAGGCTAGCCTCTAGAAGCGCGATATCCCCTCTTGCTGGGGTGATGCACCAGATGCGCTTTGGCATAGTTCCGGGCTCTGTAGAGCTGGCTAACCTTGCAGCGGCGTCTAGAGTTGCGGCAACGGTGCAGGTGCTAGACTCGTGTCTATCGGGAGCCGCAGAGAGAGCCAGAGATTTCTCCATCGTGGCAAAGACCATGACAGATATCCTAGAGACCGTAGGAAGCCCGGAGGAGGAGCTGCAGAGGAGCTTACAGCAGCTATCGCTAAGGACAGAGCGAGAGGACATACCAACGATAAAGCAGCTGTCTGGGGGTAATCACACCGTGGATATACAGCCCGCCACAACTGCGCAGGCTGCGGAGGGTGTGGTAGTCATAGGAGAGGAAGATGAGTGAGCGCACAGTAGTTCTATCAGAGGTTACGGATGACGATGCGAAGCAGCAGCATCAGCTAGAGCGTGAAAGGGTGGGTAACGTGAGCATGGATGGCATAGAGAAAGCCGTACCCAAGTTCAACAGGGAGGAGGGGTACACCACCTTCATCGCTGAGTACGCTGTGAGGGGGGATGACCTGGTATTCCACTTCTACCTAACACCAGAGCTAGATGCAGAGCCCAAGGACGGACCGGTGGCCGTGTATTGGATGCGAACCTTCCCGTCCGTGCTAGATGCGACAGCACAGAGCTTCTTCAACGCTACCGCTCCGAGGTTACAGGCGAAGTACACTCAGGAGCTTCAATCTTGGTGGCTTCTTGCTCAGGGCTTTGGGATGGCGATTGACCCGGAGAAGCTGGCTTTGTCCTTTCTGGAGAAGCTGGACGGTTGCTTAGACGAAGCTTGAGCGTAGCCGCAACACCTATATGCCCTCGTACATACTGTATTCTCGCCTTAAGAGAGTGCTCCTTAAGGAACAGACGGATGTACGAGGACAATATCTTTCTGTTAGGGGGCTGGCGCAGAAGAGAGATTGTTACCACATCATCCTCCTGCACCCACCCACCTAGAGTGTCTGGTACCGCTCTGTCTATGGAGCCGTAAAGCTCCTGCACAACCTCCTCGTCTACCATGTCGTCATTATCACACACCCCAGATATACGTTGCTCCTCATCTAAGATTGCCAACCCGTACGGCGGGGTACCGGACAACGTCATATGGACACCAGAGGATGAGGTAGGCACCCCCCTTGTGATGGATATGAGCGAGGTGGGGGAGCTTAAGGACCTGAGCCTGTACCCCTCGGAGTTTACAGAGTTTGCGTTCTACATGCCCGTTACAGGAGGAGGGTACGCGCCATTCTCCTTTGAGGGTCGCAGGCACATGTACCGGTGCTACGACACGCCCGCAAAAAGGATACTTCTATTCTGCGGGAGACAAGTGGAGAAGAGCACCCTGCTCGGTAACCGTGCTCTTTGCTACATGTGCCTTAGACCCGCTAGCCGCATTCTGTACGTGTCTCCCTCGGCGACACAGACAGTGACGTTCTCTAACGACAGAATCAAAGAGCCAATAGAGACGAGCCCCGTTCTTCGCAAATTCACCACAAGGATGCTGTCTCAGACAATCCTAGCGAAGCAGTTCTTAAACAGGTCCATCATCACCATGCGTTACGCGTTCCTCAACGCAGACCGTGCGCGTGGTATTCCAGCTACAACTCTTCTGCTTGATGAGTTTCAAGACATCCTGTCCGACAACATACCGGTAATAGAGCAATGCCTCTCCCACGCAGACAAGGATGTAAAGGTTCAGATATACGCGGGTACCCCGAAGAGCCTAGACAACAACCTAGAGGTGTACCGAGCTAAGTACTCTACACAGGGAGAGTGGGTAGTACCCTGCGACAGCTGCGGCAATGAGGGCTCCTTCAGGTACTGGAACGTGCTGGGTGAGAAGAACATAGCTCGCAAAGGGCTGTCATGCGAGAGATGCGGGAAGCTGATAAACCCCATGCATCCGGACGCTCAGTGGGCGCGCATGGTGGAGCACGCGCCCTTTGAGTCTTACCGAATACCCCAGCTGATGGTCCCATGGGTGGCGTGGGACGAGATAATGCTGAACTACGAGCGGTACCCTCGTGCGCAGTTCTACAACGAGGTGCTAGGCATCAGCTACGACTCGGGATTACGCCCTCTTACAATCGGACAGCTTCAAGAGGTGTGCAATGAGGACGTGCTCATGGTGGACGCCGAAGAGTACATCGGTCTGGGAGCGAGCCAGCCCATCTTCATGGGGATTGACTGGGGGACAGGAGAGGGCACCTACACGGTTGTGACACTGGGCACCTACGTAGACATGAAGTTCCGCATCTTCTACGCACGTAGGTTCACAGGTGCAGCAACCTCGCCCTCTGTACAGATGGAGATTATCTATCAGCTGATAGACCGGTACAACGTACGCTTGGTGGGGGTAGACTACGGTGGTGGTTTCGACCGTAACGACCTGCTTATGCGCAGGTACGGCCCCTCTAGAATATTCAAGTATCAGTACGCCGCACGCTCTAGAAGAAAGCTTCTATGGAATGGGGAGCTTAACCGCTACATCGCCCATCGAACAGAGGTGATGAGCGACATCTTCAACGCCATCAAGAAAGGGCTGTGTGAGCTACCTTGCTGGGAGGACTGGAAGGACCCGTTTGGGCAGGACATGCTCAACATCTTCAGCGAGTATAACAAGGTAATACGGATGATTGTCTACAAGAACCACAAAGGCTCTCCAGACGATACATTCCATTCCATCCTTTACTGCTGGCTCGCATCCATGCTTCTGATAAAGAGACCAGACATCATCGTCCCTCGTAAGGAGGAGGACGTTAAGATGAACAACGACATGGAGCATGAATTTGAGATTTACTAGGTGAAAGTATCCCGCACATGTAGGTATAAGAGGGGTGGAGCTAGTAAATGAGTAAGACAAAGTCATGCAGTGAGTGCAAGCATCTTTTCCAACTGGGAAGGCGTGATGCCTGTGTAGATGCTCTAATCATCATCAACCATGACACATCCAGGGGTGTACCAGACTGGTGTCCGTTGCTGCATCCAGATAGGGATAAAGAGCTCGACCCTAAAGCTCTGGTGCTAGATTGCACGCCAGGAAAGGAGATAAAGCGATGAAGGTAGTGGTGTTGAGGGGTATCAGTGGGAGTGGGAAGTCAACGTTGGCCCGTAGTAGGGCCAACATGCTGAGCAAAGGAGTAGGAAGAAAGGTGGCTATTGTGGGCGCCGACCTCATCATGGAGGAGCTCCATCGTGGAGAGTTCGTAAAGACATCGTTGCATCGGTGCCACATTATTTGCTTCAAAAGATTCTTGGACATACTGATGGAGGGAGAGACAGACACCATATTCGTGGACAACACGAACACACGGGTGCAGGAGGCAAGCCCTTACGTAATAGCTTCGGAAGCTTACGGGGCGGAGGTTGAGGTGATTACCTTGGTGTGCCCTCCGGAGGAGGCGTGGGAGCGGTCGCGCAACGTGAACGACGCATCCGTCATTCTAGACCAGTACACCAGGCTGATGAGCGAGCCCACACCTCCCTACTGGAAGAGGGAGACGGTGTTTACTCACGACACATGAGGAGCTATGCACTTCTGTCAAAACGAGATGTTCGCTCTCATGATGGCCGTTCCGGGCATCATGTGGATGTGGTTTAAGGTAAAGATGCTGTGGGCGCAGTGTACGCGTAAGGCGGCTCCCAGCCAAGAGGACGCAAGAGCGGTGGTGCACAAGAGAGAGGAAGACGGTTGATTTCGTCTCTCTTCTAGGATAGTACTGGAGTACATGCTGCACCTTTTAACAACAAGGCAGGCGGGCCAAGTTGCTACTGCTGGTGTAGTGTGTACCCGCCGTTACCTAGGAAGGGCCAAGGGGAGTAATGACCCCCTACGCGAGGGTTCGAGTCCCTCTAATGGCACAGCCTACAGCTCAGCACCGGAGGATGGGCTAGCGCGCGCAAGGGATTCCCTAAAACAGTACAGGTGCCGGGACAGGAGGAGAACGTCTCTCTACGGAGAAGCGCCTCCTGCTCGTTATGGGGGCCTCCACCTCACGTGGGATTGGCCAATCTTAAAGGCCCCCGCCTCCGTCTGTGGGACTGGTTGTCACAGGAGCCCTTATAAGACTCTGTTCCTGGTTCGATTCCAGGCAGACGGACAATGTCGGCAGGGTATGAAAAAAGCACATCTCTTTACCTTCTAAAGGTAGACGATCCCCTGGACGTAGCTTTCAGCTAGAGTGTGAATCCGACATTACAACTGGGATAGCTAGAGCCCCTCTACAGCAGTGTAGAGGGGCTTTTTTACTTTGGAGGTGAGTGATGCATGTGTGGCTGGTATTGAGAGGAGAGGAGCACATGGGTTACGTTGTGGTTAGCGTGTTCGCGAGCAAGGAGCTCGCTGGGGATGAGGCAGAGAGGCTTGCAAGCAGAGACAGCTACTACAAGGACGACAGTGAGGAGATGCTGTGGGTAGATGGCAGTAACTGGCTAAGGGTTGCGGAGGAGCAGGTTGTTGGCGCGGAGGACAAGCTAGTGGAGGCAGTGAGGAGGGTGGCACCTTACGTGATGGCTACTGTCAACCCAATAGGGCATCGCAAGGTAGATGGGAAACCTGAGTGGCTGGAGGTGCATGGCGGAAGGTGCTGCAGCTCGTACGAGCAGATGAAAGGTCTTCTCAAAACGGCCGAAGAGCTGAGCGGATGCAAAGATTGAGGTAAGATACGCCTATGAAGATGCTACAGGTTTACAGGAGCGGACCTCAGGGTCAGCAAATCCCGGTGTACGAGTACACGTGTAACGTGTGCGGTAAGACCGTGAAGCAGGAGGGTGAAGACCTCCCGGAGGACTGGTTGGATATGGGTGACGATTACCATCTGTGCCCTGATTGCCAGGAGGAGCCCACTCAGCGGGAGCCCAGCCAAGCGGCAGAGGTTGATGCGGCTAAGAGCAAGAAGGACAAGAAGGTGAAGACCGGTGTCAAGGCTGGTGACGGTGCGGCCGTTCTGGAGGCCATCGAGGACTACCCTCTAGAGTAGACTATCTTGGTGCTTAGAGCATATAAGAGCTGCGCGGTGAGGCATTAGAGACATCTCTAGTGCCTTTTCTTTAGGAGAAAGTATGAACGAGGTCGGTAGAAGAGCAAGGCTGTTAACGGCTCTTAACGCTAAGGACAGGAGCAAGTACAAGCAAGAGACGGACATCAAGCTAGCTAAGGACGGGTACTACGTGGTAATTGCCGTCTGGAAGACGTATAAGGAAGATGACGTGAGGTATGACCTCGAATGGAGAAGGAAGAATAGTGAGCTAGCTGTAGTTCTAAACGTACCGGGAGATGTGGTGATGCTGGGAGAGCCTGTCCCCCGAGTACGTAGGAGCAGTCTACCTCCACCTCCATCGCGTAAGAGAGGTCCTAACATCAATCGTCGCAGCGTGTGCGACATGGAGGAATAATGCCGAAGAAGGTAGAGGATAGGTTCGACCTGGACAGGATTGTTGAGCTAATCAAGCAAGGACACACTACCCACAATGACATCTTCCACGCTCTAGATGGGAGAGGCATACCAGGAAGGAGGAGGCTTGACCGCAGCATGCAGCAGCTGCGTAAGGAGGGACGCATACGCTACGTGCACAAGAACTGGGAGGTGGTGTCGTGAGGTTCTGGCTCCGCATTGCAGACAACGTCCTAGCAGACGAGGACTACGGGTTCTTTGAGGTAACGACCAAAGGAGGGGTTGTAACGCATCTGGTAGAGCACAACAGCTTGTACTCTACCCCCGAGCTGGTAGGTAAGACGCTGGAGGACGTCTTGGAATGGCTAAAGTACGACGGTACAGGACGGCACCCGGAGGAGTACCATGAGGTGTTCCTGGAGGGGGGCTGGACTAGTAGAGTGAAGGGCATAGAGGAGCTCATACGAAGAAGGGGGCTGGGCGCCCTATATAAAGGAGGAGAGGATGGACGGAATGGATAGCTGCAAGAGGTGTGACGAGATGCATATGAGAGCTCATGACTGTGAGGGGGACCCACAGAAGGGTGAAGAAGAGGACATTCTGCGGTTAGCATGTATCGGTCTAGCTGCTGTGTCCGCGACTGTTCACCAGGACGCTATAGACAATGGATTCTGGGAGGAGCATGCGGAGCTGTCGGGGGCTGCCATTACTTACCGAAGGGAGCTGGGAGAGGTAGCGTCTAAGATGGTGCTGATGGCCAAGCTGATGCTGGCTGTTGGAGAGCTATCGGAGGCTGCGGACTTTTTAAGAACGCCAGGAGACTCCTACACCCGTACCTGGCGTGTAGGAAGCAAGCCTGAGGGTTTTGGAGTAGAGCTGGCCGATGCCATCATCCGCATCATGGATGTGGCAGAGGCGGCCGGGGTAAATCTGGGAAAGGAGGTCTACGAGAAGATGGAGTACAACCGGACTAGGCTCCGTAAGCATGGGAAGGAGATAGGGTGAAGGAAGAGCTACTAGGGGAGAGCACCTACAAGAAGGTTTTTGCGGCGCAAGAGAATCTAAGAAACGCCCAGAACCTCCTTGCTGATGCACACGAGTCAGTATCGGAAGCTATAAGCCTGCAGTACCTAGCGAGGGATGTATGGTTTAAGCAAGAGCGTGCGAGGGTGTGTCTTGCGCTCCACAAGGCTGGTTGCCCTTTTTCTGCGATTGGCGCGGCATACAGGTTGACCGGGTATGCTGTGGCGGATATCGTGCGCAAGGAGAGGGAGAGGCTTGCTAGTAGGGGTGTCCCTGCCTATACGGACTCGTGGGTACCATTAGGGGAGCTTGGGCTCTCCAATCGCACGTACAACTCTCTAACAAATGCTGGTCACCGAACTCTAGGTAATGTGGCCATGCTAACAGAGGAGGAGGTCCTACGTACCAGGAACTTCGGACGTAAGTCCTTTAAGGAGATAAGAGAGAAGATACAGATGCATGGCCTTCGCTTCGGTATGACAGCTGAAGAGGTGGATGCGGTACTGAGTGAGGATGGTAAAAGAAAGGAGATAGGATGTCCGAAGAGGAGGTACTAGCTGCCTTAGAGGAGCTGGTAAGGATGCTCCGCACTAGAGAGCAGCAAGAGTACGAGGCGTCCCTACGCGCCAACACAGAGGAGCGTAGGGGGTACCTCACCGGGAGAAGCAGTGGTCTGCAAGAGGCGGCTACTGCGGTGGAGCGGGAGATAGAGAGAGCAAAGGAGACAAGGGTATGAAGAAATCTGAGATAGAGGCCGTAAGGAAGGCAACGTTGCGCCAAGAGAAGCACCGCATATGCAAGCTATTGAGGGAGAAGGGGTGCACCTACGCTTTCATAGGGGAGCTCTATGGCCTCAAAATGAACAGAGTCAGGTGCATTGTTGAGGAGGAGGCGCACAATGACCGCATTGCGGAGGCAAAGGAGGAGGAGAGGAGGGAAGGGACGCTTACATGGGAGCTCTACAACCTAGGATTGCGCCACTGGGTGAGGCACGTGCTGGATATCAATGGGATTAAAACCATTCCAGAGCTAGCGGCAATGGACCCTAAGGAGGTGAGACGCGTTCCCAGAGTAGGGCGTACAGCTCTCAAGGATGTGCAGGACAAGCTACAAGAGGAAGGGCTCACGCTAGGCATGCCCATAGAGGAAGCTAGGAGTATATTATCTGCGGCAGGGTACGTACCCTGTGAGGGAGAAGAGATGAAAAAAGAAAGCACATCACCGTTGTACTGCCCCCACGCAAACGAGACGCCAGGGGGAAAATGCAGCTGTCCAGATACCTGCTATTGCAGAGCTCAGGGTAACTGCTATAGCCCTAAGGAAGGGGAGGACGGGGTAAAGCTAAGCTTGGAGCTTACAGAGAAGGGAAAGCTCACCCTTTGTGGTGCTGGTGAGGGCGGAGAGACCCTACTAGTGGCCCATACAACAAGCTTCAACATCCGGGAGGATAAAGGGTACAAGAAGGTGTACACCTTGGGGTATGAGACCGCGGTACCCACCACTCTGACAATCACGTTCGAGCTTAAGGATTAGGCGGCGTCTCGGAGAGCTAAGCGGATGTTGCTTACGATGGGCTTGGCATCTCCGTCTAGAGCGATAGCAGTGAGGGCGTGGTCTAGGTCTGGCTCTCTGAAGCGAGACACTAGAACGTCCCACTGCTTCGCTACCCAGGCTAGGTGCACCAGCTTATCCTCGTTATCAACCTCGAGGACTACCAGGTTATTGGAGCCCTTCATCCATCTGGCGTAGTCCTCGGGGTGCTCTTTTGCGTAGAGGGATAGCGCGTGGCAGCTCTGTGCTGCGCGCATCCCTGGTCTTAGGTCTGCACGGGTGACAATGTATAGCTTCTTTGTAGCTCCCATAACAGTCTAGGCAGGAATCGAACCTGCGACCCCACGGGTCATTACTCCGTGTGCTCTTCCGCTGAGCTACTAGACTCTGGTCAACGTGGGAGGGGTCGAACCTCCGCTCCACTGCTGTTCACCTACACTTCGTGTGCACCCTCCATGTAGTCACCAGCAGCTTTCTCTGTCCGGGCCTCTCACCCGCACGTTGGTGGATGGGGGAGGAGTTGAACCTCCGACACACGGCGATACCCTCCGGTATCGCTGCTGCTCTGCCACCTGAGCTACCCATCCAAAACGAGCACAAAAAAGTCCCAGCAAGGTCAGGGGGGAGGGGCACCTTGCTGGGACCCGAAGGGAAAATGAGCTCGCTCAAAGACGCGACGAGGTCAATGTATAGAGACAGAACGCATCACTCACAACAGTAACACCAGCCCTAGGGCTGTCAACAGAAAAAGGACAAGCATGCATACGTACATCGCATACGACGCGCAGAGCAGGATTAGAAGCATCGTCATGGCTCGCTCAGAGGAGGCTGCTAAGGCGTACTGGCAAGGTAAAGGCGTGACGCCCTTCCGGATTAGGACAGTTGGGGAGATATCTAGGGTCGTAGGGCCAGAGGCGGTGGTAGCCCCTATTCTAGAGACGCGGGTGGATACCGGGTTTATGCGTGGGGGCTCTATGTCCGATGCGGTCATCGTGGTTAGGTGCAACGTTCCGGAGTAAAGCATGGCACTGACAAGAGAAGAGGTAGAGCAAAGCAGAGGCGTGCGAAGAAAGCTAACACCAGCGTCCCAGCTGAAGATTGTTCTTGAGAAGGACGCGCAGATAGAGCGAGGAGGGCCAGGTGCTAAGAGAGTGATAGTGCCTCACAGGGCGGTTAAAAGCTTGTTCTGGAAAAGCGCAGACCAGATACTGGTGGAGATGGACCGGGCGATGGACCAGGGGGAGCCTCCGGAGGTAGCGATAGAGACGGCGCTTACGAAGCTTGGGTGGAAGCTTGGGATAAAGCCTGAGGACATACGCAGTCAGAGACCTGGACGGAAGGTGGAGGTAGCATTCTACACAGCGTTTAACATTGATTGGGTTAGTGGACAGCTCGAGTACGTTGTCATCTCTGATAGGTTGGCTAGTCAGAAGGGGCAGGAATTTGAAAGGGATTACAATATGGAGCGGGAGCATAGACACGACATGTTCTACTTCGTACCGTTTAGGAACGATACATCTCAGTGTCCTTGCTGTGGAAGAAGGGTGCTGGCCGGAGGTATGGTCTCTCACCGTAGAGGTAGGGTGTGCCGCTTCGCAGCGGTACGTAGACAGGTAGAGCAGACAAACGTAGAGGTGCCTTATTGGCACTTTAGAGTATCTCCGTATGTACGCATGCGCTGCGTGGACATGCGGTACATTAACGGGAAGGTTAGGTCTATCCAGTCTTACTGGGTGAGCAAAGGGCCAAAGGTGACATGGTGTAATGACCACGGCCTAGACAAGGTACACGACACATCCTCCAGGGCGGATTTCCATGCTGCCGCAGCGGTCGCTAATAGGTTCTGTGACATGGCACACAGGCAGCTTACAGGGTATAAGCCGAAGCAGAGGATTCTGTATCTATCGAAAGGATAAACGGATGAGTGAGAAGTGGGACAAGCGTTTTATGCAGGTAGCAATCTTAGCCTCTACCTGGTCTAAGGACCCATCTACGAAGGTAGGTGCTGCTGCTGTTTACCCAGCTACGAAGGAGGTTCGCTCTATAGGCTACAACGGGTTCCCTCGGGGAGTAGCTGATGACGCGCGGTACGAGAACAGGGAGCTCAAGTACAAGCTCATTGTGCACGCTGAGAAGAACCTGTGCTTTCATGCTGCACGCACAGGCACGTCACTTGAAGGATGTACCCTTTACACGACGTTCTCTCCCTGCACTCCCTGTGCGGGTGCGGTAATTCAGGCTGGGTTCAAAGAGGTTGTCTACCTGCAGCAGCATGAGCCCGATAGGTGGAGGGACGACCTAGAGCTTGGGCGCTCTATTATGGAAGAGGCTGGCCTCTGTGTAAGGGGATTAGCTTTGGAGGGAGAGCTGCAAGGGTTCCCATGCATAGACGTGCTGCACTGTCGGTGTGTGGTGCATGATGACGTTAAGTGCGCGGTACGATACACAGTACCCAGCGAGAAACGGTTTGTTACGGTGTGTAGACGCTCACTACCGGTAACCTCTGCTGTCGTAACCGCAAGAGTAACGTGCCCAGAGTGCGTAAAGGAGATTATAGAGCATGAGAGCAAGGTTGACATTTGAGATAGAGTGCGGAGAGAGAACATGCGCCTCTAAGCCAGGTAAGTTCTGTCGCTTCCTGCGCACAAAGAAGCTCGGACAGATTCCTGTGTGCGACATCTTCAGAGAGCGTAATGGGGAGGAGAAGAGACTATTAGATAGTGAGGAAGGATGGGTGCTACGGTGTGAAGAGTGCCTGGCTGTCGCTCAAGAGGTCAAAAGAAAGAGGAGGTCGAAGAGGTACAGATGTGATGATGGAGCCGTTCTTGAGGCGCATGAAGGGTACGACGGTATCGTGCGCATCTTCTGGGTGTACCCCGGAGATGAGTTTGAAACTGGGGCGGCGCTTGGAGAGCGCACAATCCACAAGAGGCCGAAGAGGAAGGAGGGCGTAGAGGAGTGGGTTGCGTGCAAGGCTGCTAAACCCTTCTCAGAGCCCACCACCAACAGGATAGCTGGGTACACGTTCGAGTCTATGGCTAAGGCTAAAAAGGCAATACGAGCAGCGAACGAGGCGCTTAGAGAGGAGATGGCCGCATACGAGGATGTCAAGAGCAAGAAAAAGTGAGGCGGTGCGTTCCATCAAGCAGGACAAGCTCAACAGACGTCTAGAGCGTCGTTGGCAGCTAAAGCAAAGGAAGCGTAAGGAGGCTAGGGATGCAGCGGTCGCCAAGGCTATGAAAGAGGCTGAGGAGCTCTTAGCCAAGAGACACAGGTGTACCTGCGGTAAGGGTTGCTCTTCGGCGTGCCCGAGGACCTTCTTACCTGAAGGGTGCTGTCGTGTGTGCGGGGCACCTCTGTCCGTAATCTGTGACTGCCCTCCTTGGTGGCAGACATGATGGGAGGAAGATGGACCCGTACAGAGCGGTGACGCGCAGGGCAGGCCCTACGGGTCCTTCTCTCCTTCGTAGGTTTTGGTGCGCGCTTAGATGTACCTACGGTATGCACGGCCATTGTTGGCACATGAACGGAGAGCTTCGTGGTTGCTACGATGGGGACGGAAGGAGTCTTATAGAGGTAGAGTGTTGTAGGTGCTACGCTGTGCGCGTAGAGCCCTTCGACAATCACGTATGGGACGGGTACCCCCTTGTGGTGTGCCCAGTAAAGGAGCATAGAGAGGAGGATGGACCTGATTGAGATATTGGTGATGTACATGTGTTTAGGACTACTTCTGTTGGGACCGGTGAACGATGGATAAAGAGTATCTAGGGGTTGATGGTAAGCCGCCATGGTGGACTGAGGCTTTACGCCTGTGCTGTAGAGCTAGTCGCGCTTGCGATAGGATGGATGAGGCTCTACCGCCAGTAGCCCCTGAGGTCCGGTGGTCGTTTGAGACGTTCTCTTACGACGTCCTGCGCAGTAGGTTGGAGAGCCTTGGTTTGTCCCCCGAAGAGATAGAGGAGATAAAGAGACACGTGACGAGTATGTCTCCTAAGGATAGAGCGCGCATCGCAGGAGAGATAGAGCTGTGACAAAGCTAATTGCAAACATAGTGTGCGGCGTAGTAGCTGTAGTGCTGGCTATAGGTACTGTGCTGTTTGTTGTGTACGGCCCTAGACCAGCGGCAATAGCGACAGGGCTTCTGAGCTTGCTATTTGCTGCGATGGTCTTCTTCAGTGTAAGGAGCGAGGATGAGTAAGAAGCTAGAGGAGATGAGCAACGATGCCCTATTGCGGGGCGCGATTGAAGAAATGGGAGTAGAATGGGACGTAATGTAGACCTGTGTCAGATGCTAGGGGCGCCCGAGACGGTCGTGTGCCCTTTGTGCGCAGATACTACACCTACGTGGTGGGACGACTACGACATCGACTACTCACTTTTGAACCCGCGAGCAGGAGAGTGGCACCTGACTGCTTACTGCTCTAGCTGCGGGCACAGGTGGTCTATGGTGTACGAGGTTAGCCTTAAGGAGAAGGTAAAGGAGAAGGCATGAGTACGTGTAAAGGATGCTGCAAAAACAGAGAAGAGAAGAAAGAATGCAAAGGGTGTGGCTGCGACGGCAGCTGCGACTGTGATGAGAAGCTCAAAAGAGCCCGAGAGGAGGCGGAGAAGAAAGACGGCGTGTTCTGCAAGCTGTGCGGTACATGGGCAAGCATGTGCCGTCCAAACTGGTGTAACGGGGACTTTTACTGCGACAGCTGTAAGAGAACCAGGGCGTATCTTCTCCCGAAGAAGGGGAAGCCTGTGAAGCAGTACCCATGAAGCGGGTTGTAGACGTTGATGTTAGGAGGCGTAATGAGGCGTCTCCTAAATACTTTGTATCCGTCATGGAGCTAGAGTGCGGGCATTACGTTACTAGGACTGTTCATTTCGGTGCCAGTCCTTTTGCGCGTGATTTCGCATGGTGCTCTAAGTGCGAGAAGAGCAGAGCACATCTAGCATGGAGGATGAAGAGACGGGACCGGATAAGGAGGTACAAGAATGAGATGCAGTAGGCGTAGAGTAAATGCACCAAGCCCCCCTAAAACCAGGGTGTACGTCAAGCTCATAAATGGCGTGCACAGAACAAGTATTCTTCTAAATGCGAAGAGAGACAAGAACGGCAAGCTGTCCTTGTCGAAGGGGCAGATGAGCAAGGCCAGAAAGGCTCTGTGTCCTAACAAGGGGTGCCGATGTGCTGCTGACAGAGCTCACCAGCAGGGAACCAGGAGCTACGTGGTTGGTCCTACTGGCGCCTTAAGGGCTACACGCCCAGAGGAGCTACCAGTTATGATATTTAGTGAGAGGTACTACCACGTTGATAACACCCCTTACTTCAGCACTAAGCACGTTAGGGGAGCATGCTCTGTTGCAGAGTGCTTAGACTGTGGGTATGTCGTGTACGGTGGCCCCCTCGCCGTACCCAAGTTTTTCGATGAGAAAGACGAGGCCATAAAGTACGCAGCTATAGCGGCTGCTAACGAGATGGAGGCTCTCCAGCTGCAGGAGGTGAAGGAGCTAAGCGAGCAGGGCGCTATCTGGGAGTAAGACGGATAAATCTACTACCACTGATTGGGGGGTCAGTGGTACTATACACATGGACAGGAGAAGAGAATGAGTGAGCACTACCGACCGAAGAGCACACGCAAGTACCGTGACTTTATCTATAAGGCGTTGAAGCACCTCGTAGCACGCAATGGAAAGGTATACACGCTTGGTGACGTTGAAGAGGCGACACAGATACCAAGGAAGGTGCTGGACGATATGTACGCCATGACGCCCCTACTCAAGGAGGGCAACAGTGTGTACGGAGCCAGGGCCAGCTGGGCGTACAACGAGATATCGTTCCTGGGGGATTGCGAACGCTTGTGGATTGACCCAGGTGAGGTGTGGGCAGCCTGTACGGCGCATCCTAGGGCATGTCTCTTAGACATAGGATTACCAACGGACGAGTTTGGACGTCCCCTGAGAGAGCGCCCGTCGCGCAAGGTATCAAGGGGGCGTAAGCGTGGGTCCAAGATTGCGGAGAAGAGTAGCGCAGAGCCCCAAAGACAGAGCTCCTCCGACGGGCTGGATCCAGCCCATCGGGAGACGCGGTACCGAGAGCCTGAATCCAGGCCATCGGAGAGCTCCGGTGGTAAGCCTTCGTTTGAGCTGCTTGAGGACTGCCCAACCCTGCGGCCCATCACCCTCTTCGGCATCACCGTCATGGCTGTGCAGGTCAAGCCCTTCGCTGATGAGCCCGATGAGGTGCAGGGCGCAGTATCTGTGCGGTCGGTCTGTGAGGCTCTAGGTATCGATCGTCCGACCCAGATGGAGAAGATCCGAGAAGAAGGCTGGATGGCGCGGTGGGATACCCCTCTGCGCCATCCTCGAGATGGAATATCTCGAGCAACCGCCATCATCCACATCATAGACATCCCTAACTGGCTGAACTCTATCAACCCAAACAAGGTCAAGGAGGAGATAAGGGGCAACATCGCGCGCATCAAGGCTGAGATTACGTACGTTGTGCGCACGTATTTCTCCAAGGGAGTAGCCGCCAACCCCCGCTTCTCAGAGGAGGAGCAGAATGCAGAGCTCAAGCGGCAGCAAGAGAAGAACCGAGAGCTTCAAGGGGAGCTCGAGCACCACAGGAAGCTGCTCGCTATTAAGGAGGAGAAAGAGCTCGAGCTGGCTAAGCAGCAGACTCTCAGAGAGAGGCAGAGAGTGTTTGATGCTGAGACTGAGCTGCTCAAAACCAAGTTCCAGGAGAAGCTACTAGAGAAAGTATCAGGCACGGACAAAAGAGAGTGCGTTACAGATGACCCGGACCTGGTAAAGATACAGGATGAGAACCATAAGTGGAGAGGGTGCTATCTACGGGTGTCCTCTAGACGAATCTACTGCACAGCGTCTTTTGGAAGTAGGTACCTGGAGTGCAAGGAGGGAGGAAGGGTAGGACCAGCCTACTCTGCTATGGCAGAGAAACGTGCAAAGCTAGCTGTTGTTGAGGGGTCTAGAGAACGGAAGGACGGTACATACTATAGAACTAAAGCGTCTATTGCGGAGGAGGAGAAGTGGACCAACCCAAAGTTTCCGGAGTCAAGGTTTGGCACGTTTGCTCGCCTGGCGCGATGCAGAACGTACACCGTGAACAACCCTAACATCGCTGTAAGGCGCAACGGCCAAGATACGGTAGACCAGGTTCTGTTCGACGTGGAGGACCTTGAAAGTGTAGAGCAGGCTATGGTCGACTGGTGCGAGATTGGGTGTCCCAAGTGTCCAGTAGAGCGGCTTGTGACTAAGAACGGGACAGAGTTCGGCGCACCTTACCCAGACAGAGAGGATGCTAAGAGGATTCTAATAGGCATTGAGTACCTTACGTACGATGACCTAGAGGGGGTAGATGTAGCTGTAGACGCCCTTCTAGACAGGTACGAGAATAAGTACCCAAGGCTGGGGAGGTTACGAGAGGCTACGGTTTTGAAGCTTCACAAGACGTAAGCTGCAGAGCTGTTGATGCTGCAGGGCGTGCCAGATGGCACGCCCTTTTCTTTAAGGAGTACAGGTCATGAAAGACCTGATTGAGACGATGAGCATTTTTCTGAAGTACAAGAACCCTCACTATGAGGTGGTGCGTACTGAGCAGGTAGAAGGAGAATAGTGATGGACCCCGAGGCAGCATTGGCGAACCTAAGAGAGCTCTGTGCTCAGGTGTTAGAGGGAGACGAGGAAGGTGACCCTACGCTAGAGGACTCAGAGCTACGTGCGTTGGAGATAGCGGAGCAGTTCCAGGCTCTGGATGAGTGGTTGTGTAGAGGCGGATTCAAGCCGAAGGAGTGGGCGTAATGGTGGTAGAGATTTGGGAGACAACGGATGGGCTACAGTTCACGTGCTCGAAGGCTGCACGCCTTTGGGACTCATGGAAGGAGCTGGAGAAGGTGATAGACTCGCCCTTAAGCGAGACCTTGGACCAACGTGCCGAGCACTTCTGCTGGGTTGTCGAGCATGTACGCCCAAAGGCGTACAACAAGCTTGCAGTTCAGATGACAGGAGCGTAAGGTAGAGGAGCATTGGGTGGACCTGCTCAAGCCGAGCTTCTCGCCTCAGGGCCAGCGGCGTTAATAGGAAGGGCAGGTAGTCACCTCCTCAATCAGTATCGGTAGGTGTTCTCTCACGGTGCGGAAGGCCAGGGGACTCGGTAGTTGCACACCGGGTCCCTTTTTTCTTAGCTAATAAAAATGGACGACGAGGATACTCTAACCCCCGAGGAGGCAGCTAAGGAGCTTGGAGTGGACCGTGTAACGGTCTACAAGTACCTAAGGGAGGGCATCCTAAGCGCAAGGCAGGGTAGCGGTGGAAGGGCCAGGCTAGCCATACGTGCCGAGGACGTGGCCGTGCTTAAGGAGGCCATGGGGCGGCGCTGGGACCTGCCTGCAGTGGCTGCTGTAGCTCTTCAGGCTCATGTAGCTAGCAGAAGTGCAGAGAGGACCTTGAAGCGGCTCATGGATGTCCTAGGAGTAAACGTCCCTGCGTTGATACTCAGTGATGATGACGCCAGGGACCTATACCGACGGGCTAAGGAGCAGCTGGACATGCCTGGCAACCCATCAGTAGCGGAGATGCTGCAGTGGTCTAAGGTGTTCTACGCTCTTGGAGAGGAGCATCTGGAGCAGCTGGACAGACTGGGGTACAAGGAGCCGTGGAAGCTGTTTTTGGAGCTAGCAGAAAGCATGAGCGTAAAGGCCCTTAGCAGCTACATGGTAAAGGAGACTGAGGTAGCGTACGGCTACCTCAGCATGGCCCGAAACAATGTCAGGAACGTAGCCTACTTCTACGTTAGGCTGCGCTTTGGGAGAGACAAGGCCGCAGAGGTATTCCCCATAAAGGACACCCACGACAAGGTGCTCTCCCTCGCCTTCCCTCCTTAGCTCGTCTTACCTGTTTACCGTCTCCTCTCGTACTCCTCCTTCGTTACCTCTCTTACCTCCTTGTCATCTGAGACAAGGAACTTTCGGGAGCCCTGAAGGTCTCCATAGAACCCTGGCTCCTCCACATGTATCCAGAATCGAATGCGCATGTTCGGGGAGAATGGGACGACGTACATGCGAAGGCTCCATCCGTCTCGTTTGTCTACAAGAAGCTTCGCATCCCGTCTCTTCTTGAAGACCATCTCTGCGATGGTCCCATCAGACATGACCTTCTTTCCTGACTCTGTGTAGCCCGCCAGCGTACCTATTAGAACGTGGCTGGTAACCTTCTCCTTTCCTTTCACTTCGTATACATAGCGTATGAACGGGTACTCGTTTAAGAGCACGTCCCCCAGCTCATCCAGCGCATCCAGCGCTACCTCATCTACGGGGTCTCTTACCATTCCCTCGCGAGTAATTCTCTCGAGAGCTTTATCAACCTCACATCCCATGTTGTTCACTTTCTAGGCGTCTCCTCCCATGAGGGCTGACTGTGCCAGCTCCTTTAACCACTCTGCCACAGCTGCTTCGTCACCTATGACGCCTTCTTTTAGGTGAGCAGCAGCGTACACCTTCTTTGGGTTGTTTTTGAACACCCTACCCACCCATTCTAGCTCCTCTGGCGTCAGATGTCTTACAGCTATGTCTATTATAATCTCCTTCGTTAGCTGCTCTCTACCGCCCATTGTTTCTCTTTATCCTCCTCCTTCTTCTCTTCCTCTCCTTTCGTAGCTTAGCTACCTTGTTTCTACGTGCGGCGGCTTTAGCCTTCTGCCGCTCTATGTGCTTGAGAAGCTTGTTACCGCTCTCAACATCCTTCTTCTCTAGGGTCGTCTCCTCCATGCTCTCTCCTTACAGCTGACTGATAACTGTTGAAGCTTGCAGCTTCGTGAGCTCTCCGGCTAGGTACGCCTGTACGATGCGTACACATTTCCAAGCGAATAGAGCGCAGTACCCTTTAAGCTGGAGGGCAACCACGGCGTTGCCGGAGCCATCTTGTACTTCTAGCTCCTCTACCACGATGTCTAGGATGTCATCGGGCATGGAACCCTCGTACGCGGTGTACTTAGTCAGGACTATCTCCTTCATGTAGTCTACCTGAGTCTCCACAGTGTGGGCCCTGTGTCTAAGCTCCCACACCCAGTACGGAAGCACGGTATCCTCGGCTTGTCTCATTCTTTTAGCTCCTAAAGGCAGGGGAGTAGAGTATCCCTACTCCCCCCTAGATGCCAACTAGTCTGCCTGGTACAGCTTGTCCCACATGGTCTCAAGCTCCCTATGACTCTTGAGAAGGTCTTTATACCTCTGCAAACCCTGCTTTAAGGTCTCGATACGCTCTCTGAGCTTTATCACCTCGTTACCGTGCCGTTGGTCTGCCGCCAGCTTTCCAGCTGTTAGGCGTGACAGCGCATCTACCTTCTCCTTAAGCTGGTCCTCTACCTCCCTTGTTTTCTTATTCGCGCAGGGGTAGCAGATTAGCCGATGGGAGGGTGAGTGGACGCCGCAATGGTCACATGCAGGACCATCCTTCTCTCTCTCCTGGTACTCATCAAGCTCCTTCGTAAGCCGCTCGACCTCCTCCCTCCTTTCTCTCGCCTCCGTCATCTTAACCAGCCTTTCAGCGTCCTCCTCCATCTGCGCGACACGCTGGTTAAGCTCCTCATTCTTGTGTACTAGGTTTCTGGCGAACCTTACGAGCGTGTCTACCTCGCCTTCATCCTGAATGGACTTGGCAATCTCCTTGTTAGAGGTGAGCATGTTGGCGAAGTCGGACATTAGCTCCTCTGAGAGCTCTCTGTCCTTAGCTGCCACAGTGTAGGGCAGCACGCGTTTCATGAACGCAGCTTTGTGTGCGCAAGGTTCCTCTCCGACGTTACACCCAGCTATTCTTGGCGGAGTACAGGTACCGTACATAGAGGAGAAGCTAGCTTCTTTAAGCTGTCTGCGCTGCGCGCGTGTCTCTTCAAGGAGCTCGTTACACCGTATCTGGGTGCGGGTTAGGGCGCTGCTAAGGTCGTCGTTTGAGGTTAGAAGCTTTCTAAGCTCGGGCATGCTCAGCTCAATTGTCTCCCCCTCTACCTCGAGGGGGTCAATCTCGTCTCCCCTTGCTTTGCGGAAGCACAGGAACCTATCCTGCTCCTCTCCGCTAGCTGATAGCACGACCTTAACTGTGAGGTCGCACTCGTTGAGAGGGGCATCCCTATGGGCGGAGTCTCCCCTGCTGTCTGGCGGGAACGAGTCCTCGCCCTCCACCACGTTAGCGAATAGCAGACAGGCTACAGATGCCCTCCCGCGCTTATTCTTTAGAACCTCCTCCAGCATATACTTCAACGTGCTCATCACTCTCCTCCGCTACCTCTCTGGGCTCTTCTACTCTCCTGCACCGTGTTCACAATTACGCTCCCCTCCTTCGCCATCGTCGTAATCTTGTACGGCGGAGGCGGTAAGGGCTCGGCCGGCTCCTGGTCGTCGAAGAAGGTTACAGCTATCCCTTCTGCCACCAGCATAGACGCAACCATCTGCGCGATGGTTGACTTACCAGACTTGGGCGTACCACTTATCGTTACGGTTACTCTCTTCTTCATCTTTACCTCCTAGAACGGTATCTCTTGCTCTACTTCGTCGCTCTGCGTGCACTTTAGCTCACCCCTGTATCGTTTAGGGTGCAGCACGATGCTCACTCTATCTTGTGGTGGTTTAGAAAGGTACTGTACCGGAAACGTGTCCAGCTTCACTGAGATACTGCCCTCCTTAGACTCCCACGCTGCTCCGCACTCTAACCACTTTTGCTCTCCCGCACTATCAAAGATAGGGAGGTAGGCACCGAAGTCTGGCCTTCGCTTCTTAAAACTCATTGTTCTCTCCTTATTAGGCGCATGTGCTTAACCACGTCTCTTCTACTAGAATTGCTACTAGTCTTCCACCTATATGACGTTGTACTCCTCCGTCTCCGCTGCGGATGGTAGACCACCCAGCATAGCCTCAGTGTAGTTACTTTTATGGAGTACGAAGGTACTGCATCCCCTGCCAGACGCTACAAGTCTGGCTAGGCTAAGAAGCCCTTTAGCCTCTAGTACGCTGCGAGCGTCTGCGTTAGATATAGGGTTGCCTCTCATGTCTAGCTGCTCTAGCTTCCTTAGATGTTGGGAGCGTACTAGCGCCTCTACGCCCGGCTTGCTCACCTTACCGGGTCCGATGTTTAGGTGCTCTACCCGACTTAGACATGCTTGTGCTGCCAGCTGTATAATCTCCTTATTGCCTATACCCCAATCCACGAGTGTGAGTACAGTGGGTCTACTAGCATTGAGAGCTTTTACAGCATCCATGAGATGGTCCGGGTTAGCCCTTTGCTTCTTATTAGGGGAGTAGTGTACGCTTAGTGACTCTACTAGAGCCATGCTACGGTGTTCTAGGACCTTACGTAGCCACGTGGTGGAGGATACATGCACAGTAGCGGAGGTAACAAACCCGTGAAGGGTTTCTGCAGTGTCTACGCCCTTGGGTACCTCTCTACTAAGAGACTTTTCTAGCCCCACGAGCATGGCAGTTATGTCCTTCATCATGTATGCGAGGCTTATAACCTCTCCTCTCCTATCTCCCTTATGTAGGAGTAAAGTAGCTAGCTTCTCCCACTTATCCCGGCTGCTCCTGTCATCCATTACAGCGTATAGGGCATCTTGCAGCTTCTCGTCGTCTCTTTTAGTCATGTACTTACCTCCTCTTTGATTGTGGTTTCTCAAGCTAAAAAAGGGGGCACGCCCCCCGTAAGATTAAAAGCCAGATGACGAGGGCATGTCCTCTTCGAGCATCTGATTTAGCTGCCCGTAGTAGGCTTCTATTGCTCCTTCCTTAAGCTTAAGCTGTTGGCGCAAAGCATGTACCTCAAGGCGCTGGGAGCGGAGAACAGTCTTCACCTCCTCCCAGCTCTCCTTGTACGTTCTTGTCAGAACACGCTCTGCCTTGTACGCGTGCAAAAGCTCCAAGACCAGCGATGGGTCCTGGAGTAAAACCTCCACCATGTCTGCCTCTGTGAGCCCATTAGCGGACATGCGCTGAAGGACATCATCTACGTTCATCGTAGCCTCCTAGGTGTGTCCCACCAGCGCTCTTATACAGAGTTTACAGACGCCCTTTCATGGGGTACCGCTAGAGCTTCTCCTCTAGCTGCTCTACCTTCGACTTAAGAGCCTCAGACAGCGCTCTTGAGCAGCCGTCAAAGGCAGCCCAGGTAAGCTCGTCCTCACCTAGGTCATGGTCCTTGGCCATTTCCACAATAGCCCCCAGCAGCTCCAAGGACAGGTCCTCTACCTCCCCTCCCCCCTCGGACATCCCTTCATGCACACAAGCAAATCCTAGCAGCACCTTTAACAGTACTACCATACGCTGTGGCGGGGTGGCCTCTAGAAGGGTCTTCTCGATGGTTACGTGCGTAGCCATCCTCATAGCGTTCTTACTCGGCATCTCTTCCTCCTAGTTCAGTGCCCTACGGTTCTCTTCGTACACCTTCTTAAGAATGGCGTTTATCGCCAGATAAGACGACCTATTGCACACTGCGAGGGCTAGCTCTACCCTCTCAAAGTCATCTAGACCCTTTCTACTCGCGAAGTTGGTTATAGCCTCTTCGAGGGTTGCAGCAAGGTCTCTTATTTTTACGCTCACTGTGTAGGAGCACAGTGAAGCCATGCTCACCAGAAGGAGTGCACAAGCTCCCTCGTTAAGCGCGCTGTCAGCCAGCTCCTTGGAGAGCACTGCTACCAGCTCCTTCTTCATCTCATCTGTTACCCTACTCATTGTTGTCTCCTATCACGCGTTCAACCATCTCATCCGGTAGGATGTGGTCCTTAGTCAGCAGCGGCCCGTTGTCCTTGTTGCGCTCGTAGGGGCCTAGCCACTGCCTTCTCTTTCACAGAGTCTGTGAGGAAGGTGGAATGAAGCAACGCTTTCATTCCTGCGGCTCCTAGGTAGTTGCCCCACAGGTCAAGAGTGGTGAGATTACGTAGGCTATCAGAGGTGGCAATGGCTTTCGCCCCCTTAGCTCCTCAACTACCATTGCTTTACTCCCAGTCATTCTCTAAATCGATGTCCCCAGCTGTCCCATCCCAAACATCATCAAGAGCAGAGATAGGGGTAGGGGGCATCTCATTAATCTCCCGAACGCTCAGTGCTCGTAGTGGTGCAATATCCTCGATGAGCTCGTCCATGAGCTCCGCTCGAGTCATCTCTGACCACCAAGTAGGGTACAGCGTACCGTGGCACTGCCACAACCGTAGGTACGCTATCTTTCTTTTTCGGTATAGCGACAAGCACCTAGGGCACTTAGGTGCTCTTCCGTACTTTAATGAGTTGTTAAGCTGGTTGGTTGTTCTCTCTTGAGGACAACCACAGACACAGCTGCACTCCCAAAGTATGCCCCCCTTGTACCTCCTATCTGTAGCCCTTAGTACAGTGAGGTCTCCTACCTTGTCTCCTACCTTAAACATGGCTAGTTGAGCTCTTTATCAGGAAGGGTGGTTGCCGCTCTAAACTCTTTCAAAATAGCTTCTATAGCGGCGTGTGCCGTCCCTGCACATGAAAGAAGAGAGAGCTCTAGGAGTGCAAAGTCATCCAGACCCTCATCTTCAGCGAACTGCCGTAGGGACTCCTCTATTCTTCTAGCCATATCAGCCGCATCATCATCTTCCTCATCGTATTCGCCACTCATGCAGGATATGCACACGAGCAGCAGGGCACACACCCCAACTCTAGAGGATTCTCCTCTAAGCTCATCTAGTAGCTTACAGCTCATCTCCATCAGCATGTCGTCGGTCACCTTCATCAGCTTACTCCTGGTAGCTAAAAAAGGGGGGTGAGCCCCCCCTGTCATCACTCTTCGGGCATCTCTATCCCGTTGGCGCTCAAGAGCGCCAACGCTATCTTAAGTCTGTTCTTGTATCTCTTCAGCCTTCTACACCTTTTACACTTACTCATGCTTACTCCTTACTTACCAGGCCACCAAGGGGTGAAGCGCACCCCGTCGTTGTTGATGCATACGGAGCCTGCGGGGGTACGGTAGTACTCCCACCCGCAGATGGCCTCGTCTAGCTCGTAACCTTTCTCCTTGAGGGAGCGGGAGACAAGCTCCCTCGTATCCTCATCAAGTCCCTGTAGGTACTTGGCTGCCGAAGTGGCCCTCCTTCTGTTGTGCCTTAGGTACCTACCACCTACGGCATGAACCAACGTGTTAATAGCCTCGCTAGTTTTTAGATTGCTCATCAGGGGTCTTATACAGGTTATCTGCCTATTCTTTCATCTTCCCTTACATCTAGCCACTGCTGTAGCCTTTAAGCATGAGTGACCTACCCCAGCTCCTACAGCAACAGCAGCAGAAGGCTACTCCCATCTCCGGCTTGGAGCTGGAGACCTTCGGCAAGCACGCAGCCAAGCTCTACACCCAAGGGCAGTACGCCACCGTACAGGAGGCCCTGATAGAGACCATCAAGACATCTGCACTATCACCAGAGCAGGTTCGCCGAGTGGTGGAGTTCGCAAACACAGCGGCATACCTCAACGAGCTCGAGAAGTGCGGAAGCCATCGCTACGTTGAGCTTCAAGGAGGACCGGCAGACCCTGGTGATGTTCTGCGAGACCTAAACGACGGCGGAGCGCCGGAGCCAGCACGTCCCCTATCATCAGACTACGACCTACCCCCAGAGGACCTCACCAAGAAAGCGGATGCAGCGAGGCACAGATTAGGCATCCCAGACCACCTAGATGAAGCGTTCAAAACAGGTGGCAGGCCCGAGGCACCATATGCTGACCCCCTACAAGACTCCATCCGCTTAAGGCACAAGCTCGCCGGGGCACACGGGGACCTCATGTCCCAGCTATCCTCCCTAGAGACCAATCTCATGGTGGAGCATGAGCTACTGTACAGACAGGTAAAAGAGGCAGCGCTCAAAGGCACAGACCTAGGTGATGTACTTCAAGCTTGGGCAGCAACAGGACATGAGCCAGAGATGGCGAAGGTTGCGTTTAGGTTTATTACACCTACTTTACTAAGAGAAAATGTCTATAAAGGAAGAGGTGATGTAGCGGCCTCTTTGAGCAGGTTTACCAAGACTGCGGCGATGGTCAACATCGAGCATCCTCTTGTTAAAACCTACGACACCTTCTGTACAACGCTTAAAAAGCTAGCACATGTTAGAGCGACAGAGGAAGAGGTACGTAGTCATCTTGATGGGATTACCACCTTTATCATCCAAGCAGGACAGATTAAGGAGGCTGGAAAGGGAGCCTTGGTTGGTAAGGTTCTAGGTAAGGGGATACACGGAGCACGCAGGGCTCGTGGTGCTGCTAAGGCTGGTTTCAGAGAGGCAGGTCAGCAGCTAACAGAGGCTCTAGGTGGTGGAAGAGGCGCTAGGTTGGCCGGCGGAGCACTAGCACTCACTCCCGCAGCAGCTGAGCTAGCTGCACTTGGTCTTGGTGGTGAGGCCATCCATGAGCACCTCAAGTACAGTCCAAGCATGCCAGCAAGAGCAGCCAGAGCAACAGGTGAGTACCTCACTGGTGCCTTAATGCCTACCTCCGAGGCTGGTCTACGAAGGCGGTACAGGATTCAGAGCGGACAGTAAGCCATGGACAGATGCCCGACATGTGATGCCCCTGTGCAGCTCGACAACCTTGGACGAGCGTACACCTGTCCGGAGTGCAAGACGCGCTGGTCTGTTCTAAAAGTCTCTTGCGACTGGACCTACCCCGTGTGCAGGATTAAGGATGAGCCCATACAGAAGGACAGGAAGAGCCCCCGTTCTGAAGCTTAGCTGGTGGCACGAGCTCAAGCATCTTCTCCGGGTGGACGAGGAGAGATGGGTGGACCGTGTATTTGCCGACGGCACTGCCAAAGTTTTCAGGTACTGCAGAGAGTGCGGAGAGCACCTAGGCTTCAAAAGGTTCATCGAGCTTGAAGGCATTGAGGTGCGGCACTGGCAGAGCCCACCCATGTCTTTAAGCAGGAGCACGTCTGACAAGATGAAAGAGCTAGAGGAGAGCTATGAGCAACCCAATTGATGAGTACTTCACAGCTAAGAAGGAAGCTGGATGGCTGTCTGGCGTTGGTAAAGGGATGAAGGATGTAGGGAAGGGATTCTCCGAGATGCTCTCCCCCAAGAACATCGGCATCACTGCGGGGGCAACCATGCTCGCTACGGGCCTAGACCTACCTGGGCGTATAGCAGAGAAGGCGTACTACGCAGTTACGAAGAACCGTGACTTCAACGCCATGATGGATACGAACCCCGACCTAAAGCAGCTGCAGAGAGACAACGTCAAGCAGTTCAACTCCCACTACAGCTCTCTGCGCGCCATCAACCCTCAGTTCGCGTCAGACCCTGTGGTAGCCGGAACGTACATGAGGCAGATGAGCTTACAGCCTGAGGTAGCGGGCAAGGTCATCGTAGAGTCTCTAGGTGGGCTACCTAGAGAGCAGCCGGGGACAAGGGCCACGCAGCTCTTAGGCATGGCTGACCCGATGGAGAAGATGCGCGCTCTCCAAGAGCAGAAGCTTACGGCAGAGATTGCAGGCATGCCAGGTAGGACGGAGAGGGAGCAGCAGATGCATGGGGCCAAGATGCTCGAGCTGGGTCAGAAGGCTGAGCTGCATCCTGGGCAGCTGGAGGTCCAAAAGGGTCAGCTGCAGAAGATGCCTTTCGATATAGAGACGGCCAAGGAGAAGATGCTCGCTGCCCAGAACAAGGCGCATAATCAGCCCAAGAGCTGGAGGGAGTAGCTTTACGGAGCTAAGAAGAGGAGGGGGGTAGCTCACCCCTCCTTCACTGTAGACTATGCGTACCTGACTGTATCAGGTAGCTCATCCTCCCTTCTTTGCATCTCCTCCCTTATCATCTTATCTAGTCGGTCGTTTATTCCCTCTGCGTAGTACTTAATACGCCGCAGGGCTGCATCAGATAAACTCTTTAGCTTCTCCATCAGTATTCTTATGCAGCCTTTTACCCCGTACTTTCTTTTACGTAGCTAAAGGGCCGAGGCCCCACTATCAAAGATACTCTTCCTCCCTCTCCCTATCCTCCAGTAACATGTCCCTCTCCTTCTTCATCTTCCTCTCTTCCTCCTCCAGTCTCTGTATCTCCTCTGCTAGCTCCCTGTAAAGGGAGCTTGATGTGGTCCACTCCATTACGGAGTGGACCGTATTCTGTTGTCGGACATTCTCTCTGATTCTTTCGTTTAGCTCTTCCATATCATTAATCTTATGCTCTCTTTTACGCCTTTATTTTACGTAGCTAAGAAGAGGAGCGCATGCGCTCCTCTCATTATTATCTACTCCTCTGTCTGTCTCCTTGCCTCGGAGGCGGCGTTAAGCCTCACCTCCTGAACGTACATTTCCGTTACGGTCTCTACACTCTTCTGGAGACCGACTATCTCTACCTTTAGCTTGACGAGCTCTGCACGAGCCTCTTCAAGCTCATTTCTTAGAAGCTCAATCTCATCACGCTCTCTACTCTTCTCTGTCTCACTGTATTCACTCATTGTTGGTCTCCTTCTTCTCCGTATCTCTCTCCGCATCACGTATCTCGTTTAGAAGTAGCTGTAGGATGTCCATCCTCTTCGCCACCTCCATCTTGACTTTCTCCACACAGGACGGGTGGCGGGCTAAACAGTCGAACATATCGTTGACGTATAGCTCTCCATCTGCCCACTCATCCACTAGCTTCTCCGCAATCTCACAGTCGTCTAGACCGTCAGTATTCATCGTTGCCATGCTTACCCCTTCTGGCGGCGGCCCTGCTCCACGCAGTTTCAGCCATTCTGGTGAATACCTTGGCTGCGAGAGCGGCATCCTCTCTGTGTAACCAGTTAATGTGCTCTCGGAGCTCATCTAACAGGGTTACAATGTTCTCCCTATCCCCCTCCAGACTATCGTACAGCTCAGCTGCCGTAACCTTCCCAGCAAGCCAGAGGTCAGGAACCTTTCTCTTCTTGCTCATCTATTTGCTCCTTCCTTCACTTTCTTAGCGTACTGTACCTCCTCTATAAGGATTTGCAGGGACGCTATTCGTCTCCTAGCCTCCTCCTCTATCCATTTATCTATCAGCTCATCTACCTCCCTTTCAGCCGCCATCAGCTTTCTCTCTCTAAGCTCCTCCAGGCGCGCTATCAGAAGCGCCTTGTTCTTGTAGATGTCGTTTACGGTGACATCCGCTAGGGTGTCGTCACTCAACCGCTCTTCTGCTTGCTCTTTGTCTGCAGTCATCTTTTACTCCTTACTGTTCGTGTCTGGGGTACCAGGGCTCTTATTCCCTTTTTCGCATCTAACTTTTACACTTGAAGAGACCCCATGCTCAAGTACTCACACTTCTTAGGCGACGCAGAGACCGGCCCAACGGCTATCCCTCTATTTGGACCTGCCGACTCAGAGTTCGAGAAGACGGCAGCCCCTACCCTTTTACCAGAGGTGGTCGAGTATATTGCGACGCTACAGCCTAGAAACGACTCTCAGTACGTGCTCGTCAACGCCATGGGCGCCGGGGAGTACTACGGCTCGAATATCAACGGGGACCACTTTCCAGAGGCCGCCCTCATCCACAAGCCCAGCGACTGGACGGGGAACCCGCTTGTGGATAGAGCTCGTGCTAGAACCTGGCCGTATGGTTTTCCCACCTTTTATCTGGCGCATCCGTACGCGCACCACAGAAATAAGGACCCAAAGAGGGCGTTCGGTGGGGTAGAGCTAGCAGCATGGAACGAGCACATGAAGCGTGTAGAGCTGATTGTGCGTGTAGACCATGAGAGGTGCCAGCAGTTCGGGGGAATAGGGGTCTGGGACAAGCTGATATCCGGTAAGTATCCAGATGTGTCGATGGGATGCGTTCCTGCGGGTACTCGCGTAATGCTTGCGGATGGCTCTTTTAAGCAGATGGAGTGCATGCAGGAAGGGGACCAGGTAATCACGCACGTGGGGAAGGTGTGCTGTGTCGAGGAGGCCCTTAGGTACCAGTACGAGGGTACCCTATACAGATTTAAGGCGTACGGGTTTCCTAGGGAGCTCTGCTTAACAGAGAACCACCCGTTGTGGTTGGTACGGGGGGAGCAGCTGGTATGTAAGCCTACGGCAGGAGTCAACAAGGGGCGCAAGCAGCGGCACTGCACTCCTCTGGTCAAGTCCAGAGGTAAGGGGTGTATGGGCTGCGAGACTACTCCTAGATACGGCTTTGAGTGGGTGCGCGCAGACGAAGCAGAGGTAGGGGACTACGTAGCGTTCCCGGTCCCCTCTGCGGTAGATGCCACCGTAAGCAGCGTGGACGAGGCTAGGTTTCTTGGATTCTACCTAGCAGGAGGGCATGTTGGCAGCTACAACGACCATCCTTTGGAGCAAATCACCTTCAGCCTTGGATTTGAGGAGAAGGAGCTAGCAGAGGAGATAGAGTCTTTGGGGAGGAAGCTGGGAGCTACTGTCTCATGGCATAGCGAGGACAAGGACAGGGGGGGTCGCTACGTAACAGTGGTTAGCAAGGAGCTAGCAGACAGATGCCTTCGTTTCTGCGGCTCCGGCGCTAAGACAAAGCAGCTGTCTAGAGAGGCCCTGTATATGTGCACAGAGCTGCAGAAGGCGTTTCTTGGGGCTTACTTGGATGGAGATGGGGGCACTTACAAAGGCTCCGCGTACTTCTCTACATCGTCTGAGCAGCTTGCAGACCAGCTATTTGTAGCGTTAGCTAGGTGCGGAATGATTAGCTCCATCAACACCATCAATCACATACCGTCTGCACGGTCTGTTGTGCGGAAGGAAACTGTAGAGTACCAGGTGTGGGTTGGTACAGACTTCTCACCTGTTATCGGTCCGTACACCAGGAAGCCTGTACGTGCCTCTAAGAAGGTAAGGGGTCAGCGGTTCTTCTACGAGTACGAAGGGACCAAATACATCCTTTCCCCGATACTGGAGATTGTAGAGGAGGATTACAGAGATGATGTGTTCAATATCTCTGTAAAGGGTGACGACAGCTACGTCTCAGAGCTCATTGCTACGCACAACACGAAAGTTCCGTACGACACCTGTGCAATCTGTCTAGACTGGGACGAGTACACTAAGGCACTGCTTACCTACAAGGACGGGAAGCACAAGCATCCTGGTGAGGCTGTTCTTATCTACCACAAGGCTAAGAAAGCCAAGGATGGTGTTGGCATCAGGGGTCTGTCTATCACTCGAGCGGATTACTGCGAGCACGCACGCAAGATGATGAACCGTATCCTTCCTGATGGCAGGAAGGTTTGGGTCTACAACGACTTCCCTCGCTTCTTTGACATCTCCTTCGTCTTCATCGGTGCAGATAAGATTGCCAAGGTGATGATGTACATCTCTAGGATGGGTGTCCCTGCTGAGGATGAGCCGAGAGATATGGTCGTTGGGGAGCCGGTGGATGCTACGCTAGAGAAGAGCGCAGAGAGAAAGCCACCACATGCTTGGAGCTGGAAGACCAGATACGAGACCAGGCGTAAGAACGGGTGGTTGCCTAAGGACAAGCCGATAAAGGACAAGGTAGCATCACTAGATGACCTCATACTCAAGACTGCTTTTGGCAAGCTGGCAAAGCCAAAGAGCGCTGAGATTAAGAAGGATGTCGTTCCAAGTCAATTTGCGGGTAAGGCTGTACCTCTGCTTACGCAGGCGGAAGGGGATATCCCGAGAGAGGTCCTTGAGGCGCTGAGCGATGTACCCCTGGGCAACGCTCTATCTACTACAGCAGGCATGGGCGTGCTTTTACGTCCTAGAGAGTTTCAGCGTATACTCTTAACACGTATGGGTAGAAGGGATGAGGCAGATGAGCTGGAGGGGAGAGGCACTGTGTTTCCTCGTATGGCTGAACGTGTGTGCCCTCACATGGCTCCTGAGCTGTTCATGCCCTCCCTCGCTAGGCTACTACTCCCTCTCCTTGCCCATCGGTCAGCTTTGGGGCCTGAGATAGAGAGAAGAGTAGTTGTTCTATCCTCTTTTACACCGAAGAAAGAAGCTTCGTGCTCTTCCCATACACCGGAGCTCCTGCATAAGATTGGAGCTGCATACAACGGTTACCGTAGTGGAGCACTGGAGCTAGTGGCGCAAACACAAGGTCTGACAGCTAACCTAGGAGAGCTAGAGAAGCAGGCTAGTGCGCCCGTAGACTCAATATTTACCCCACTAGCTGTACACTACATACATCACGCTTACTGGGATGAGGTAGGGCAGCCGGGGGCAACAGGCCGTGTGGCCGGCGTGGAGAGGGGACGCCCCTCGTAGATAGCGCGAGAAACATCCACTAATCTTTTGGAGCAAGAAATCATCATGATGAATCAGTTTTTCGCAGAGATGTACGGCACCCCCGGCGCCGATGAGAACCTAGAGAAGACCGCACAGGCAGAGGCCTTTGTGAAGCTCGCCGTAGACAACGGCATCGACATCAGTCAGCTCTCTGATGAGCAGATTGCAGAGCTGTGGAACGCCACCTTCGAGGGTGAAGAGGAGAAGACCGCTGAGGCCAGTGATGAGCAGCTTCAGCAGCTCTACGCTCAGGCCAATGAGGAGTTCTCTGGTGTGGCCTCTCAAACCGACATGCAGAAGCAAGCAGAGGCGTTCGGTCAGCAAGCTGCACACGCCTTCTACGCAGAGCTACAGGAGATTGAGAAGGTTGCTGGGAATCTGTCCAACCTGGGTGAGTACGCCGCGGGAGCAGCTGGCAAGCTTAAGGGTGTGGCGGGCAAGATTAAGGATGTGGCTACAGGGAAGAAGGCCCGAGAGGCTGCTGGAGAGATAAAGAGGATGAAGGCCGGTAAGGTGCCTTCTGACTACGCTCCTCTGGCCAGGGAGAAGAAGAAGCTCCTAGCTGGCGCAGCAGAGACTGCTGGCGCCTATGGAGGTGCAGGCTTAGCAGCTGGAGGCACGGCATACGGAGCATCTAAGTTGGAGAAGAAGGGTAAGGGTAAGACCGCTTCTGCTGCCATTGACAAGCTTGCAGCCCATGTAGCCTACGAGAAGCTCGCAGAGGCCGAGTGGAACGAGGAAGAGGCTGCTGAGCGTTTGAACGCTGTTCTTACCCTCGGTGCGGGTGAGTCTGAGAAGATTGCCCATGCAGCTGACACAGACCAAGCAATCGAGATTCGCGCTTACGAGCTGATGGAGCTCGCAGGCTACCCCGTGTCCTGGGAGTAGTAGGTAGAAGCTAGTACGATGAACGGAGTAGGCACATGGGTGAAGCTGAGCAAGGCAATAGGGTCGGGCACATCCGACCCGGTACAGTCGGAATCGGCTATAGCCCCTGTGCCTACTATTGCATCAGCCAACAAGCCAGCGCCTGGGCAAACAGGCCCGAAAGGGCTTGCCCCAAGGACCACGTACTCAAAGGTGAACACGGGAACACCCCCAACCACGTCGGTGGGAATGAATCAGAAGACAGTCCCTCCTCTAGGGGCTGCGTTCCTTCCGAGGAAGACAGCACAGGTCAACATGACGACGATGATAGGAAGACCTAGCCTTCAGGAGCTGATGGCATCTGCCATGGAAGGTACCATGGATAAGGTTGCTGTCTCTGTGGAGGCGAGCAGACAGCTAGGGGAGGAGCGACAGAAGGAAGCCGCTCAGTCCTCTGATTACATCAGCACAGAGATGGCCTCTAAGCTTGCGGGAGCAATGAGCTACATTGCGAAGCTAGCGCAGGAGGGCCAGGTTCAGGTTGTAGGCGAGGGCCCTGGTGCCCTCGACGTCATGGCATCTAACAAGACAGACAAGATGCCTGGGCCAGGGGACCAAGGGCAGGCCACTGCGGCACATCAAGCCCCAATGAACCCTCCTCTTCAGCCTGAGAAGAAGCAGACTGGTAAAGCCAACACAGGGCTTCAAACCAACGACGAGACGCACCTTCCGCCGTACCCCACAGAGCCAATCAAGAACCAGCAAGCGGCAGTCCAGCCTCCTAGCGCAATCCCAGAGGCTACAGACATGACTGCTAAGAGCGCCTCTGTTCGGCGGGTTCTTGGAGCTATTGGAAAGCTTAAGAAGACGAGCAGTGTTGCGGGTGCCCCTGTAGCTATTCTGCGCAAGCTAGCAGAGGACGCCATCAACCCCGCTCAGGTATCTGGGAAGAAGGAGGTACCGCCTCCCGCTACTCAGGTTGGAGAGGGAACACCTGCGGAGCCTTCTGACGTCACCAGTCAGAAGTCTATGATTTCTAGCAACCAGTCTGCCATCGGCTACAAGAAGGTTCAGGCGAAGAAGGACCCAATCAGCGATGTAGAGCAGGTTGTGACTGAGCCCGCCATGTCTGCCAGCACAGACTCTACGTTGCAGCAGACCTTGGACCATACGCAGGAGGCTGGTGCGAAAATCTCCATGGCCAAGAATGCCCATCAGATTGCTGCAGCACGCGCTCTCCTTATGAAGCTCGCCCAAGAGGAGGAGCAGAAGAAGGAAGAGGAGAAGAAGGACGAGGAGTCCAAGGAGAACGGCAATGGGGAGGGCAAGAAGGGTAACGGCGAGAAGAAGCCGATGCCTTTTCGAGCCCAGGAGATGAAGAAGGAGAAGGAGTCCCAGATGTCAATGACCAGCCCGGCGTCATTCCAGGGTCCTCCTCCTACGCCAGGCGGCAGCATGCCTACGGGAATGTGAGGAGGTCATGAGAAAGCTAAGCGCTGCAGAGATTCAACGCATCATGAGTGATGGCTCTATCGCTCTCACCAAGCTTGCAGCACAGCGTGATGCAGCTGTGAGGGAGCTCGAGGAGCTAAAGAGGCGCATGGAGGCTGAGAAGCTTGCACATGCCATGCACTCTCAAGGTGCGTATGCTGACAAGTCCCTTGAGGACCTGTCTGCTTACCTGGAGGAGCAGTCTCGAGATGGGCAGCTCCCCGTCATCAAGGAAGCGATGAAGATGTTCCCGCCCAACATGGGCAGCAAAACGGCGAGCCTTGCCAGTGACGAACCGCAAGGAGGGGCGCTACACCCCTTTGAGCAGTTCCTCCTGGGAGGTCGACTAGGAGATGTTGGCTGACAGCCCCCATCCCAGATAAGGACAAACAATGGCTATTCAGAGAAACAACTGGGAGCCCGTCTCGGACCTCTTGGCTATCGACCGACGGGATATCCCTCTGGCAGACAAGACCCTTCTGGACCCTTACAACGCGCTCTACCTCATCGATGGTGAGTGGCTAGCGGTTCAGGACACTGCGTACTCCCTCGTGCGTGCAGCCAGTGTGGCTGCCGTGGGTAACGTAGCAACCCGACCCGCTTATCCTCTCTGGGCTGAGAGAGGACGGACGGATGTCCGTGCTATGAGCGGCGGTAAGGTACCGGTGTGGTGGAACCGTGATTGGGAGGCTGATACGCGCGTGTTTGACGCCACTGCCGTTGTTGGCGCAGGGGCGGCTATCACCTATCACGGGCAGCCCTTGAAGGTTGCCAGCATCCAGCCAGGTGGCGCCGGTACCCGAATCTTTTCTGGGCTGGTAGGTCATGGCGGCCTTGGAGTCGATGCAGACCCCATCGCTTGCTACGTCTCCAAGCTCCACACACTTAACGGCGACAAGCTGCGGGTAAAGAAGTCCGTCTAACCCTAGGCTGCAGCGGATAAAGGAGAAGAGAACATGGCTAGCGGCGTTCCCGCAGAGTTGATGAACGACCTCTTCACCCGACAGGCTGAGACGCCTGAGGGTAAGGTCAAGATTGCCCAGCTGGGTGGTGACTACATTCGTGACCGCCTTCGCGAGGTTTCATTTGCACGAAAGGTGCTCCCCCCGCAAAAGGTGACCAGGGATGAGTGCCAGGTGTCGGTGCACCACGACACCCTCACCAAGATTGTAGAGCTCGAGCCGGAGAGCCGCGCACTCACGATGTCCTTCCGAGGACAGCCGAGGGCCGAGTTCATCTCCGGTCTGCGTACAGAGTGCGCCTTCTACACCATCTCCTCGGAGATGTACCAGAAGACAGAGCAAGAGCTCCTTGCCTATACGATGCCCATCACCAAGATTATCGAGGATAACGTGGTGAAGGACATGCAGGAGGTCGAGGACCGCGAGTTCCTCATCAACGTTGAAGCTTGCGTACAGGCCCTTCAGACCGAGGCTAATGGTGGTGTCGTTACCACCCTCAACGCTACCGCCATCACAGCGGGAACAGTTGTTGAGTTCTCCGTCATCAAGGGCGAGCTCGCTCGTACGGCTACCACCGACGACGCAGTTGTGCGTCCCATCCAGAGACCAGACCTGGTTAACCTGTTCAAGCTGCTCGACGGCAACAGGCTCCGGTCTGAGCGCTTCCTCCTGACGGAGGTGGATTGGCTCGACGTTCTGCAATGGACCGTTGAGGACTTCGGCGACAAGATTCAGTCGGAGACGACTGTGGATGGGTACAAGTACCCGACCCTCTTGGGCAAGCCGTACATCCGCACCATCAAGACGGACATCCTCCGTCCTGGTAACGTGTACGCGTTCACCACCCCCGAGTTCCTGGGACGGTTCTTCATCCTGAACCAGACCAAGTTCTACATCGACAAGGTCGCCAACACCATCACCTTCCAGTCTTGGGAGGACATTGGGATGATTCTGGCTAACGTGGCTGCCATGCGTAAGCTGGAGCTCTACTCTGGCGATGCTACCACCAACGATGCCGACGGCATCCTGGCCAGTGTGTCCCCTGTGGACGAGGAGGCCATGGGAGCAGTCAACAACCGGGTTGCCCAAGGGCTGGTCTTCCCGAATGTCGCATCTTACTAGCCTGACTACCTTGTAGTCCGGCTCAGACGGCCCGACGAAGGGCGTCGGCGTCAAAGCGTCGGCGCCCTTTTCAACATTGAGAGATAGAGCTATGAGCACAGGAAGCGGACTTCTAACCAAAGAGAAACCACTTGTTCCCCACCTTGCACACGCTGGTAAGGAGGTTGGCGACCTTCGCCGTGACGTAGAGCGAGCGCTTGCTCCAATACGTGCGAGGGGCATCGTTGAGTACGTAGACCCGGCTGCAGCGGCAGCAGACTCTGTCATAACGGCTGGTGCGGGCATCACGAGCCAGCTCACAGAGCAGGAGCTCTTGCCGGCGGATATGGACGGAGCTCTAGGTGCAGACCTTGTCTACGCTAGGCAGCTTACCGTCACCACTGGCGGCGCTACCCCTGCAGAGTCTCCTGCATCTATGCTTGTCGAGGGCCTTGATGCGCAGGACAAGGCTATCAGCGAGACCCTGACCTTGAGCCAAGCTGCGGGGACAGACACCACTGCCAAGTACTACAAGAGGTTCACCAAGCTTACGCTCCCTGCTGGTACCGGCACTGGTGCAACGTTCACCATGGGACACGCAGCTCCTCTCGGTCTTCCGTACCCGCCTAAGGCACGAGCTGGAGGTGTAGACCTTCTCTGGGAGAAGGAGTCTACGCTTGGTGTGGTAGCCACCGGCGCCATCACCGACGCAGCTACTGACGAGCCCTACGGAGCGTACACCCCAGCTACTGCAGCAGACGGTGCTGAGGACTACGCTATTGAGTATGAGTACGACCCAACGGTGTAGGATGGGAAAGGAAGCATACAGAGTACACAGCGCCGTGATGTCGGTGCACACCCGTACGACCAGGCATAGGACGCCTGGGAAGATGAGGTGGGTACAGCACATCGGTGGCGGGGAGATTAAGGTTCGTAGAAAGAGACCTGCCTCTGTAAAGGAGGATGCTCTCTTGAAGCACCTTGACGAGCTAAAGCGTCTTGAGGGCGAGGGGAAGATTGTTGTCCGTACGGCATCAGGTCTTCGCGTCAACCTAGAGACATTGGACGTGGAGAAACCACCTCCCCCTAAGCCTATGCCTGCCAGGCCGAAGGACACGATATCCAAGGACATCTACCCTGTTATCGAGCCTAGTCCGGCAGAAGCGGTAGACATGGAGCCCCAAGAGGTCAGCATGGCCCTTCCGGTCGTAACCCATAGTGAGGACAAGGACCCGGCCAAGCGCCGCAAGAAGGGAAGGAAGAGGAGCTAATGAAGGTCTACAACATCACAGACGTAGAGACGCCTCAGCTGAAGAGCCTTGGTAGGGTGAACATCCCCATCAAGCTGGGCGACACCATCATCCCACCTGGTGGCTCTGCCATTGTGCACGAGCGCTACAGGTCTGAGGTGGTGCAGCGCTTTGATGGCGCCGCTGTCATAGACACCCTCCCTCCAAGCTACAACGGAGCGGCTAGGCCGAAGCCTACGGTTAAGCCCAAGAAGGAGGAGAAGAAGGCGCTGAAGCCTAAGCTGAGTGTGAAGAGCTCTGAGAAGAAGAGCGAGGAGAAGTAGTGGCACTACAGGGTGTAGCAGGCATGTCAGACGCCATGAAGGCGTTTGTTCATGAGGTGCGGCTGTTCCTGAGGGACATCCCGGAGCTCAACAGGCTTACAGCTGGGGAGGAGTCGAGCGACCGTATGATTGCTTGGGCAACCATGGATGCTCTGTCTCGTTTCAACGGTACGCCGCACCACACCTACTACACCCTAGAGGAGCTTCTAGCAATCAACCAGAATAACCTCCTTCTGCGTATGACTGTAGAGACCCTTTTAGAGTCTATCGGCATGCTGCAGACAAGAAACCACCTAAACTACTCTGCTGGTGGTATCAACGTTGGGGTTAACGATAAGACTCCTCTGCTGTTGCAGTGGTTGCAGCTGTTCAAATCCACGACAGAGCAGAGGATACAGCATGTTAAGGTTGCTCTGAACATAGAGGGCATTCTGGGGTCAGACAACATGGGTGTACACAGTGAGTACTGGTGCACGAACATGTCATATCTAAGGTTCGGACCATGACTCTTCAGGTACGCCAGATACATCATTCTAAGCTAGAGCACTTCCTAAAGGGAGGAATCACCGGTGGTGTAGCTGTTACAAACCCGGTGGCGCGTTTCTTCGTTCACGGGCTGACGTTGGTCTTCAACAACCCTGTTGGTCTTGTAGGCTTCGTGGCAGCAGGCGGCCCGTCAGACTTTCTAACACCCAAAGAGGTGAAGACCCAGATTGAGGCGGCTGTAGCCGTTACTGTGACGTTCCACCAAGGACGTCTTTGCCTCATAGAGAGCGGCCCACTTGGTGGTGTAGACCTGTCGGCAGCAGGGACAGCCAATCAAATCCTAGGGTTTGGTACTACGACAGACACTGTAGGCACGTTCTACAACCCACCTGGGGGAGGAGCTCCCGAGCTTGTGGCTATAGGTCAGGTGGGGGACGGGTTTCTACAGGTTGTTACAGACGAGTAGACCATGGCGCTTCAGGTATACAACATTCATCACTCGCAGCTGAAGCATCTGCTTCAGGGTGCCATATTCGGCGCTATGGCAGCAGACCAGCGTGGTCTTGAGCTCAGCTTTGAGGGGCTGAATCTTCTGACCCTGGTCTTTCTTGTCCCAGCCGTTACGGTAACCTTCGCTCTTCCGCCATCTGGAGAGAACGTCTATCCGTTCAAGGAGGTGAAGAGCCAGATAGAGACCCAGGCTCCCCTTCTTCTTGTTACGAAGCAGATGAACCAGCTGGTGATTGCCAGAAAAGCGCCTGTTGTAGGCATCAACGTCGCTCTAAACACTACGGGCACGGCAAACAGCATACTGGGATTCAGCACTGCAGCGGTTACGACTGGAATCTCCTACGCTACACCTCTTGGGGCACCCCCAAGGCTCATCTCATTTCACCAGATTGACGATGGTCTTCTACAGGTCATCACAGACGAGTAAGCAATGAAGGACCTCGCAAAAGAACTTCTCGGAAAGCCGTCACTAGAGGATGCAGCAGGATTCTTCGTAAGAATCAAAACAGCTGGATGGTCCGACCCGCCTGACGAGACAGGAGAGCTTGAGGGTACCTTCGATGCGCCTGTTGAGGAGGTTCTCGACCTCATGCAGAGCTCCGTGAAGCACCTCATAGAGCTCAATGTAGGCTACGAGGTTCTTCTAGAGGTGGCTCGTGGTCCTGGTAAGGAGGCGCTAAGAGGTGTCTGTGGCTACGGCGCGGCAGACGCGCTCAGGAGCTTTGTGAAGAGGATGGCTACGCTGGGTGGTCCTGTACACCTCCCAGAGGTAGAGATGCCTCCAGCTACAACAGACCCTGTAGGCATTGCCAAGATGCTCATCCGCAAGGAGCAAGAGCTAATAGCCTCCCTCGAGGAGCTTAAGATAGCTGTGGGCTCGGCTCCTATGCTCTCTATGGTAGACGCTACCTCCAAACGCTCCCAGGAGCGCATTGACTCTCTATGGAGTGCGGTGCCTAGAGAGACAGAGAGCCCTGTGCTGTCCTACGATGCCCCTCCCGAGGAAGAGGAGGAGTCCATCGTTGAAGAGGAGACTCCGGAGGAGGGTGTAGCGGGTAAGCTGGCCTCTGCGCCTACAAAAGAGGAGCTCAAGCAGAAGGGCAAGTGGCGCGCTATAAGTGGACTTTCAGCCAAGGCCGAGAAGGGGAAGGGCACACGAGGAGAGCGCTACGGACAGCTAGCGGGCTCTGCTGGTGGGGCTCTCGGGGGAGCCGCTCTTGGGCGCAGGTACATCGGCGGTAAGGCCGGTACAATTGCAGGGCTCGCCGGGGGATACCTTGTTGGAGGAAAGGCAGGCAAAGAGCTCGGTAAGGAGCTGGACATCAAGAAGGCCGCCTCTATGATGAAGCAGGCGTACCGTATGGGCGCTGCTCTTGGTGCCCTTGGGGGAGGGGCTGCTGGGTACGGCTTAGCTCCTGAGGAGCACAAGGTGCTGGGCACTGTGGGCGGAGCACTAGCTGGTGCTGGTCTTGGTGCTGGAGCGCAGCACCTTCTAGGAAGGGGATTGAGGGGAGCAGGTAAGCAGCTAGCGGAGGAGGCAGCGCCACCTCCCGTTACGCCTGGTGCAGCTGTAGCAGACGAGGCCAGGGCGCTAAGGAGAGACGAGCAGGCTAGAGCGGCACAAGAGTGGGCCGATGCCAACCTTGCGAGGCAGCAGGAGGCCCGTATAGCCGCCAACCCTAAGCTCGAGGGGACTGGAGGGGGCAAACCTTCTGCAGGTGACCTGGAAGCAGCTAAAAAGCTAGAAGACGTTGATTCTGAGGCGGAGATAGCTGAGAGAGTAGCGGCTAATCCCACTATTCAGAAGTTAAAGGCCATGAGGGAGAAGGTAAAGCAGCAGGGAGAAGATATTGCCGCGCTTAACCAAGAGAGCTCGGGGGTTACTAATACAATGGCGCAGCAAGGAGAACAGGTAAACGAGCTCGTAGCTAGAGCGCGTGGACTCGCTGCAGAGGTAGCCCCCAAAACGCCGGGGGGGAAGCCTCAGCTGCAGGTGATTCCAGGAAGGGCCGCAGAGCGTTCTCGCTCCAAGCTGTCCTCTGCAGCAGGTCGCTTCAAGGCCGCTCTCCTGAAGATGGCAGAGGGCGATATGGCGGGTCAAGGTATGGCGGCCCCCTCCGCAGCGCCTCCTGACCAAGAGGCAATAGCCTATCTCGCCGCAGAGCAGGCCGGTAGGCAGGCCCAAGAGGCTAACGAGTCTGCGCACTACAAGCAGCGCTTCCAGCAGGCTGTCATGGAGAACCAGGGTCTTCAGCAGATGATGATGCAGACCCAGCAGCAGCTTCAGGCTGTGCAGCAGCAGGCCCAGATGGCCGGACAGCAGATACAGCAGGCAACTCAGCAAGCTGTTCAAGCTAACGATGAGGCTCTGCGACAGACCCAGCAAGCGGCTAACATGAGGATGGGGATGCAGCAGATGCGCGCGCAGATGCTCCAGGTAGCCTCTCAGGAGCCCGATGCCATTGCCACCCAGATGCAGCAGGAGCAGGCACAGGCTCAAGCGCAGCAGCTTGCTAGTGAGCTACAACCACCTCCGGAGGCGGGGATGGAAGGTCCTCCACCAGTCCCAGCAACGCCTCAAAAGGCCGAGGAGGAGGCTGTACAGGCAGAGAAAGCACAGCAAGAGGCTCAGCAGCAGGCGATGCAAGCAGAGCAGGCAGCCCAAGGAGCTCAGATGAAGATGGGCTCTGCCTGGGACTACGCCGCACCCGCTGTAGGGGCTCTTCTAGGCGCCGGAGGCTCTATACAGCAGACCATGCAGGGGGAGGAAGGTCTTGCTAAGCGCCGAGAGGCCATTCAAGCGTTAGAAGGAAAGGGCGGGTTCGCTAATGCGATGAGGATGGCAAAGGCGAAGGCAGGATTAGCCGGGGCAGAGATGGCTGTAAGCAATCCTATAGGCTCTGCATTGATGGGTGCCGCGGGGGGAGGAGCTATAGGAGGGGCATTTAGGGGCGCTCAGATGGGAAAGAAGACACAGAGTCTTCTAAAGGACATCGCCAATTCACGTGGAGAGCTGGCTCGATTGGCTAAGTGAGGATTACGATGCTGGATACGTTTCTAGAGGTTGCAGCAGGTCATTACAAGAAGGCCAACGACAAGGCCCGTACAGTAGAGCTCATGTCTCGTCTCCCTAAGGAGACCCTCATGAAGATTGCTAGTGGACAGCTGAAGCTGTCCGGGCTGTGCGGAGACGATGATTGGCTTGAGAAGTACAAGGGAACTCCCCTTTTGCCCGCCGCCATTCAGCTTGCACAGCAGGAGCTCGAGCTCGAGCAGCAGGACATCGAGCAACGGGCGCAGCGCAGGGCAGAGAGGGAGGAGGACGACACCTTCGCTGCAAGAGACCAGCTTCAGGTACAGAAGAAGATGCTAGACCTCGAGCTAGCCCAGGTAGGGGAGGGTGCCCCCTCAGAGCAGGCAGAGCCAGAGGCGGCAGAGCCCGCACCAGAGGCCCTTCCCCCGCCAGGACCCGAGCCCATGCCCACGACTGAGACGCCCCCTGAGGTGTCGGCTCCTCCTGGTATGGGAGCAGCCCCTATAAAGGCCGCTGCAGCTCGTATGCGCAAAGCCGCAGCAGTGCTAGACATGTCGGCTAGGGAGAAGATTAAGAGCAAGAACTTCGCAATCCCCAAGGGAGGGAAGGGCGAGGGCTCCTACCCCATCCATGACCCGGAGCACGCAAGGAACGCCCTTACGCGCGTGCGGCAGTTTGGCTCCCCAGCGGAGAAGTCAAAGGTCTACGCTGCTGTGGCGAAGAGGTACCCAGCACTTGCTACGCGCTCAGAGGTCATCCCAGAGAAGAAGCAGCGCACCGCAGAGAAGAAGCTAGGGCTATCCAAGGGCGAAGAGTCCATGAAGATGGAGAAGGCCAAGCAGAAGGTCTCTGGTGGATGCCAGAAGATGTCTGGCAGCTGCAAGACGGCGTCAGAGCTCCAGAAGGAGGCTCTAGGTCTCGGTGCTATCGGTAAAGGGATAAGCTCTCTTCTGACAAGGGCCCCAAAGGTCGTCACCGGTGCGGCGAGCAAGGTTCCTGGGGCAGTGAAGGGAGGCACCCTTCCCTTCCTATCCAGGCTTGCTAAGCCAGTGGGGCAGGCAGGCCAGAGATTTACGGGCTTCGCCAAGGCGTCCTCTGCGCAGGAGGAGCACTTCCTCGAGGCTGCACAAGAGATTCTCGTGAAGAGCGCGCAGGTGAAGCTTAGAGATGGTGAAGAGCTAACCGAGCTCGAGAAGGTAGCCCTCGGTGCTTTTATCGGCAAGCTGGTAGGCGGCGCTAGGCGCGCAGGGTCAGCGTTATTGAAGGGCGGAAAGAGTCTCGTTGAGGCCGGTACTGCCGGAGCCAAGGGAATGACCACGGGCGGTAAGACATTGATGCAGCGAGCTGCAGGTCCTGTTGCTCCTGGAGCGGCAGCGCCTATGGCTGCTACCGGTGGCGGAGCCAAGGGCTTCTTACATGGAGTAGGGAAGCAGTGGCAGGCGCTAGCCAAAACGAACCCTGGTGCCGCCGCTGGTTTGGTTGCAGCACCGGTTGCTCTAGCAGGACTTGGGGCAGGGTACGTGGCTGGGAAGGACTAGATGAGCGTTCCCCTCAAGATAGAGCGGTTAAAGGTTCGCTCACTCAACATAGACCACAACGAGGTTACGTGGGTCGTGCAGTCCACAACAGAGGATGTGCTGGATTACACGTTCCAGGTGATGCGGTCTGAGAGCGAGATGGGCCCGTACGAGCTTTTGGCCGCTCCTTTTGAGGACCGCTACATCTTTCTAGACAACGCAATCAAGGTCGGTCACTCGTTCCGGCGCTACTACTACCAGATTCGTGTAACTAGAAAGAGTGATGGGGCATCAGAGGACTTTGGACCTTCTAGCTTGTCTCCCGAGCCAGACCTAATAGCGATAGAGCTCCGTAAGCACATGAACCTCCTGTTTAGGGAGTTCGCAGGTAGAAGATGCTGGGCTCTTCCTGTTCGTACGTTCGGGCAGCGCTGCTCTTGCTGGAGCAAAGCACTAAACAAGAGCACAAAGAGTGGGTGCAGGGCGTGCTACGACACAGGGTTTACACGAGGGTACATGTACCCGGTAGAGAGCTGGGTGGCATTTGACCCTAACGCGAAAGCAGAGCAGATGTCCTCTGTAGGGAAGCAGCAGCAAGAGAACACAACTGCGCGCATGGGCTACTTTCCTGAGCTAAAGCCGTTAGACCTAATCATAGAGCCGGAGAACGTTCGTTGGCGTGTAGTGTCTGTATCCTCTCCAGAGCATCTTAGAGCTGGCGTTCTACAAGAGCTACAGCTGCACAAGATACCAAAGACGGATGTAGAATACGCCATAGAGCTGCAGCTAGATAACGCCCTAGAGGATATCTTCTTCTCTCCTGCTAGAGCGTACACCAACCCGCAAACGCTAGATGCGTTCGAGCGTGAGGAGATACCGAGCATCTTCTCTCTATACCCAAGCACGTACGGAAAGATTAAGACATGAGGGTTCTACGTCCAGATGAGGTAGAGAAGTGCGCACAGGGTACTGCAGAGACGTACGTCCCCTGGTATGGTGCAGCCGCTGGGGGTACTGGTGGAGCTCTGGCAGGGCAGAAGCTACTTCAGGGTACCAGGTATGAGATACCAGCTGCTTTAGCGGGGACGCTACTAGGGACGGCTCTAGGTGTGCATGGTGGGGAGGCTATAGGTCGAACGATAGACCGAGCTAGAGCCCGCAAACAGGTCAACGGCAGTGTGAAGACTGCTGAGGAGGTATCCAACGACCGGGAGAAGCTCAAGAGGGTGCTTAAGGTCATGGGGACCACTGGTGCTGGGCTAGCAGCGGGAACCCTAGCCGGGGCGGGCGCTGGGTACGGAGTAGGCAGGCTGGTGCAGAGGGCCACCGGAAAGCCGATACCTCTTAAGTACGTTGCAGGAGTTCCCGCTCTTGTTGGCGCTGGGATGGGAATAGCGCACCCAATCATGAAGGCTATTGCCAAGAGGGAGATGGACCGTGCCATCGAAGGCGAGAGCGATACGGCCGGATAGAGGCTTAGCCGGCAGTAGCTTTAAGTACACGCCTCTTCAGCATCTCCGTGAGACATTCGTTCTGTTCTGTCAGGGCCTATTCTCCGCAGCTCCTCCTGGTGCTTTTCACTGGAGCGAGGACATAGACCACACAGAGATAGTCATCTGCGACGAGAACCCAATCAACATAGAGAAGATAGGGTCTAGACCTGCGATTAACTTCGTAAGAGGTCCAATCCAGTTCAGCTCTATAGGTCTTGACGACATGGTTGGGTACCAGTTCGACTCAGGAAAGAAGACCAAGGAGGTGTTCGTACCAGGAACTATGAGCATCAATTGCTGCTCAGCAAATGACCTAGAGAGTGAGCAGGTAGCCTGGATTGTAGGAGAGATGACATGGCTGCTCAGAGAGCTTCTTCTTAAAGAGGGAGGGCTCTTTGAGGTGGGACGCCGTATCTCTATGGGCTCCCCTTCACCGGCGGGCTCCATAATCGCCAACGACCAGGGTGCGGAGTGGTTCGCCACGACACTGCAGATACCGTTCCAGATGACTAGACGCTCTGCGTTTACTCCTCTCGGTAAGACCATCGTACAGAGCATAGAAACGCAGATGTCTACTCGTTACAGCTCTGTGGGCTCTAGAGGAGCTCCTAGTCCCGGATACGGCATCTACGAGTGCCCACCAAACGGCTTCCCGGACGCTACAGACGCTCACGGGCGTACAGCAGACCCAGCGGGTATAAGGCAAGACCCGCTACCGAAGGTGTATCCACATACGCCCTCTACAAGGGTACGATATGTGCGACCCTACAACCTCAGACAAGGGCTCAAGCCTCCCTCTATGGGGGGCCTACCTATTCCCATAACCCGTACATGCGTGGAAGAATCGGAAGTGACCTCCCTGGACGTTTCTGGTGCGGTCAAGACCAAGTAGAAGGAGCAGAAGATGGCTAATGAAGAGCTCCCCCAACCAGGAGTAGAGGTAGTTCAGGTCTTTCGGGCCACCTCCCCTTCGGTAATCACACCAACACTTCTCAGCTGTGTTGTGGGTGTCTGCAAGCAGATTGTGGAGGTCTACGAAACGAACGCTGCGGGCTCGAGCTCCTTAAACGGAGACGCCCTCATACAGCTCCCTGCCTTTTTTGAGGCGCCAGCTGGACCGTACACAGGCTTGCATGGGGCTAACCTAGTGTTCTCAGCTAACTACGGACCAAACATTACCGTAGTCTTCGATGACCCCCTGATAACGGGTCTAAGCGCAGCAACAGTGGTGAGTCAGGTGAACGCAGCGCTTACAGCGCAAAGCGTAACATCCGTTACAGCGGAGCTTGTAGGCTCTGACCGATGGCGCCTGCGCTCTGTAGGTGTTGGAGAGTTCCAGACACTCTACATCGACCCATCTACAACGCCTGTGTGCCAGACTGCTTTTGCAATCGGGTTGGGCAAGATGTACCAGGGTCTTACGGGGTACAACCAGTACGAGGTTGTTGTTCCTGAGACTAACTTCCCTGACCCGAACAGCAACCTAGATGAGCTGGCGATAGAGAGCAGCTCTATTCGGGCTTTCATGTACACCGGGGAGTCTACCTCTCTCTACGAGGCGATGAGAGATGCTGCGTTTCTCCGTAATGGAGTGGTCGATGATGCAGCGACGGTTACGGGAGCCACCGACATAACCCAGGCCACCAATCCTCTTTGGTACGCCCCCGCTGGCACGCTGGATGGTACCGACTTCAACATTCAGTTTGAAGGCGGAGCAGTCATCAACGTCAACTTCATCGAGTCTGCCGGCCACCTTGTAGATGAGACCACGTTGATAGCGCGCATCATGGCGCTGGTGACCGACATCCAGGCGACCATTGAGGTTACGGGTGAGCTCACGCTAACCTCCCTCATCGCGGGCTATCCAGGCTCATTCACTGTGAGTGCTGGTACCGTTGACGCTCTAGCGATTCTAGACCCAACGTCATCCTTGGTAGGGACGCACAACGGCAACAGCATAGAGGCGGTAGATGACGGCAACGGTGATGCTGTAACTCCTATTCTTGAGTTCGCGAATGAGGACTTCACTGCGGCACCCACTCAGGCGGTAGCATCTGGAACGGGACCTATCGCTGTCTGGCCTGCGGCAGGAGAGACACTCATCTTGAGCGACGGTAAGCAGGAGCAGACCATCACCTTCCTCGGCACAGAGGTGACTATTGCCGGTGGCGCCCCAGACCTGAAGACAGCCATCGAGGCTGTTCTCGGTACCGCCGCAGGCGGCAAGCTAACCGTTACAGACGTTGGCGGCGTGCTCACCATCACGCACTCTGACTTCGGTACGGACTCTCAGATACACGTCATAGGCGGAACCTACCTGGCAAACTCTCTGTTGGCCGCAGGTACATACAGGCCGACGGCCATGTCTCTACCTGAGCCTGGCGACGAGCTCTGGATTGACGGCGCCTACTACGGGCTCATCACTCAGGTGGCCCCTGGCGGGCTAGCGGACCGCCTAAAGGTGGACTCGCAGGTCACAATCAGCCCGAATGTGGGAGCTTACTTCTACATCGTGGCCAAGAACCTCCCAGGGTCGGCGACTAGGCCGGACCCGGAGCTGACCATCGACCTGTACGGCAATGCCATTCTCAAGCCAGAGATGCTGAGGGACATGCAGGGAGACCCAGTTGTCTCTAACGCTCCTCTGTACCTAACGTACACGGCCTTGCGGCTAGATGTGACATCTAGAGCCTCTAATCCTGGTCTGCTGAAGATGGACAGCACCACGGACATCGAGGATGCTATCCCGCCAATCACCACGGACAACCCGCTTGCATTGGGGATGTACTTTGCCTCGGTGAACGCCCCTGGTTCACAGGTAACCGGTCTAGGCGTAGACGAGGTCAGTGCGGATGCTCCCTACGGTACCGTAGAGGGGTTCACCCGAGCGGCTGAGTACCTAGAGGCGTTCGAGGTGTACGCCATCGCCCCCCTTACTCACGACGAGTCAGTTGCGCAGGTGTTTAACACCCACGTAACGTTCATGAGCGAGCCGTCAAACAAGGGAGAACGCATTGTTCTCTGGAACCCAGACATGCCCTCCTATGCCAGGGACACGCTGATTGCCTCCGGTAACGACGGTAACTCCTCTGGTCCGACTGGTTTGCTATTCGACACCAAGGTCACGAACCTCACCACCTTGGTTCTCGCCGAGGGAATCAATCCTACGGGCGTAATCCCAGTGTCTGAGGGGCTGTACCTGGACATCGCCAGTGACAGCAAGAGGTACAGCGTTGCTGGCATCTCCGGTTCTACCATCACAATCCGTACGTCGTTCGCCGCCGGTGAGAACGATGACAGCTACTACTCGACCACGGCGTTGAACGCGTCTCCTCTACCGGCCTACCTGGTTCAGGAGCAGTTCTCAATCAAGGTGCGCGGTGCAGAGCTTGTAACGGTGGCTGGTGACGTTGACCGAAACGCCATCGCAGACAACATCCAGGCAACTGGGCGTGTGTTCCAGAACAGGCGCTTTTGGATGGTTGTGCCGGACCAGACGGCAGCTACCGTCGGTGGTGTAGAGACAGTCATGGATGGCTTCTACATGTGTGCGGGCATCGTGGGCATGATTAGCCAGCAGCCTCCACAGCAGTCATTCACCAACTTCCCAATGTCTGGGTTTACGCGGGTCATTGGCTCTAACGACAGCTTCTCTCGTAGCCAGCTCAACAGGATGGCAGCTGGAGGGGCGTACATCATCGTGCAAGAGGCGGAGGGTGCCCCATTGACCGCTAGGATGGCGCTCACCACGGACATGACGAGCATCGAGACCCGTACAGATTCCATCACCAAGGTTGTGGATATGACGGCGAAGTTCCAGCGAACAGGTCTCAAGAACTTCATCGGGCGCTTCAACATCACCCAGGGATTCTTGGACTCTCTCGGTACGGTGCTAGACGGTTTGACAACCTTCCTCACCGATATTGGCGTGCTCATCGGCGCAAACGTGAACAACATCATCCAGGACGAGGACACTCCAGATACGGTGCTCATCGATGAGACGGTGGACGTTCCGTACCCCTGCAACTACATCCGCCTTACAATAACGGTGTAGGGCGATGGGAGCACCAATCGACCTCATCCGAAAGACAGCAGCTGCACAAGCTTGCAGCTGCTATCTGGAGGAGTACGTTGGTCCCCCGGCTGTGTCTGCGGTGGCCATGGTAAACCTCAAGAAGGCTGCATCAGCCGACCCAAGGCTCCTTAGAGCGGCTGCCTGGGCCGCAGGAGACGGCGATGCGCTAGAATTGTATGAGCTGCTAGGCGGCACTTACAGGTAGGTCATGCTGGATAACGTCACAACCTCTTCGGGAATAAGGGCTCTGAAAGGAGATACCCTCATGAAAAGGTTTGACGATTTCACAGGCATGACGTTCGGATGGCTCAGTATCACCAAGCAAGCTCAACCTGACGAGCACTTCAACACCTGGTGGCGCGCAACGTGTCGCTGCGGGAAAGAGCGCTCTATCAGGGCCTCTCAGATTAGAGAGGGCAAGTTTTTTACCTGCGGCTCTGAGGAGTGCAGGTTCTGGTCTAAGGTAGACAAGACAAGCTCCGACAAGGGCTGCTGGCTCTGGACCGGTGCAGTAAAGGACACAGGGTACGGCGTCTTCAAACCCAGTCCGCATGCTACAGTGGTTAAGGCCCCTAAGTACGCATGGGAGTCTACAAGAGGACCGGTACCAAAAGACAAGTGGTTGTTGCACAAATGTGATGACCGGAGGTGCTGTAACCCAGAGCATCTGTACCTGGGTACGCACCAAGACAACATGGATGACATGAAGAGGCGAGGAAGGAGTAAAGTACCTCGTCTTAAGGTCGCCGAATCGGATAGAAAAACTATCCGGGAGAGATACTCCTCTGGGGCGTCCCAGACTGAGCTCGCCAAGGAGTTTGGTGTGGGGACGCGTACAATACGAAGGATTATCAGAGAGGTAGGAGGATAGGACATTGGCTGGGAATTTCTCCGATTGGCAACCGTACACCACCTACGTGCAAGCGGGGATGGTGGATGGAGCTTACGCAAACGCAGGCTTCACAATGCTTGCTGCAGGCCCCCCGCGTATCGCGAACATCGGTGGGGCGGCGTCGTTCGCCTCTGCCATCAGCGGTAGTGGGCAGAATGCAAACCAGATTGTCTACCCTGTAGGCATCATCCAGAACTTCAACCTGTCTCACACACGGCAGTTCAGCCGTATCTTTGAGATAGGCTCTGAGCGTTCCTACTTCATCGCTGGTAGGACGGTGGGTCAGCTGGCTCTTGCGCGCATCTACTACCACGGTCCGTCCCTCCTGCGGACCCTGTACGCGTACTACCAGGACCTCATCCCGCCCACCTTCGTACCAGCCTTGTGGCCTAACGCTGGTACGGCGAGCATGGCGAATCCTCACGATGTCGTCATCCCTCCTGGGTACGAGAACATCTACATCAACCTTGCGTCAGACCTGTTCGCTCAGCCAATCGGTCTGCTGATGTACATCAGAGACATCAACCAGGATGCGCTGGGAGCGATGTACTTCGAGGCATGCTACCTCCCAAACCATTCCTGGTCTACGGACGCGCAGGGAGTGCTCATTCAGGAGCAGACATCTGTACAGTTTGAGAGGGCTGTACCGGTCGCAATCAGCGCCTTGACGCTTACGAGCGGGCTTAATGCTGGTGGAGCCAGCGCAAACGAGACCTTCCTGGGAATCCCGGGTAGCTAGGAGGAGCCATGGCAACGCCTTTTACAGTTAGCGGAAGCCTGCAGATACCGCCCGACTCTGGGCAGCCTGTAGCTCCAATCCCATTCTCTCTGTCGAACCAGTACGAGGCCAAGACTCGTATGGAGCTCAACCTGGTGGGCGTGGGCACGCACAGCGTGTGCTTCGGTACCATCGCAGCTCCTGGAGCCAAGCTCATCCTGGTAGAGGTAGATGCTGACCCTGCGGCAGCCCCCATCTACGTGCAGAACAACGGTGGAGTCGCCGGTCAGATAGAGATAGCTGCCGGCGGATTCATGATAATCGGCAACCCTGCTCCTGTGGCAGGAACCTCATCCATGCAGATTGTTCACAGCACCAACAACAAGGTGCATGTTACCATCCTTGGGTGAGCCTGATGACAGCCCTCCAACCAGCTAAAGGCTTGACCGAGGTAGCGGTCAAGGGAGGGCTGTCGCTTGTCGAGTCAAGCATCCTGGGGGCTATCACGGTAGTAGCCGTAGGAATCGCCATCTTTGCTATATGGAAGCTTAGCAGAGTGCAGGATGCTCGTGTGTCCGACCGAGAGAAGCTGAGCTCAGAGAAGGACAAGCTCCTTTCCGAGCTCATAACCCTAAACAACAAGATGACAGAGACCTTCAGCGCCACCAAGTCTAGCATTGATGAGCTCCGCTCCTCTGAGAGGGAGGGGCAGGAGGTTCTTCGGGGGGTGCGCCAGTCATTGGATACTGTTGTCCTGGAAGCAGTTAAGCGTAGAAGGTGACGGTATGTTGACGTTCCTTAAAAGGGTGCTCTGGCCTCCTGTTGAGGAGGAGTGCGAAGACTCCAGGTTAGCCGAGGAGACTAAGAAGCTGAGTGAGCGGGGAGAAGAGCTTGCTAAGCTTCAGATGTCTCTAGCTGATATTAAGGAGGAGTCTGAGCGCAAGAGCGCAGAGCTCAAGGTCCTCTCAACAACAGGGGTATACCAGGCCCTGCCTGATGACATATCAGAGGAAGAGAGTGTAGACCATGTCGGAGACAGCTTCCCGCCGTAAGACTAAGATGCGGCATGAAGGTAGGGATGAGCAGAGCACTATTGACGAGCTCGGAGAGCACTTCTCTGCCCTATTGGGCCCACTTGGGGAGATTCTGTGTCACATGCAAGACCAGAACAGTAGGGCGCTTGAGCAGATAGAGGAGTCTAGGCGGGTCACCGTAGCGCTCAAGGAGAATAACAAGCGGCTTGTTCTTCTATTAGGCTTCGTAGGCGTCTGCGTGCTAGTTGCTAGCTATCTTATACTGCGCGTACACCTAATCACCCTACAGCTGGAAGAGACACAGACGACCATATCAGACGCCAGGGGTTCAATAGAGAATGTTCTTACCATCTCTAGGCAGTCTAAGCGGGAGCTAAAGGATACGAAGGATGCGGTAGAGGAGTCTGCCTCAAAGGTGACTCTAGAGAAGGGTGATGGCGGGGTATCTGTTGTTGTACGGCCGTCTAGAAGAGGTCGCGCGATAGATGCGGGGAGACCTGTGGTGAAGATTCCTGTTACAGTACCAAGCAGGCTGAGGGTCGAGGAGGAGCCCGACCCTGGTAAGAAAGAGAGAAGGTAATGCCCGTACTCCTTACGCCTGGTGAAGCTGCCTCTCAGGAGGAGACTGCAGCGCGTATCAGCGCCGCAGCTAACGCTCTAGCGGCTAGGAAGGCAAAAGCCAACATACGCTCCAGGGTAGCGGAGGCTAGGAAGATGGAGGCTACCATCTCTGGGTTTGGTCCTCAGGCGGGTAGAGCTGCCGCTCTCATGGACCCTGAGATGATAAGGGAGCGCAGAGAGATGCTTCTAGAGGGCGGCCCTGAGATGTACCATGACCTCCCTGAGTACGAGCGCCTAACCCAGTTCGGCTCCTCTGTGACTCCAGAGGCTTACGAGCTAGCAGCTAAGCAAGCATCTATCGCCTTGTACGGCAGGCAGCTGGGTGAGTCCCTTGCGCGCAGCATGCACAAAGAGGCTGGTATGGGAGGTGTAGGCGGCCTCATAAGCAAGGGAAAGAAGACTCTTATAGGTCTCGGGGAGGACCTGGCTGGGAAGCTTAAGAGGGCTCCCAGTCCTGGAGCCTCTGTGTCGGGTGCTGCGCGCAGAGCAGCTCCTAGCCATGTTCCTAACGCGAGCCGGGAGATTATTCCTGACTACAGGAAGACATGGACTGTACGGCCTATCACTGCCGCAGATACTCCTATACCCAGCGGGGGTGCCCGCGCCTCGGCTGCTAAGGTGGCTCCTAGAAGGACGGTACTAGAGACTCCGACACAGGCTTCCCCGGCAGGTGGTGGACCGTACAGGCAGGCCGCGGTACCCCCCTCGTCTGTACCTGCGCCGCCGGCGGCAGCGGCCACCTTACCCTCTCCTGGTGTGTCTCCCAGCCCAGGCTCACAGGCGCGCCTTAGTGGGGGAGCAGGGTTTGCTAAGGACCCTGTCCCGTCTAGAGGATTATCTCCGGCACAGAAAGCAGAGGCAATGTCTCCCTGGGAGGCTGAAGGGCGGAATATAAAGGCTCAGAGTGCGGCAGGTAGGGAGGCTATGGCGGCTAGAGCTACCGGTAGGTCTCCTGCTTCTGCATCCCCCGCAGAGCTGGACAAGATGACGGCGGAGGCCAACCAGCTTATGGGGGAGGCTGGTGGAGTACTGGGGGATGTTAGAGAGGGCGTAGCCGCACTACCGAGGCCGGCTGTAGCACGTCCTAGCTCAAAGCCCTTCATCGGTACGGGCGGTAAGCTAGCTCTTACGGGGTTGGCGGGAATGGGGCTTCTTGGAGCGGGTGCGATAGCTAGAGGCGGGGCACAGGCGGCCTCTCCCTATATACGGTCTGGTGTGGGTCCTCAGGAGACGTACGCTAACCCGCACGCCGGTCTAGTTCACTCTCCGAGCCAGTACGGGTACGTCTACTAGAGCTCCCAAGGGTCCCTTCGTGGTCTTCTTTTAGCGGTCTTGACCTCAGGAGGCTTCGGAGGGGGTGCTTGGGCAAACTCTACTGTGGCGGCATCCAGCATAGCTCGCTCGTCGTCCGTGAGCTCGCTCAGCTGCTTTCCAGCCATCATCTCTTGGATAAGTGCGGACACCTCTGGTCCGTATCTGCTTGGGTCGTCTATCAGGTCCTGAAATAGAGCTCTAGGGTCACCTAGTAGTGCTTCAAATATCCCTTGGTCTTTGCGTCCGTGCTCATCTGTCAGGCTCAGTCTCTGAGGTGGCATCACCTGCGGCGGCTCTAATCGCGGACAGCTCAGTGGGAGTGAATAGTCCGGATAACCGTGCGCCAAGAGAATCGCGTTTGGTTTCGTAGTACTCACTTTGTATCTCCTCTGCGTGCGTCACCAAGAAGTAGGATAGCACGCCGCTAGCTGCCCTACCGGGGAACACCATTCTTGTGTGTCTTGCGCTTAGAACCTCGGCGTACATAGACAGCAGCTTCCAACATGCAGGTGTTAGATACAGCTGTACGTGCTTTCTCTTTGTCGTTGCTTTACTGTCTTTGCTCTTGCTCATGATGTAGAGTAGACCCATGAAGGCGTTGAGAAAAGGCAGTAGAGGTGAAGATGTTCTTAGATGGCAAGAGTTTCTACGAGGACAGCGCCTCTATTGGGGCGTCTGCGACAAAGTGTTCGGTAGGCAGACGGAGAAGGCCACAAAAGAGTTTCAGAGGAAGAGCTCTCTTTACCCTATAGACGGTATTGTAGGTAACGACACCTACGCCGCAGCAATGAAGGAGGGGTTCTCCGTGGTTGCGAGCGACAGTACTGCGCAGCGTGGACCAAACTGGCCTCCTCCTCCCAAGGGGATACGCAAGGTGGTCCCTGCGGAGAGGATGGAGCTGTTCGGGAAGATGCTCTACAGACCAGCTCCTGTAAGCGGTAACCCTGAGGCCATAGAGATAACCAACGATTGGGTTAAGCAGAACATTGTCAAGGCACGGATACCGGAGCTAAAGCAGGTTAGAGGAGTATTCCACGGTGGGGTGCTCTACGGTAGGGGGGCTGAGGATGTTTGGTGCCACCGGTTGTTTGTAGAGCCCCTAAGAGCTACCTTTGCAGAATGGGGTAAGGAAGGGCTCGTGCGCGACATTCTGACCTTTGACGGTCTGTGGGTGCCGCGGTACATCAGAGGCTCTAGGTCTGTTCTATCCAACCACAGCTACGGTACCGCCATAGACATTAACGCAGCATGGAACGGGTTTAGGTGCAGACCAGCACTAGTGGGGCAGAGAGGCTGTGTTAGAGAGCTCGTTCCTATCGCGAACAAGAATGGTCTGTGGTGGTTGGGGCACACCATGAACGACGGCATGCACTTCGAGCTGAGCTACGAGGCTGCGGTGAAGAAGGACCCAGGATGACTCACCCCTTCCCCTGGGAGCTTCTAATCCTGGTGGGACTAGCGCTGATAGCAGCGGGGCTTGCAAGGGAGGATGACAGGTGGTAACGTACTAAGACATTCATAGGTATTCCTCCCCCGGCAACATCTTTACCTACTTGGTAGACATGTTGCCGGGGGTCTTTCTTTTGTCTACTAGGATGGGCTAGGAGTCCAGCGGATGCCTTTGGTTGGCACCCAGATATCGCTAGTGTCGCTTCGGGCGATGAAGGCCGAGCTAACCCATGCGTGCCCTTGAAAACCCCACCCAAGACCCCAGGAGTTTCGTAGGTAGAACTCTAGCTCGCCGTTACGCGTGCGCACTCCGGTGAGTATCATGGCGTGCCTGCCCTTGTTGACGGCCTCGGGCTCTAGGACCTTGTCCTCGCCCCTGTACGCCATGAACTCGTTACCAACGGGGGTGCCGAACACTACTGGATGGTCTGTTCGGATGGCTATCTCTATCTCCTTTAGCCTCTGGTCGTCACTGGATGTGAGGGTGTAGGCGCCCTCTAGTCGGTGATTGCTGGCCATGGTGTAGAGGTCTGCCTCGGGGAAGGCGTAAACCATGCTCTGGTCGTACTGGTAGTACTTCTCCTCTACAGTACCTATCACTGTTAGCTGGTGCGCTGCTGCTCTGTTGTATGTTCCTCCATCCACATCTAGCGCCCCGTGTAGGATGCGGGAGATGTTGTAGAGGAACTGACGGCTGAGCTGCTCCACGGCGTCACCCTGGGAGAGTCCGTCAAGAATCTCCAGTGAGTCGCACCAGGCGTTTGCTACGCACGAGCCTTGTCCACCCTGGTTGCTGATGGGTGTGTACTCTGGGATGATGTGCGTGTTGGAGGCGGTCTTCACTAGGCGGCCTAGCGTGCTTGAAATCGAGGAGAACATCAGCTTTAGCGGTAGCTTTACAGGGTCTCCGTTGGCATCAACAGCAACCATGTCTTTGTCCTCTAAACAGTAACCTACGTTGTGCATGCTCATTCCTTCTCTTGTCCTATCGGGGTGTACAGGACACCCACGGCGTCATGGGGTTCGCTTACGTCTGAGTACATACCCTCCCCACACGAGTATGTACCATCCTCTCCCACGAACAGTGCCCTCTTCTCGCACCACGAGCACCTAGGTAGCCCACTAGCTGAGGCGACCGCCCCCCTAGGATTCGGCATCCCGCAAGCGGAGAGCTCCCCGTCCTTGTGTCTGGGTACGAACTCCACCAGCTTGTTGTCTTGGTTGTAGAAGGCCATGACGAAGGAGCTACCTCCCGTAGCGTGGAGGAGGATGCCGTTGATGAGGCTCAATGCGCTGAGCACCTCTGCATGCCTTTTGTCGGTCACCCTATTAGCGCGCATAAGGTCCCCTAGGGCCTTACTGTCTTCCTTCAGAACGCTGTTCAGGTACTCAGCTGCTTTTACGGCTAGGTTGTTCACTTCGTCATCACAGGACATTGCTTCACCTCGTCGCAGCTAGTGGCGTTCATGACGCACTTTGGGTTCATGAACACCCCTCCTTTCTCCTGAACGCGCTCGCATATCTCCTTGAAGGTCTCTCCATTCTTGTTGACCCACATGGGGTCTCCTGCACGGTCCTTGCACTGCAGCTTCTTCACGTTGTCACCGGCTGCTCCGCAGAGCTCGGTGTCCTCTACCTCTGGTACGGGGACTGGGCCGGGGGGACAAGCGGTAGCTAAAAGAGCGAGGGCTAGAATGATGTGTCTCATGTGAAGAGCTTACTTCCTGCGGGAGGTTGGGTCTACCCTCTCATCGTCTATAAGCGGTACACGCTCTACCCCCTTACCGTACGGCCAGTGTATCTCAGCGTACCCGTCGCGCTTGATATATATCGGCTCGTTTGGGTATCTACGTCTGCTATTCTCCAGGTCGCTGTCCTTGGTCACCTTTATCATGGAACCTCCTGTATGATGCCTGCCATTGCTGTTGGATGTGTGTACGGTATCTGTGCGTTGCTCCGGGCAGTGTCGTATACACGGAATTGAGCTGAGCCCCCTGTGATTGTGAAGCTCGAGGGAGCATTGCGGTAGGTCACCAGTGCCCCTCCTTGTACGTCTATGCCGTAGGTAGCCGCTGGATTGGACCCGTAAAGCTTGTACTGCATCCTGAAGTGAGTGCCTGATGTGATGATGAAGCCACTACAATCTATCACTCCGCACCAGGACATAAACACCGTAGTCTTATCCAGTACGACGATTCCAGCAGAGTCTAGGAAGACTGTCTCGGTGAACTTCCATATCAGCCCGCCCAGGATGCACACACTAGTCACCAAGGAGCAGATATCCTCCATCTGCGCTCCTTGAAATGACGTCTGGCTACCCATGGTACCACTCATATGGCACCCATAGGTGTACGTGGTGCCTGCGGTCCCCGGCACTAGGTTCCTGATGGAGCAGTGAATGAACGCCGTGATGCCGGACCCATTTACGAGACACAGAGTTCTGTCTGGGGAGAGTATGTCTAGGTCCTCTACGACGAGCCGTACGTTCTGCGTGTCACCAACATTGTTGTCGTCCTTGGACGACATCCACACGTTCGCCACAGATAAGCTTCTTACAGACGTCGCCTCTAGAATCTCGTAGTCATCCCCTGTAGCAGGCCACCATCCGTACATCCAGAAAGGCAGTGGGATAGGTCCCGTCTCTGCGTTAGGGGCGTCGTAGAGCCACTCCGAAGCTAGAGCGCGCTTAGAACCGGTGTCCTTCCCCACCCAGCCAGTATCTCCAGCTACCTGCCCGTTTACAGCCCTTATGCGCTTGTACATGTATCCGTCTGCACCCCACCCAGCTGGTAGGGCCGTGTCCTCTATCTCGATGGGGACGTTAGTCGGGTAGACGATACCCTGAACGTTGGTTAGCGTCCCTGTGTGGAGCACAGTTAGAACCCCGGTAATGTGCAGACGACCGTTCTCTGAGATGCCGAAGTCATGGAGCACGCAGTCCTCATCAAGATAGTCTAAGATGGTAACCTTGGTGTACTGGTCTATCGTCTGTCCTCTAAGGCGCCGCATGAGCTCCGAAAACGACTTGAGCGGTGATGCGGCAGTAGCTCCATTGTTGCTATCACTCCCCGCGGAGGATATGTACCACTCTGCTTGTAGCGCCGCCTCCGGAACACCGAGCTCCCCCTCTATCCCTATGAATGCGCCCTCTATGTCTCGTCTAAGGTCGTAAAGTTCGCCACTCAACCCACCTTTGGGGCGTACTAGGTGGTTGATGTATGGTCTGCTATGGCTGAAGGACCTAGATGACATGCGCTTTCTCCTGCAGAATTAGGGGGTCATACCAGTGTATCGCAGCTTACACCCCTTGGAGAACGTGGTAGAGCTCTACTTATTTTTAATGTACGGCGAGAAGGAGCACAGTTACACTTGCTTCTAAGACAGAGTGCTGTACTGTAGAAGCTAAACTAGAGCCCACGCAGAGCGTGGCAGTTTACTAAGGAGTAAACGTGGGACAGACAAAGCCAGACATCAGTGACTTCAAAGCCAAGGTAAAGCAGGGCGACAAGTACAAGGGAAAGCAAGGAGCCCTCAAGGCCATACACAGGTTCAAGAGCTGGGGAGACGAGGAGAGAGAGGCTGCCAGGAAGTGGCTGAACGCTCACTACCGGCGTTTAGAGCGCCTCGAGGGAGCGTCTAGTGCTCCGGAGAGCAAGAAGCAGGATAAGCCGGCTAAGTCTCCAAGAGGACGCAGAGCTAAGAAGGCGGCAGCGGAGACCGCTACTGCGAGTGCTCCAGCTCCCAAGGCTAAGAGAGGTAGAAAGCCGCAGGCCAAGGCCCCCGTAAGCAAAGAGACTGCTGCTAGCGTCCGTGCAGACATCACAAAGGTCCTAGCAGAGATGAACGTCCCCCTAGAGGACTTCGTGACTCTTGCAAAAGCGGAGAAGCACCTTGCTGTGCTCGAGCGCCTTCAGGGGCTCGTCGACGGGTCAGGGAGCAAGGAGCTTCGTAGTGGCCTCGACTGCCTGGTCAAGGAGCTCATGAGCAGCCTAAGTAAGGTCGAGCCTCAGCTGCCAGAGGAGACAAAGTCTGTGTCCCCCTCGAATGGTAAGAGGCCTAGGCGCAAGAGGTTGGCCGAGAAGGCGGCAGCCAAGGATGCTCCGAAGGCAAACCCTCCAGAGAAGGAGCCCGAGAAGGAGCCCGAGAAGGAGGAGAGCTCCCCCACAAATGGAGGTCTTACGCCAGCGCTCCCCGTCCTCAAGGACCTAGACCCTCCGAGCCCCACAGCGACTCTCTAGCTGACCCCCTTCTTGGGGCGCCACAAGATTCCGATGCTCTCCTTGTCCTGCGCCAAGGAGGTTTTCCCCAGGATGACCACGTCCCCGTGGTCTTTCTTAGGTATGCTCCAGCAGAGGGTCCCGTCTGGGGTCTCTAGGAGAGCTCGGAGACGTGTGGGCTGCTCCTCTATTAGCAGCAAACCGCATGCGTCTGTAAGCTTGACGAAGGCGCAAAGAGCCTCGTTCCAGTTGCTCTCATGGGTCAGCTCCATGATGCAGGGGTGGTTTATCATCGAGCCGTCAGACGACTTTACGGGTCTCTCAGGCCAGGAGATAGCTAGCGGCGTTAGCTTTTTCTCATCCTTCCATCTACGCCGCATTACGGTAAGTCCGTTCTCAGCCATTGACCTCATGTAGTCTAGCGAGAACAAGGGAGGTTCTGTGTCTATAGGTGAGCGCATGATGGCCTTTCGTAATGGGCTGATGACGTTCCTTCCTAAGATAAAGAAGGTTGCCTACCTGACGTCAGTCTCTATCTTACCTGGGCTTGACGGTACGTACACCAGGTCATTCGTTTTCAAGGCTGAGTGGGAGAAGCCTACGAAGGGGGAGTACTGCAAGAAGTTCACGGTGGCAACCGTGTTCGGACGGAACCTACGCTCTATAAACCCGTTACCAGTTAAAAGACCGTGCGATGTTCGTGACGAGATAATCAGAGACATTCTAAACAGACGTCTACGAGGAGTACAAGATGGGCAAGGGAAGCTCTAGAAGACCGGCGCAAATATCTAATGAAGAGTGGGATAAGAGGTGGGAAGCCATCGACTGGGGCTCTAGATACACCTGCCGCACCGCCACTCCCTGTGATGTTTGCGGTGACACGGCGGAGGTAGATAGGTTCGGACACCCATGCGATGAGAGCAACCTCCGCGTTCTAGGGTTTTACTGTAGAGCGTGCTGGACCAAGCTACAAGGAGATAGACCGTGAACGAAAAGCCGACGCTGGAGAAATGTAGAGATCTGAATCTGTGGTGTAAGTGGGACGGGGATAAGGGGCAGTATGTTGCATGTGACGCCTCGGACCCTCACGCAAGAGAGGACATGAAGAGGCTAGATATGGTTCTTCAGGGAAAGGAGCCCCTCATCCTCTGCAGCGGTAAAGGAGCTAGGTAGATGATTATAGGTGTGTGCGGGTTTACGAAGGACAAGAACGGGAACGTCGGGAGCGCCCATGCGGGAAAGGACACCGTTGCCGACTACCTAGTCTACAAGTACGGGTTCATCAAGATATCCCTCGGAGACGAGATTAAGCGCATCTGCCTGAGGCTGTGGGAATTTGATGAGGACCAGCTGTGGGGAGGGTTGAAGGAGGAGCCGGATACACGGTATCTGGTTAACGGGGAGTACCTAACCCCCAGACACGCCATGCAGCAGCTAGGTACAGATGTTGCGCGTTGCATAGACCCGGATGTGTGGACGCGTATTACATTAAGGGTTGCCAGAGATGTTCTGGATAGTGGGTACGGCTACAGTAGTGTAAAAGGGATTAACCGTCTTGGGTGGCTTGGAGAGCTAGTAAAAGGTGTTGTCATCCCAGACGTTCGATTCCCCAACGAAGCGCAGGCTATCCTGGAGGCCGGTGGGAGATTGTGGGGTGTGCTCCGTACTCTAGATACTGTTGTGGCTGGCTCTACGCATGCCAGTGAGAAGTCTCAAGGTCTAGGAGACCTTGTAGGTCACTATCTTGTAAACGACGGAACGATAGCGCAGCTACACGGGCGTGTGGACAGTGTGATGGAGGCTATGCATGGATGAGCTACCGTATGAAGATGACCCCGCTACGTTCGATTCCCTACTTGAGGGTCTCAACGTGTTCAACATGTGCCGAAACCCTGTGGTGCGTGTAGCCCCAGGTAACACATCTGCAGTTCTAGTAAGTTCGGGCACTCTTCTGCCGTACATGGAGAGGAAGCTCCGGAGGCTAGGATGGACGCAACCAACGGAGTACGAAGGGTGGTGGTGCCTCTATGTGTGATATCAACGGTGATGATACTGAGAAGGACATTGCCCAACAGGCAGCTATTGCTCTCGCAGAGGCGGAAGAGGAGGACGAGCACAACGAGCCGGAGGCTGAGAAAGAGAGGTTTGTGAGGCTCCATGCCGGTCTAAATGTTTTAAGCGCATACCCTCAGCCATTTATCCGGCTGAGCAGCAACTTCCGTGGAGCGTACGCGGGTTGCGCCGGTATCTACCGCCCAGAGACTATTGTACGCATGAGAGACCTGGGGTGGAGGTGGTCGGACAACCACAGCTGCTGGTACATCTACCTATGAGGGAGCTATGAAAACAAAGCTTGGGGTAACAACACGGGAGGTTACATCAGATGCGCTACGCCCTGCAGGCCCGGACGACGAGTGCTACTACTGTCGAAGAAAGCTGGGGAGTATGCACAAGTTCTCTTGTGTCCTTGTGACTGTCAAGAGGACGTACCAGGTTTTCCTTTACAACGAGAATGTAGGAACCTGGACTGTCGAAGAGCCTGCATCGTGGGACCGCACCCTTAGGGAGTTCTTTAGGAACGGGTCATCGTGGTGTGCTAACAATATGATGACACAAGGCATGCTAGAGCTAGACGACGGCGTAGAGCTACCGTTCGACGACGTAGAGTCTGACTGCTGTACTATTTGTGATGCTGTGTCGGTGCTGCCTATCGGTGCTAGTGGTCCTGGGATAGAGGCACTAGGGGACAGCTAGGAGCTACATGGTAAACTTCTCTACATGGCAGACATCACTGTAACTCAACAGCAGTATGAGGCGTTGATATCTCTCGCTAGACAGGGAGCTACAACGGCAGAGAAGCAGAGGCTACTAGAGGAGTACCTAAAGAGGATAGAGGAGGCTAACGGTATAGTCCGTGACTTTGTGTGGGTGCAGTGGCAGGAGCTAGACCAGCCGGTTCCTGCCTACGCCCGCTTTCCGGAGACGTGGCCGCCAGAGATGCGTAGGTACATCGAGCTAGTTACTAGAAGGGTAGCTAGGGCTGATGTAGACGCCGTTCTGGCGGCTCACGCAAAACGTCCTACAAACGTTCTGTGTACCAGAGACCCTGCCGCAACGTTGGGCTGGACTGCGGTAGACGACTTCTTCGTGCTATGAGCAACGCGCAGCTAGTAACTATACGTGTAACAACAAAGATGGGGGCTACGTACCTGTTCCCGGACCTAGAGCTTCCAGCTTTAGAAAAGATGTGCAAGTACATGCAGGATGGCGTACCCATGGGAGCGTCTGGTCAGCTGTCCCTAGTAAATGCCAGCATCTCCCTACTGTCTGTTCCCTTTCGCATCATAAAGACTATTGAGGTCACAGACCCTGATGACGAGAGCATGTGGCGTGAGTGGTGGAAAGCTCCTGAAAGAGAGGACGAATGCTATCCTGTATCAACTGTAAAAAAGACGTAGAGCCTGAGGAGGGGAAGCTGTTTGCGCAGGTGTTCGTGTGCCCTGACTGTTTTAAGGTTGCGGAGACAATTCATAGAAGAGCCAAGAAGGAGCTAGAGCAGTACATGATGCTCCTAGAGGAGATGATACGCACCAGTCTCATCGCTGGTTCTCTATCTCTTAAGACGAAAGAGGGCTCTAACATCATGAGAACTGTGGAAGGAATGAAGGCCGCAATGGAGAAGGGCGGTGCTATACCTAGTGAATGCAAGAAGGAGTCTACACCGCCGCATGTACGCACCCTGGCTGCTCTTGGAGAGTCGTCTTCAGGGCGTCACTCTCCGCAGGGTACAAGGTAGGAGACCTTATCCATAAGGACCCAAGAAACGAGAAGGTTGGATTATGTCTGAAGTGCCAGAGACGAGGATTGAAGGTGATAGATGTACCCACGTTTACCGAGAGGAGGACGGTGAAGGGGCTCTGGAGCGTCCCAAAGACTTGAAGCTAAACTGCGCAGGGGCGCCGTTTAACGGTATAGACGTAGAGCCTGATGAGGCACGGAAGGGAGTGTACAAGAACGGACGTAGGATGGCGCACTTCGTCCCCCTAGCGGACCCTGAGGAGGTGGTGATGAAGATGCCAGACGGGTCAGAGGCAAGAGCGCTCCTTCACGCAACCCCGCTTCTAAGGTGGGACGCACACACCTCTCTGGCGTTTCTACAGGGAGCAAGTGTGCCCTTCCTTCTGGGTGAGAGGTTCTCCATCATTGAGGGCTCGCACAGGGCTGCATGGAGATTCCCTCCAGGGGTGGAGGATGCTGTGCTAGCGGAGATTACTAGCTGTCCTGAGGACGTATCTCCTCTTTCGCTGCTCGCCCAGATGGCAACGATGGTGCGCGCACCTAAAGCGTGACGTAGTTTGGGGGGCCTTGACAGGTCCCTCTCTTTTAGCTACTAAATAGGAGTACATTGTACTCCCTGGAGACATTGTGAAGAGGAATCCTAAGGTAACCAACTATGTTCCCCCTGATGCGGTACGTCAGGAGGACAAGAGAGAGGTAGAGCTACCTAGCAGCTCAGAGCACGTGTACGTAGCGGCTAATGCCGACCCTAGAGCAGCCGGGTACGCAGCAGCTGTACAGGCCAAGAGGAGGAAGGCAGCCTTACCCAAGCACACGGCTAAGGTCGGAGGAGCCCACGTTCCAATCCCAAAGCTAGATGAACGGCACCAGGATGGGCTGACGATGTCGCAGCAGGCTACCATGCAGCGGGGGGTTGCACCTCAAGCGGAGATGCGTGCTGTCGCAGCAGAGACTGCAGAGGCAATCAAAAGGCAGGGTAGCGTGGCCAGGCAAGACACTCCTACTACGACCATTGTAGAGATGCCTCACGATGGTGCGATGACTCCGCAGCAGCCGCAGGGTATGCCCCATCCGGCATCCATGGGGATACTACCCATGGATGTGCTTCCTGAGGAGGCTACGAAGGATAAGGCATTTGTAAACGGGTATGGAGCCATGTATGCGTCTGCGCAACCGCAGCTTGCTATGCGCTACGGAGTCATACGCAACGGGCAGCGCATACCACCACACAAGCTAAGAGGCGGTAAGGACGGTCCTGCCCCATCTCTCAGCGCCAAGAGCATTCAGTCTCTAGAGACACTACAGAAGCTGCAACAGCAGCAGAGAGCGGAGGCACCTGTGGATGGACTACACGCCACAGAGGAGGATGCTGAGAGGGCAGCAACGTCGGCGGACGGCCCAGCTGCCGCATCGGCCAGGATAGGAAACCTTCCGGGGGACACGTCCTTCAAGACCACTAGCAAGGAGGCATCCGAGCTTAACGTTGACGAGCTTGATTTCGACAAGCTCCGTCAGCTGATGATGAAGGACATCCTGAACAACGACAAGCAGAAGGAGGCGATAGAGAAGAGGCTAAAGCCGCTCAATGTAGAGGACCTAATTCTGCACAACAGGATAGAGCAGAAGGTCCCGATTGTTAGCGGGTTCGAGGTCACCTACCAGTCTATGACGGGTGAGGAGGACCTAGCGCTTAAGCGCCTCATCATGGAGGAGTCTGAGTCTGTAACGGTGAGCGACCGTTACCTTCTAGATAAGTACTCCATCATGAGCGTCACAATCGGCATAGCGCGTATCAACGGCAAGCCGCTTGGTGAGCACATAGGGCCAAACGGGTCTTTCTCTGATGAGCTGTTCTGGAAGAAGTTCAAGAGAGTTCAGAAGCTACCTACACACATGCTTGCGAGCCTTGGAGCTAACCACTTCTGGTTTGAGTGCAGGGTTAGGAAGCTGTTTGTGGCGGAGATAGTGGGAAATGGCTGAGGACTCCTGAGGGCTGGGCTAGAGCAAACCTAATGCTCCAGACCCTGCAAGCGCCACCACCCAGAGGGTCCCTCCAGGAGTCCGCACTAATCCTGCTGCTCATGAAGCAAGAGAGCATAGAGCATGCAAGGTTTAGGGCGCTTGCGCAGATAACGATAGACAATGAGAAGGGTGTCGAAGCGTTCGAGGAATACATGAAGATTGCGTTCCCATACCTCGAGTCTGCGAAGAGCCAAGACCGAAAGAAGTTTATAGACCTTCTCCAGAAGGAGGCTAGTAGAGGACCGATTGGAGTTACAGCAGTTCCAGAGCCAAAGATAAGGAGTAAGCTCAAGAGGAAGATGTCTAGCGTAACTCCTGAGATGAAGCAGAGAGCCGACAAGCTTTACAAGAAGCTGGGAGATGAGAGGTCGTTCAATGGCTGATGTAATAGGAGGGGACAAGCTAGACGTTGTCTATCTTTGCCCAGAGTGCGGAAGCGCCGCATTAGAGTACCCAGAGAGCTACAACACAACGGCATCGTGTAACGCTTGTGGGTGGTGCGGTAAGCAGACTGAGATGCTTGTGGCACCTATAGTCCACATGGAGGGCTCTAAGGAGAACATCGCTAGCAGGCTCTCGAATGACCTTAGAGCTATCTTCACAAAGAGCTTCGCAAAGCCGTACTCCGAGTTCCTCATGCGTTGGGGATTCATCACGCAGGAGAGCCTCAACAAGGAGTCCCTAGGAAGATACTTCGCTGCCGCTGCGGTAGCTGTACTAGAGGCTACAATCCGTGAGCGACAGAGAAGAGAGAAGGAGAGGGTAAGTGGGACAAACTGACGAGCAATTCATCCACATGCCAGACGAGCTAGATGACGCTGCTCCTGGTCTAATCTGCTTCAGAAGTCCGGACCGTGTGTGTGGGGCCGACTGTATGGCGTACACTACCGCATCACATGGTGGGGACGAGCTTAGCGAGCAGCAGGGTCACTGCTCCATCCTTGTGTCTCAGCACAGAGTCGGTAAGCACTCTGTGATAATCGCTAGCATGATGGCTCAGCAGATGAAGGCGGAGCGTAATGCCAGAGCTGACAAGAGCAGGGCAGCGCCAGCACCTGTACCTCCAACCTACGTACCACCGGTGCCTCATGGACGTTAAGCTTGCAGGGCTGACACACGGTATTGACCTAGACACTGGGGAGAGATACTGCAGCGTCCTGATAGTACTGCCGGATGGCACTCAGTTCAGCGCTGTGGTTGACTACGCCGTTTACGACCATCTTCAGAAGATGAGTGGCGGAGACCGGGGCACCCCAAACGTTTATCGCAGTGCTCAGGAGGACATGGTTGAGGACCCACCAGCTCCTCCTATGCCTGTACAGGATGAGCCTGTGGTGGATGAGACGCCTCCCCCTTCCCCCTCATCCGCCATCTACTGGTCTAAGCTGCCAGACAGAATACTATCCCAGGCCATGAAGGATGTTCTAACGGCTCTAGAGGTTACAGAGCCTCTTCCTCCTGCAGAGCTGGAGGAGGCCATTCAGGTAGCCAAGTCGCTCGCCGAGACAGCAGCTTCAGAGTCCTCTGTTGGGACGGTAAGCTGGGGAGACGCCCCACCTCAGGCCAGGAGGAAGCTAGTACCTATTCGATTCCCTGACAAGACGGAGTGGGGCCTCCCTAGAAACGTCACCCCAAAGGTGCGGGCAGACCCTGGAGAGGTGTCCTCTGAGCTGGATGAGGACGGAGTGGGGCAGATGTGATTGTCGTTACGTGCGCCAAGTGTGGGCTAACTATTCGCTCTGCAGGAGACGGTCTTGAGCATCTTCTTGGACAGGGCTCTGATTGGTACCCAGACAGGTATCCTTGTCCTAGGTGCGCGGCCAAGGCACGTATTCTAGTGGGCGGAGATTACCCTGAGAATGCGGTAGACCTGAACCCTGAGGAGATGTTTGCTGCCTTCCATGGTCTTGGCATGCCCGCTGAGAGAGAGTTCGGCGAGACCGTCGTTCGCGGAGCTATGAATGGGGCAAAGATTCGCAAGGTGCACACACGCAGTGTCGGAAAAGGTAGATGCTGCGTAGACAGGATTGAGCTCGAGGACGGCACAACGCTCTACCTCGGAGCTAGCACATACGGTGCGGTTGTCTACAGAATGTCAGCTGTTCACAGCTATGCGGACAGCGTCTTAAAGGACATGGAGAGTAAGAATGCAAAGAGCACAAGGTGTACGGATTCCTCCGGGGCAGCTAAGGGACCAAGAGGAGAAGAGGAAGGGTCCCCCTAAGACAGTAATAGACGCAGTACCAATCCAGCTGATTGCGATGACCTACACAGACGCTGCAGGTAACGTATCATCCACGAAGATAGGGGTGATGGTCGGTGACAAGCTCTTAGAGGACCCGGGTGGGGAGCAGTGGGCGACCAAGCTTAAGACGCTTATGGACTGGGTGAAGAAGGGTGTGCAGGAGAAGCTGAACGCTCAAAAGGAGGTTACCGCTCCTAAGGAGGATAAGGTGAACATTCTCGTGGAGAGTAAGGACTGATGCTCTTCTGGGAAGCTATTAGGGAGGTAGTGCTCAATGGTCGCGTTGCTACTAGACCACCATGGAGAGAGCGCTTCATCTTCCAAGTAGAAACAGCCCAGCTGTTCCCTCGTGACCCTACGATTCAGCCAAAGGGAGGCGGTAAGCCGCAACCTTTTCTGTGCCAGGGCAAGGGGTCTGGCGTGGAGGTGCAGTACACCCCGTGGTCTCCTACTCAGGAGGATATGAGGGCAATAGACTGGGAGCTCTTGGACGCTAAGGCTGTAAGAGAGAAGAACTAGGGTGACCATGAAGAAGGAAGCTGAGTTCACCGTTAAACGGGTCAAGTGCGGGTGCGGCGCATGCGACAACCTTATTCTTACCAATGGGAGGGGATATGGTGCTCCATTCATCAAACCTGAGGATATTGGGTTCGACTTAGAGGAGGGAGCAGCAGTACGCGTTACATTTGAGAAGCTCGTACCGGGTGCCCCCCGCTGTTCTGTAAATCCTCTGTCTGAGATGAGGGTCGTAGGCTTTCACCGCAAAAGGCAGGTTGAGCGCACATCCGATAGAGCGTCTACAACGTTTACTCCGGGGGATACCGTTAGCTACCTAGAGGTTGCCTCCAAGACGGGGTCGTTCATGGTGCGTGTTGACGAGGACGACCTCGACAAGCACGTGCTAGAGCCACTTAACCGTTGGGGGCACACCGTTACGCACAAAGGACAGAACGATGAGGTTGCTGCACGATTGGCTGCTGATAAAGCTAGAGCCCGCCAAGCAGAGGAGCGGGAGTATTATCATCCCGGACCCGGAGAGAGAACCCTTGAGGGTAGGGAGTGTTATCTCGGCGGGCCCAGGGATGAGGAGCGCAGCCGGTTCGAGAAGGCCCTTAGGAGTATTCGTAGGGGATAGGGTGGCCTTTCATATGGCTAACCTGCAAACCAAGCAAGGCAAAGAGCTTTGCTACAGACTTGACGAGGGGCAGGGCCTCATTCGGGAGAGTGATGTGCTGTTCGTCTTAGAGGCGGATGTGGAGGTGTCGTTGTGAGAGTGATAGTTCAGACAGATGAGGCGACAGAGGTAAACTGGATGTGGCTTCCGTCCTGGGTTGGGATGAACAGGGCTCTTCTAGAGCGCATGCAGGAGGAGCTTGGTGAGGTACTGGTAGGCAAGACACTAGACCAGGCTAACACCTGCATAGTTGCCTGGCTGCAGGAACAGTTTCCACACATTAAGGGGATTGACCAGTATCTTGCGGCACTAGAGCATGTAGAGATACAGGATGGCAAGGGATGATAGGTTACAGCTGCGCATCTGCCCCAAGCTAAAGGAGGAGATGCGCAGGTACGCCAAGGAGCGCGGAGTAACTATCTCAGACATAGTTGAAGCGTGCTTTCGCGACCTACTGAGCAGGGAGAAGAACGAGCGTCTACAGCGAGAGCAGGCGGAGGCAGTGCAGATATGACTAGCTACAGCGCGGTAGAGCGGACAGTATCTGTACCTCTAAGAACTGGAGTGAGCGGGCTTATGCACGCCATCCGAGAGATTCTGAAGAAGCCTCGCGTACAGAGCATCCTGATAGACTCTAAAGCGCGCATAACGTACACGTGCTACGTCCCAGATGATATGCACGACGACAATCTAGGCGTTAACTTTGAAGAGCTAGAGCCTAGCTACATTGTGCAGCACAGCGATATAAGAGAGATACAGAACCCTAGTCGTAACGGAGCAGCGGCTATAGGTCAGATGTTTGCCGCAGTGGCTAGTGACCATCTTCATCCGCTTGCATTTGTAAGTGGGGCTGACACTAATCTGTGGGAGTGGTACAGATTAACGTCCGGAGTAGACATGCGCAGGTCAGACTCTATGTACGGCTTGCCCATTTACCTTGATAGAGCCTACGAGGATGACCTCCTTCTTCTATGTGCCGGTTACGGTAGAGATGCGGGGTTTGTGGACACACAGGCTACATACAAGATGTACATGGACATCGATGTAGGACCTGTTACATCAGTAGAGGTGATATGACCAAGGAGATATCTGAAGCCGTTATCCGCGCAGGTCTAGTAGGTACAGAGACCCTTGCAGAGATAAGAAGGTGGGGGCTCCCTCTCGAGGTAGATGAGAATGCCGTTGAGCACGCCGAGAGTGCTGATGACGCGCTCGACCTACTTAGAGATGCCCTAGAGTCCGAGGACCTTGTGACCATCAGGGACACGGACCTAGACATCATGCGCGTGTACCTTAGGAAGCAGGAGAGAGGTAGGCTCGTAATAAAGGGTAGTCCGATACCCGTCTCCTTCTGCAGGCTAATCACAGGGGAGTACGCAATACCCTGGATGAGCGAGTCTATAACGGACACGATGGTGGATGGAGAGACTCATCTTAAGGTACGGAGAAAGAAGGTGTACTTCTGCGACATCCGAGAGGTCTACTTTGGGGAAACGAAGGTGTTCATGGTGTGCCGCCCTGGAGTGAAGGAGGAGCAAGATGGCTGAGGAGAATGAGGTTCCTGATAACCCTTGGAGGAAGCTCTACGATGCTCTGCACGCTAGAGGCGGCTACGAGATTGTGAACGAGACTGTCCGAGAGGGGAGTCTAAGACTGTCTGGTAGGGTCAAGCCGCTTAGTCGTGTACCGCAGTGGCTTGAGGTTGTTCAGGCGCTGTACCTCGCTGGTGAAGCCTCTTCAGATTGGGATGTAGACCTCTCTAAGCAGTACTTCGTTCGTGAGGAGCTTAGATTTGCGTGGAGGGTAATACTGCAGGGAGAGGGCATAGAGAGCCGTGTAGACGACATCGTAAACATCGTCCTCAGTGCTCCATCTACTAGAACAGGTCAAGCACAGAGCGCCAGCAATGCCGTTTGGTCAGTACCTCTAGTTGGAGCCGGGCAGGACAGAAACAATGCGGACACATCTAGGGGTAAGGGGGCTCAGCCAATGCTTAAGGCAGCTATAGGAAGGACCCGAAAGGAAAGGATGGGACTGTAATGGAGGGCGACCTGAAGATTGGCTCTGGGGCGGAGCTGGTGCTAGGAAACGGTTTAAACGACGCTGAGAAGGAGCTGATATTAGACCGAGTTAAGCAGGAATCTGCGCTGGGCTCTCCTGAGGTAAGAGCCGAGTATCTGCTAGATGTGGTGTTCGCTAGAGGGTACTCTCTTTTGCGCCCATCTGGAGGCATCATAAGCTACTTTAAGAATGGAGCTAAGGATGCTGGCGGACAGACAGCCGTGTACCTGTGTCCGGGAGAGGGATGTAGGAAGCCCATGCCTGATGGGGCGATGGACGGCTATTGTCCTTCATGTGACAAGGTATGGGACACCGACGAGGTGGACAGCGGAAGGTACTACAAGCTGGGGGTACAGGGGTGGGCAACAGCTATCCTGAAGGTAGTGAGATGTCTGGGGATGAACGCCGATATTCGTCTTATCTACCCAGATGACGACATTAGAAGTGCGGCACTGGTAGAGCAAGAGAGCTCTAAAGCAGGAGAGCTCATGGGGGATGTACGGCGGGGGCGCGCTGTACGTATCTACAGGCTAAGCGATATAGTAAAGGACACGTCAAACGGCGCGGACCTTTACGGTCGCGTCTTAGCCTTTCTGAAAGCATGAGCTCAAAACGCACAAACCCAGCATACGCCTACCTGGCATACAGGAAAGCAATACTAGACTACACCATCTCTCACCTAAGCGGAGATGTCATAGGAGCAGACGGTTTAGAGCCCACTGTTCACATCATCTCTGAGGACGTTTTTAGAGAGGACGAGAAGGTCCCCCCTGAGGACGTCTACAGCTTCGTGGAGGAGCTGGAGGAGATGAGAGCCCACCTTGTTGTAGAGATGGGGAGATTCGAGTTCGTAAGGAAGGAAGAGGAGGATGTCAAAGGGAAGCAAAGGGCAGCAGGTAAGAGACCTAGAGGAAAGAGTAGCTAGCTTGGAGGAGTCGGTAAAGACGCTGGCTAAGGTGTTCAACGAGAACATGAGCGTCACCAAGGACGGGTTCACGCTCAACGACGCACACATACGCGTACTCCGTTTGGTCTGCGACGATATCGCAAAAGGAGAGGCGTGCATGTGGCCACCACCTACCTATCTTGTCACCCATCTAAGGAGCATGCTCTCAGATGGTGCCTCTGAGGAGGACGTTGTGAAAGAGTGGCTAGACAGCCATTGGGGAGCGTCAGGTGCGAAAGGCGTACGCGTAGACCTAGAGTGGTACTATGCTAAGTGTAACGCCTTAGAGAGCGCAGACATGGGTCACTATCTAGCTGAGGCGGAGAAAGGACACGAGCATGGGACAGGTAAGGAATCCTAGGGTAGGTCGTCAGAAGAGAGTCGGTAACGTCAACGTCATTAAGGGAGATGGCAAGATGCGCAAGATGCGCTGCCCTCGCTGCAAGAAGCTCGCCTACCACCAGAGAAATGCCAGAGGGGAGCTGGTGTGGATGTGCATGTGTGGGGCTGAGATAAAAAGTACGAGGATGTGATGTCGCACGAGGATTCTAAGCCCTCAGAGGATGTGATAGAGAAGGAGATATCCGACTTTGAGAGCTTCTTTTTGAAGCTAGGGAATAGCGAGCTAGCTAAGCCCGAGAGAGCAATCTTGAAGACCTACCTTATCTGGGTAGACATGGGGAGTCCTGATGGGCCGCCGAAAGGTAGTTGAGGTACGCTGCGATAGGTGCAAGAAGGTTGAGTATCAGGACCCTAGCTCTGCGGTAGTCAGCTTGTCTCTTGCTTTGCGCTCCTCGTTAGGAGACGCACCTGTACGTGAGGTCACGTTCTCTGACCTGTGTGAGCGGTGCGTTCAGGTGGTGCTCAACTACGCCGATAAGATAGGAGAGGTCTCCAGGCGGTCTTCGGAAGCTAAAAAAGACGACGAGGATGAGGCGGAGAGCAGAGCCGTTGATGGCCAGCTTCCTCCTCCTCATCGGTAGAAGAGCCCATCTTGATGTGCTTTTGGCACGTAGAGTCCCAGGGCACCGGGCCGGTGCCCTCGCTACGTGCCGTCTCTGGCGATACTACTGGTATGCGAGCACTGCTGTGAGCACTCGCCTTGCGTCCTCTTGCGCTGCCTTTACGGTCGCGTCTTCCACGTTAACAGAGTTGATGGCTGCAAGCGCCGAGTGCGCTGACTCGGTGCTCATAACCTCCGCGCCTCTAAGCGCCTCTGCTTCTCGAGAAAGACCCCGCAAGCACATGGCAGCCCGAAAGGACTCCATCGCTACAGAGGCGTTCTCGTATGGTCTTATTGTATCCATTGTACACCTCTAATATCTGTCTCCCCCCTTTTTGATGCAAGAGAAAAGAGCGAAGCGCTCTATGACATCTCTGTCACAGAGCGCTATGCGCTAGAAGCTCACATCTGGGTCCGGAGCTTCTGGGACGGGGGTACTGTCCCCCGACGACAGGAGCTTACGCCCCACGTGGACGGCCGCAACTGTTACAGCCGCGATAGCGGCTGTAGTCGCGACAATCTTGATTCCCGCCCCTATGTCGCTCTTCGCGAACCCATACTCCTCTAGGAAGGAGGGGTCCTCTAACCTTTCCCGGGTTACATCCCGGGCGGCAGTGTACGCTCCTTCGTACACCGCGTCTTTTAGTTCCGCCTTTGACATTTTGACTCCCTCAAACGCTGCCGTGGTGTCGGTGGTGATGGTGTCGGTGATGGTGTCGGTGTCGGTGGTGGTGTCGGTGGTGGTGTCGAGCTCTTCCATGACTATCTCCTTTTTAACTGCGCAGCTACCTGCGCTCTTTTGGTGGCTCTCTTCCATGCGCCACCGTGCTCTCTCAGAATCGGGATTAGCTCTCTGCTATCCCATAAACCTGGTGGAGTGTTGATGGGCTGGCCACCATTGGCCCGCACATCCGCACCCCACTGCTCTAGCTCCTCGCTCTCCTGAGGAAGAAGCTCAGCTCTTCTAGCTTTAACCTTCTTCCTTAGGTGAGCTGCGTACAGCTCGAGACCCTGGTTCACAAGGCCCCAAGCGCAGAATACCACTGCTGCGTTGAGCATGATGTTCTTCTCCACCGCTCTTTTACGCGATTACAGGCGCTATTTTCACGTGCTCCGCTCTACAGAGCTCTACAGTGCTAATATGTGCTAAGCGCCCCCTAGGTAGACAAACACTGGAGAGCTTCCTGTATGTGTCCGATGACCAGCGCGCAGATTGCGCAGATGAACGGTGGGTACAACTCTATGTACCTACAGAACCAGCAGATGGCAGCAGCGGTAGGAGGAGGACACCCTACCTACGGTGGCTCGTACGGGGGTACGAGCATGTCTGCCGGAGAGGCTGCCTTTGGAGGGATGACGAACACTGCAGCCAGCTTCGCTCCGATGGCCAGAGCAGGTCTGGGGATGGCTGGTCTGGACCCTCTAGGCGTTGGCATGGGTGTCGCTGCTTCAACAGGAATGGCAGCGTACTCTGGCGGTGCGAGCCTGCTAGGGGCAGGAGCTGTAGGTCTAGGAGCTGGCGCGGCAGCGGCGCTCCCTGTGGCCGGGCTGTACGCGGGGGCTAGCTACGCTGGCGGGCACATCATGACGGGAATGCAGCAGCAACAGCAGCTGAGCATGATGATGCGAAGTGCCTACGGGAACATGCCGAACAACTACGGGGGAACTGGGTTTACAGGTACAGACCTGTCCCAGATGGGTAGGACCATGCGCGACATGTCCACCCAGCAGGGCTCTATGGGGCAGATGGTCGGATTCGAGGAGCTGGGGCGCTTAGCTGCGAACATGGGTCGCATGGGGATGAGCCAGGGGGTTCGCGACGCCAAGGAGTTCAGGGACAAGTTCAAGCAGATGGTCTCAACCCTTAAGACCATCGCAGAGGACATGGGAACCTCTCTAGAGGAAGCGCAGAAGATGATGCAGGGGATGCGCTCCTCTGGCGTGTTTGGGATGGGGAACCAAGCGGGGGCCGCTAAGGCCATCAGAGGTGTAGCCGTAGCAGGGGGGCTGGCAACGTCCGAGGTAACCGGGATGATGGGGGTGGGCTCCCAGATATCAAGGATGATAGGAGGACGTGGCGGCTCTGGTGCAGTTGCGGGCATGCAGGCCATCTCTACCATCGGTACCGCCCAGCAGATGGGCATCCTCAGTGAGGAGGACATCTACAACGTTACAGGGCTTACGGGGGCTGAAGGCCGTAGAGCGATGGCCACTCAGCAGCTTCAGACTTCTGCTCGTTTTCTGCAGAGTAGTATGGGGAGAAGGATTGTAGCGGCCATGGCCGGTAGTGGCGGTAGGCTGGATGAGGAGTCCGTGCAAGCGTTCATGGCGGGAGGAGTCGGTACTGGAGAGACCATGCAGATGGCCGGTAGGAACCTGTCTCGTGTGGGCAGAGCAAACTTCATCCGTAACGAGAAGAGGCTGCGCGGGGAGATTATGGGAAGGTTCGGAGGGCTCATGCCCGCCATCGCCATGAGGGGATGGCTAGGGCAGCGGGGGATAGACCCGGACTCCGACAGGGCCATGATATTCGCGCAACGTCGCCTAGGGATGGGCACCGACGAGGCTGAGCAGCTCATGAAGATGGTGAAGAACCTCCCAAGCATAATGCAGGAGAGGAGGTACGCCACTGAGAATGCAGAGATGAGAGCTGCTACTGCTAGGCATAGGGAGCACACGGGCATCAGGGGGATTAAGCACAAGCTGAGAGAGGCCGAGGCAAAGGTGTCAGCGGCTCTAGAGCAGTACGGGGCCGACCTTACATCCTCCATATCTGACAGCATCGATAGACTGATAAACAGGGCCACAGGGGATATGGTGTCGTTTCAGGAGAAGGACATCATGAAGCTGTACGACAAAGGTATGCGTGGAGACAAGCGCATAATGCAGGAGTACTTCGGCATAGGCGGTATGGCTGGAGACATGGGTGCCTATAAAGACGCAGAGAGACGGTTCGCCACAGAGTACACGGGTAGAGGAGCCTTTGGAGCCGTTGGGGGAGCCTTAGGTAGGGTTGAGCAGATGTTCTTCGGTAAAGGTAGAGCCAGGGCAAGACAGAGCCAGGAGGCTGCCGTATCCATGACAAGCAACCTGCTTAGGGGTGGTCAGGGTCTCGGTTTAGGCCCGATAGCGGGCACCACGTTACTAGCGGGGCAGGGGTCTGCGGATGACATCCTACGAGCTCAAGCGTTCGGCGGTCTCGGAGGTAGGACAGCAGCGGAGCGCCTATCCCGGTTCGGACGGTTCATGAAGGGTAGAGAGGGTGAGGGTTGGGGGGATGTACGAATGGGGTGGGGCATGGCTGACGACGCCGGTAAGTCACGCATTATGGGGCGTGTTCTGCAAGGTGCTGGACGTCTTCAAGGAGAGGTTGGCGTTGCCGGTGCTTTAGGTGCGGATACAAACCTCATGAACGTACCGGAAGGTATATTTGCTACTGCCAGAGAGCGAGAGGAGGCCATGGGTCAATTCCTCATGAAAGGCGCCGGAGTGACGCAAAGGGATGTGTTCGGTGAGCCTGGTTCTCAAGGCGGTCTGATGGGGACGCTTGATAAGTACGCCGACAAAGCAATGGGGGCGCTCCCGTGGGTAGCAGGAGCTCTGATGCCTCCTGTAGGCATGGCCATGGGCGCCTTTAATGAGTCTATAAAGGGCACAGAGATATCGAATAGAGCAGCCCTTATAGGCAAGACGCTCGATACTAAAGAGATGCGCGACCTGAATGCCAGGTTGCTTAGCAAAGACTCAGATAGGCGTGTCGAAGCTGTTCAAGAGAATCTTAAGAAGATGGCGTCTCTCCGGCAGATGATGGACGCTGGTAAGCTTAAGGGGGCTGACCTGAAACAGGCTCAATCTGAGCTGTTCGTACGCGGTACAGCAGATGTAGCATCCAGGGTTGCTACCCTATTTGAGGATTCAGGTGGAGGGGAAGGGTTTGATGCCGGGTTGGACAAGCTTGTAGAGGAGCAGAATGCGTCATTGCCTCCTGGCGCACCGAAGGTTACGAAGCAGCAGCTACTTGCGACTGCTGCTGCGCACGGGGGGCTACAGCAACACAAGGTCAAGGAGAGGGTGCGTCAAGCTGCGCTGCAAGCGAGTGCTAGAGCAAGAAAGTCATTTGATAAGGCAGGCAGACTGTACGGCATGGTAGAGCGAACAGAGGGTGGTGATTTAAAGCTGACAGGTCTAGATGAGAAAGCTCTGGCGGCTATGGGGGAAAAGGGCCAGAACTTCCTCAAGTACATGTTCCGCGCCACAGAGGCAGAGAGGCAGATGTCCGGGGTATCTGGAATGGAGGAGAGAGACCAGAGGTTGATGGAGGAGGCTGGTTTCTCTAGGTCTGATGCTAGAGGAGAGCTGTTTAGTATGTCTCTAGAGGAGTCTAAGGCGGTAGCTGGTAAGCTTAGGGCTGGAGGGGCCCATGGTTTAGCAGACTACGTAGCCCAGACAGGTAAGACTAAGGATAGGCTGCATAAGAGCAGAGACATACAGGGGACTGTAGCAAAGATGCTTGGAGGAGAGATAGACGCGGCGACGAGAAGGAAGGCCGCAATTGCCGGATACGGAAAGATGGAAAAGCAGGGGGAGGGGTCTCAGCTTATTACGGCAAAGGGGATACTTAAGAGTATGGGGCTCGAGGGCGGAGACGTCAGCGACGCCACCATGAAGCAGATGGTGAAGACCCTACAAGCATCTGGCGTTATGCGTACAGCAGAAGGAGACAAGGCTAAAGAGACTCAAGAGCTGATGAAGGAGATGGACAGGACTAAGGAGCTCATATCAAAGGACATACAGGAGAAGAAGTTGAAGGAGGATGAGGCCAACAATCCTCTTATGGCCAAGATGGTCTCATCGCTCTCCATGATAGAGAGCTCCACTCAGGAAACTACAGATGCCGTTAGAGCTTCTGCAAATCAGATATCAGCTGCAGTAGAAAAGAGTAAGGACGGAGAGGAAAAGTAGGAGGTACATAATGCGGTCTCTACTATATCAAGGTGTTACACCGTTTACCGAGCCCCCTGCATGCGGGGCTCTTCCGTGTAGAACAGAGGTCCCTTTTACGTTTCGCAAAGGAGACAGACTTTACCAGTTTGTCATGCGTGACAAGGTGATACCTGAGGACCCGTTTCTAGTGATGGTAAAAGCTATTGCCTTCTCCATCACAACAGGGGAGTTCTACAAGGGCATGCCTCCTGAGCGCTCAGTACGTGATTGGCTAATCAAGAACTCTGTTGTAATCTGAGGTAGTCGTGGCTGTCTTTATAGAGCTCGTTACAAACATCCTGCAGAACTACTACGCAGACAATATCTCTGGACAGACATCCGGAAAGAGTAGGGCCGGAAGGTCGCGGGCTAGAAGACCAGTACGGGGTCTGGAGATAAAAGACGACACCTACGCCATGATAAAGGTGATAGGCGCCAACGGGGTAGAGATACCTCTAATAGACAGCGGCTCCAGAAAGGACGTCGGTAGCGGGTACTCTAACTTCATCCTTCAAGAGGTTACAGAGCAGAGGATGGAGAAGAAGCAGATTCTTGAGACGTTCGGGGACGCCTATGTCTTCTTCTTCGGGGAAGCGCCGAAGATGCTCCAGTGTACTGCTCTCTTGGTGAACAGTAACGACTTCAACTGGGAAGCTGAGTGGTGGGAGAACTACGACAAATACTTCCGCGGAACTAAGCTTGTAGAGATGGGTGCGCGTTGCTACCTGTTCTACGACGACACGGTCGTAGAGGGGTACATGCTGATGGCCAACGCGAAGAAGACGTCACAGCAGCCACTCAGTGTTGGATTGTCCTTCCAGTTCTTTGTAACGGCTTACTCTAACATCTCTCTGACTAGCAACAATGCGTACCCCGTGCGCTCTAGTGTTCTCCTACCTGACGGAGTAGACCTAACTGCAGGGAACTCTAGAGAGCAGCTAACGACTCACCTCCGAAACGCAGCTTTACTCTCAGCCAGAGGGAGGCTTACAGAGAGTAGCTATGACGCGTTCTACTCGAGCACAGCGTTCGCAGCAGACGTAGACCGCTATCTGTTCCAGCTGAGCCCTGAGGAGAGAGAAGCACTTCTTAACAACTACATCTACCTTCGAGGTAAGCCCCTGAGGGGTAAGATTACAGACAACGAGGATGAGTACATCGGTGGTAGAGATGTAGCGTACGACAACCTATCAGGCGGTCTTCCGTCTCCGGAGGCTCCTACAGTTCGCTCCTCTTTTGAGATTGAGGACCTGTTTAGGAAGTCTATTGAGACGCTTGCGTGCTTTGGCGCGGACGTGAACAACCCTAAGTCAATGACCGGGCTGGGCCTGGGAGAGAGCTTTGGGGCGGTAGCAGGTGTCAGTCTAGGGGGCAGCAAGTCTAAGGCTTCGGCTGTGTACGGACCACAGCCTAACAACGGATACGGGTACGGTTACGGCTATGAGTACAGCAAGGAGAATGACGAATACGGCCTGTTTGCTGGCATAGGTGTAGAGGCGTACGTGGGAACTGAGCAGGACCCACTAGGCAGCATATTCGGGCCTCCAAAAGAGGAGAAGGACCCGCGCTACACTGAGGGGGCGGGCGACCCGTATTACGGCTACCCCAGTGACTTCGGGGGACCAGGATTCGGACAGGCTGGTTTCGGGGACCTTGGAGGTTTGGGGTTCGGTAGTGGTCTGGGAGAGTCTGGAGACCCAGGGTTTAAGGACTTCTCCAAGTTTACCTACGCGGCTGAGGATGACTACAGGAGCGCTATGGAGCGGTTCTTAGATGCTAAGAACCAGACGTGCTCTAGTCAATACTACGCAGAGGCCGGTGTGGACGAGAACGGGCAAGAGTACTCTCGCTCGGGAGAGCGTGAGGTGTGCACGACAGACACCTCTAGCAAGGTGGAAGGGGACGTAACAGCCTTTGCTCTCATATCCGCTGAGGGCACCCTAGACCCGACGGGCACGTACCGTAATAGTCCAGAGGCCATATCAGAGCTGCAGAGAAAGAGAAGGTTTGGGCTGGCGGACGACAACCCATTCGGTGTTGAGTGCTTAGAGCCGGAGGAGGAAGATGACCCATTCTCGTACAAGAAGAACTGGAGCTGGCCGTAGTGTCTAAATCATACGTATACGCCCTCAGGCTTCGTCTGTTCTTAGAGGGGGTTGAGGTTCCTATCATCTCTGCCAATGTACAGACGGCGCCCAACAGCCCGTCTGTAGCCTCGCTTCAGGTTCTTCCTTTAGACGAGGGTACAAAGCTTCTCCCTAGGACAGTAGTTCATCTGTTCTTTCTAGATAACTATCAGGTGAATACGCCCTATGTGCATAACGTAGGTGACTACAAGCACAGGGAGTCGGCTAACCCTACAATGTACGAGCAGGCGCTCAAGAGGGTAGAGAAGAGAACGGGGAAGACGGCAGACCCTTTCGGCGTGATAACGAATGAGAACCTATCCGAGGACGATAGAGTAGACATACGCAGCAGCAAGTACAAGGTTCTGTTCTCAGGGGAGGTTGTAGGGTTTCAATGGGTAAAAGCTCCGCATCAGCGGTCTCTTGTTCTTCAGTGCGAAGACTTCAGCAACTACTGGGATTATGCCTACCAGAGCGGTGGCGGGGGACTGTTCGGCCCAGGCATGAAGGCTATGTTCTCTGGTGCCGCAACCAACCTATTCACGGACCCCATCCTAGGGAGCCCAGGAGGCACGGTTGCACAGATTGTCAGCGCGGGTAAGTGCAACACGTTCCCCAACATGAAGGGTTTGGCTGCGGGTATCGTGCGCCTTATCGAGGCCATTGGCGGCTCGTACTACCCGCCACCGAGACCGGACGGAAAAGCTCCTCAGCGGTACCGAGGTCAGAACCTGTTCTTCTCTATTGCAGAGCTACGCTTACACCTTACTCAGATGGTAACTGCCCTAGAGAAGGACCCTACGTCTGAATCTCTGATGAGAGCCAGAGGATACAGCGGGCTGTTCAACAGACGGGTAGGCGGGTTAGGAGGGCAAGCTAGCATTCGTAAGTGCATCAACGCAATGACTGCCGTGATGTTCTACGAGACGTATGCTCAGCCATGTCCTGCGTTCGTACCGGGTACCCCTGTAGAGGACGTAAAGAAGGTACGTAGGTCGTTCCGTGATGCGCCAGAGACAAAGCCTTTAGTTGAGTACGCTGAGAGCATCGCCTTAGGGATGGGCAACGTAGCTATAGGGATTGAGACGTTCCGTCTAAGTGGGGGGTTTGCGGGTGTGTCGGCGGAGAGCAAAGCTGACCTTAGGGCGCAAGAGAACAACGCGAAGACAGATGTTTTGAGGTCTCTAAAGAGTATGCGCGGCGTGGCGATAAGCGCCTTGAGGAAGTGCGGGTTCTCTCCTACGCTGGCGAACGCGAGGAAGCTATTCACTGAGATGTCATACAATCTCGGTTTGCTGCAAGCTAGGATTCCGTACATGCGTCCTAGAGCCTCATCAAGGCAGTGGGACCAGATAGAGAAGAGCATAGATGTAGTTCTGAAGAACGCGTTAAAGATTCCAGACCTGGTTCTTCACTCTAAGGAGAGCTCTACAATCATGCCTCACAGGCTGAACCAGCATGTGCTGCGTCCAGACCTGTGGTTCTCTGCCCCCCCTAGATGCAACGTAATATTCCCCGAGGTGTACAACATGTACACCTACGAGCGCGCGTTTCTTAAGGAGCCCACACGCCTTTTGCTTAAGACGCACGACGAGTTCTTTGGGGAGGACTTCTTGTTTGACAGCTACTACTTCGCTCCGCAAGCAGGTAGCCTAAGGTCGTCTCAAGCGCAGCTTAGAGACGTCATAAGGAACGACCTCCTCACGCATGAGCTCTTTACGGGCATCCTACCGGTGTTTGAGAAGATGGGAGAGTTCAATCTGTTTGCGGCCAGACGTGCAGGAGACTCTAAGCTTCCTGGGAAGATATCCTACGCGCAGAGGGCAGCAAACTTCATCTACTTCAAGCACAAGTTCAACGCGCGTAAGGCGAGGGTTAGTGGCTTCTTCAACCCATACATCGCCTGTGGTTTCCCTGGACTAGTGCTAGACCGGTACATAGACGCCCAGAAGGTGGCAGAGCACAATGAGATGAAGGAGCGTCTGCGCAACAGTCCGGAGGCGTCCAAGTGGGGTGTCGGCGGCATGCAGGGCATAGACCTTAGCGCCGGGCTTGGAACACACTACCTGGCAAACTTCACGGCATCATCTCACATGGCTACGCAGCAGGGAGGGAACGGAAAGACGGAGATAGTCTGCTCGTACCCGCGCCAACCTAACGAGGATATAGAGTTCCTCGGTGTGGGCGTAAAGGACCGTACGGTTAAGCGGCGTATGAGCGCGGATGCTAAGAGAACTACAGACGTAGCGGCTCTAACCGCTCCCAGAATACACTCTCTAGGACCAAACAACGGCAAGATTATAAACGTCAAGGAGGTCACCCACATCTACGCAGGACCAGCGTACTATTACACCCCGCAGTACAAGGAGCTCCTTAAGAGCTTGGGCCAGCTGCAGGAGGGAAAGAAGATAGACCTATATGTCCCTAGAAGGCGTAGCAAAGGAGCTGCTGGGAGGACTATCAAGGTACCTGTAGGGATACCTATAAATGGGAATGAGTACGGGCCCGAGATAACAGAGCTCTCTGGGGGTAGAAGTATCAACATCACCCTGAAGGCGTACAGGATAGATGAGGAGATACCCCGCTACAGAAGAGAGAAGAAGGAGCTCCCGGTCGAAGAGTATATAAAGCCTGGGTGGTATGGGGACGTGTGGTCATCAGCCAAGATTGGGGAAGCGTACAACTACTTCTTCAAGACCGGAGCTATCACTGATGCACAGCAGGTCGTGGATGTAGGCGATGTACCGCGTGGAGACAGCAACCTTAATGCGAATGATGGTACAGAGGACAAGCTAGACGCGGAGAGTAAGGAGGACCCGAAGGCACAGGCTCCTGGGATAATCGCTCTAGACAAGGATGCTAGCATCCAGGACGCAGTAGAGTTCATCCTCTTCACGTACAGCTACATCAAGATGAACGATATAGATGTGGAGGAGTTCATCAAGTCGTACGTGTGGAGACCTATAGCCACGATGGTAGACATGTTTGGGACATCAGACCTTACTTTGTCATCAGATGGTAGAAAGGTGCTGCAGGGGATAGAGGGTTTTCACTCTAGAGCATTCGGTCCCTACGGTGACCTGTTCGGTCTAGTACCCCCCGACATTAGGAGCATCGTGAAGATTAAAGAGGGGTCTAACGCTGCACAAGCAGGAGACACCCGTCTAGCTAAGCTACTTGCAGTACAGAAGTACGCTACAGCGGTGAGGTTCACACGCGCTTTGTTGGGTTAGCCCATCTCATGAAAAAAGATAGATTGTGGGAGACGGCACCGCGTTGAGCGTCGCCTCCCTTGGGGGATTTTCCCCTTTAGCTCCCAAAAGTAGCAGCAGATGGTAGGCTGTAAGGGTGGAACAGGAGCTGATAGACCTCGTACGTGAGATGCACAAGGAGGCTGCCTCTAAGGGCTGTATGCAGGTAGCTAATGCTCGTGCTGGAAGAAGACCTATGCGTGTAGCCACTCTCCTTAGCAAGGAGAAGGACGGCACGCTGTACAAGCAGACGGAGGCCATCAAGAAGGCCTCAAGAGCCAACCCTTTGGTGCTGCCAGGTAGCTTGGAGTTCAGGCGTCCCAAGGGACCTGTAAGTGCGGACAAGACTCCGGTGGCGAAAAGCACAGAGCCCGACGTAGCTACAGATGAGCTGGACCAGCGCAACTTCACAGCGCTGGGAGACCTGGAGAAGGGCGGAGAGGCCGCCATCACATACTCTGAGGCGGAAGAGGCACTTAAGAAGCTACGAAAGCTAGAGAAGGAGAAGGTCACCAAAGAGGATGTAGGACGGGCCGCAGCTACGGGGGCTATTGTAGGTCCTGCATCTGCTCTCGTGGGTGGACTGGCCAGCGGAGCGGTACCTAAGGCGTTCATGGGTGAGGCGGGTAAGGGAGGCTATCTGCACGCACCTAGAGCTGGTTCTTGGGAAAAGCTAAAGGGTGTGGCATCAGGTTCTAAGAATGTTGGCAGGGCTTTGACAGCTGCTGCCCTTGGTGCCGGAACGGTTAGCGCTATAGGGCCCCTAGTGGCGCGTGCTCTAGCAAAGCGCTCGCAGGAAGCCAAGCTGCGCGATTACATCGAGAACAGGCCTAGCACCAAGCTTCGCCAAGACATCACGAAGATGACAGGACTCTGATATGCCACAGTGGATACACAACAGGGCGGAGCACCTTCTAGCGCGCAACCCAAGCATGCGAAAGAGCACAGCTTTCGCAATTGCTACACAGCAAAGCCACAGCCTGGGGAAAACTCCGAAGGGCTACGGTACGTCGGAGGGTAAGCGAGAGGCTAAGGCCAAATACGACGAGCCCAAGAAGGAGTACAAGAAGGCCGCCAACCCAGGAGACCTCGACAGTCCGAAGCTTAAGGAGAGCGCCGTACTTCCTGAGTTTCTAGACAAGCCCAGGCGTGGTGAGCGTCTTGAGCCTGGGAGCGAAGAGCACATAAAGAACCGTGCTTTTGGGAGGGCAGTTGGTGGCGGTGGTGTACTCGGTCTTGGTTTTGGGGGATCTCTGGGGGGAGTAGGGCTAGGGTACCTTGCAAGCCGCTTACACCCCCGAGCTGCAGTCCCTGGCGCCATCTTGGGTACGGGTCTTGGTATGGGTGCTGGTATGGCCGCAGGAACAGCTGCTATGTATCCCTCCAAGCTGAAGGAGCAGAGGGAGATGGCTTCTGCGTGGAATGAGCAGGTCAAGCGCATGCTGGAGATGGCTGCTGCGTCGAGGGAGCAGCGCAGTCGTATGCGTAAGAAGGCCGAGGCCATGGGACTCCTGAAGGAGGCGGCGTCGAGCCCCGCAGCGATGCTAGCAGCCACCAAAAGGGTAGGTCTGCCCCGTGCCGCGGTTCACCCTGGCAAGGGCATAGGGACCCTAGCTAAGCCAAAGGGACCGGGCTCCGGCCACGTCTTGCCCGGCCTAGCCGCCAGCTGAAAAACTCCAGGCGTACGCGCTATAAGATGGGGGAAGGAGGACATAGTGACCTGTCCCATCTTTAGTAGCTATGCAAAGGAAGTTAGGAGAGACCTGCAGAAGAATGCAGGTCTGTATCTATGTGAACATCTAGGGGAGGAGGTGGAAGATTTGGAGTCTCAGGCGAAGGAGGAAGCCTGTACTCCTGCGGTGTCCCGCCTTAGAGCTTTCTACCTAGTGCAGGTGGCTTGCCGCACGTACTGCGTCGAGACGATGCGAAGGGTGTACACACAGCTTGTCATGGAGCAGCGCAGTGAGGAGAGCCTAGTGCTCCTTGCTCGCCAGGAGGAGATGTCTTGGAAGGGGCTGACCAGAGTGATAGAGGCAGCCAAGAGAGTGAAGGAGGAGATAGAGATAGAGATTACGGGAGTACATATGGACGGGCAGGCCATACTGCCTATGCTGAGCGCGGAGCTTAAGGTTGCGTCCGCTGTGCTTACAGGCATATCAGAGGCGGCAGCTGTGGTACGAGAGGAGCTCAACCACGAGGATGTACGTCCCAACCTGCAGAAGGCCGTACGTAAGATTGTAGGCGTGGAGCGTGCGTCAGACGTCGCTATAACGCAACGAGTGAGCAACCTATCCGTGATGCTCCACATTACGGCGGGAAGCACCGTATTCCCGACAGGCACCTCCCGCTGGGACGTTGTGGGTGGGGTTTGGTAGCCGGAGCAAAAAGGTGGAATAAGAGGGTGATGCCGGCCTAGGTGCTATAGAGCAGCACCTGCTAGACTACAGTCATGGTTACTGTAGTAGGTAAGTCGGCGTATCAACGTTTTGAAGAAGGTTTTGCCGAGGCTTTCTTGAAGAAGGAAGCTCAGGACAAGCCACCGGAGACAAACGAGGACGACACCGTACAGGGGGCTCAAGCAGTAAATGCAGAGGACCCTGGAGAGGTCGGCGAAGGCGACGAATGGGATGGGGATGACCCGGAGCAGTACAGCCCGGATGTTAAGGACAGAGCAGCGGACGCCAGAGACGGTGTTCTAAGCCGGTCTTTTGTAGCTCCTCCTTCCCCTAAAGGGCACTTCAAGAAGGTGTCGCACGCTCAGCTGACCATGCAGGATACGGTGAAGCTCCTCTGTAACAGGAGGTAACATGATTAAGCTCTCAGAGCTGGAGCTAGAGAAGATTGCGTTTCCTAAGCCCGCCGCCCAGGCGGACTTTGAAGCCTGGAAACAATGGCACAAGGAGCCGGAGGGGCAAAGGAAGAAGGAGCTTCTGAACGCGTCGCTGGATAGGTTCAACCCGGCTATCCAGCGTAACCTGTCCATGTGGGGGAACGCCCCGCAGGTCAACAAGGATGCCTTGAGGCTAGACCTCTTGGACGCCACGGTGCACGCCCATAAAACATGGGACCCTAGGAAGGCGGAGCTGAACACGTGGGTCAACACGAACCACAAGAAGGTTCTTCGCAAGATTGAGCTGCACTCTAATCTTGCGTACACACCATCGGACCGTAGCCGCCTTATCGGACCGTACCAGAGGGCGCACAACCAGCTGCAGGAGAGGCTAGGGGAGTCCCCGACTGACTCGCAGATGGCGGACTTCATGGGTCAGCCGGAGAAGATTGTACGAAAGCTTCGGATGGACACCAGCCGTAAGGACATATCGGGTAGTGCCTTCGCAGAGGACCCGATAGAGCTGATGGCGCATCAGCACAGCCCTCTACCACTGGATGTTCTCAGCTTGATGGACCAGCAGCCGGATAAGCCGGAGAACGATGTGTTCTTCAAGCCTCCTACATTCCGGCCGCAGTCACCCGCAGAGAGGAGGGCGTACGACAGGGAGCTGGCTCAGAGCCAGCGCACCCGAGAGGTGTACAACTCATTGAGGGGTATCAAGATGGTTCAGAAGCCTGACGGTACCTTCGAGGTCAGTAAGCTAAAGAGGCTCCCATCGAAGGGGGCTGTAGCGAAGAAGCTAGGTGTGAGTCCCTCTACAGTGTCTCGCGCTGTAGGGAGGATACAAGGAGTAATCAAGGAGCAAACGTAATAGGCAGGCACGCGTATACGAAAGGCGCCCACACCGGGCGCCTTTTTTTTTTATGGAGAAAGTGATGAGCACGATTACGACTATCGAAGAGATTGAGGCAGAGGGAAAGCGCGCAGAGAGTATGAAGAGGAGGTTGCACTCCTTCGTTGAGCAGGGAGTCCCTAAGCAGATAAGGATGCTAGAGGTTATCTGCGGCAGGACTGTAACGAACAAGCTGCCACTGCCGCACACGTTGCGGGTGAAGCTTACGCCAAATAAGGGGGAGCTGAGGTTGGTCGCCTGCAACCCCGATGAGCCAAAGCAAACGTTCGATGCTATTTTGCATCAGAATGCGTTACAGCAGATGACCAACAACCCGCCGGACATCAAGCTGTCCATGCGCGATATTCGCTGGATGCTAAGTGGTCAGTTGGAGAGACAAGAGCTGGTACCGCATGTACTCAACACGCTGTTTGAGCATGAGACCTTCACCACAGGTAAGAGCAGAAAGAGGATTAAGAGATTCCTCGTGCGCCTGGTAAAGGAGAAAGGAGCTGACAAGGAGGAGATTAGAGCGTTCCTATCTGACAAGTTCGGGGTGACGTACGACACAAGAGCTCTTCTAAGGGCTTTTATCGAGAGCTGCAAATCTGTAAAAGCTGGCCCCGTAGCCGCTTACTACGATGACCTAAAGGTCTCTCTTACCTGTTGCCTTCCTTACGTGTTCGAGCCGGTAGATAAGAGCTTTGTAGCCATCGGTGTCAACTTCACGAACTCTGACTTCGGAAGGGGAGCTTTCTCTATAAGCACTGTCGCGTTCTCTGTTCTTGGAGGTACGACATCTATCTTGGAGCACGATTACTCACGCAGACACATCGGCTCTGTTCTTCAATGTACAGAGCTTGAATCGTCCGCGGAGTTCAAGAAGGCTGAGGTAGAGGCGCAGAGTCAGGCGGTACGGGACCTAGTACCAAGAGCCTTGAGTCTCCCGTCAATAAAGAATACGTTGGAGCTCATACAGTTCGCGCATGAGAAGAGGATACCGTGGTACAAGGCAGACCAGATGCTTAAGGCTATGACCCTGCTGAAGGAGGAGAGGGAGAGGGTTAGAGAGCTCTTGTCTGGGCCCCCCATGGAAGAGCTCCCTTCGCCATCCAAGGATGATGACGGTGACCCACAGGCTAACGCATGGTGGCTTGCTAATGCCGTGGGATGGTTGGCTGAGAACGAGCTACAGGAGAAGGCACATGACCTGCAGCTAGCAGCTGGGAAGCTGCTGGGAAAGGTGGAGGATGAGTAGAAAGGTTCTAGTACAGACGGCCCGGTTCAGGGTTGTAGTAGTGGAGGGTAACCTAGTAGATAACGGTCGTTATCTACTAGAGGAAGCTGATGGTAAGGACGCCATGGGCGTAGACCGTTGGTCTCCTTGTAATCTGTTTGTCTCTGGCAGAGGCGATACGTCGCACACCCCCCTGTTTCAGGAGCTGTGTCAGGTCATAGAGCAGCTCAAAACAGAGATATCGTGTAGAGAGGCGGAGGACCTAAACCGAGGAAGGAAGGACTAGTAGAAAGTAGGTAGAGAGACCCCCTATAGGGGGTCTCTGTTTCTAGCTATGAAAAGAGCAGCGAGAAGGTGGGTGCCGGCATTCGTGAAGAGGGCTAATAAAAGGTTCATTGTGGGAGTAGACGAGGTTGGTTACGGAGCGTGGGCAGGTCCGCTTGTGGTGGCAGCCGCAGCGTACCCGCTTAACATGGCGTGGCCAGAGCATCTAGGAGAGGAGAACATACTAGACTCTAAGAGGCTGAAGACGCACAAAAGAAGGATGTCAGTTCTTCCTGTGCTGGAGCAGCTGTGCACGTTCAGTAAGATTGTAGAGATACCTGCATGGCTGTTAGATAGGCTTGGAGCTGCTAACGCGTTGTGCGGGGCGATACACATGGCCGCGTACGCGTGCCTGGAGGAGCTGGGAGAGGCAGTAGTTCTTGTAGACGGTAACCCTGCCAGGAACGCGGATAGGTCCTTTACCTACATCACCAAGGGAGATACAAAGTCACATGCGATAGCTGCGGCTAGCGTCATGGCAAAGGTTCATCGCGACCTTCTCATGAAGGAGCTTGACGGGGAGTATCCTGGATACGGGTTCGGCAAGCACGTTGGGTACGGGACTCCTATGCACAAGGAGGCGCTTGAGCGCCTTGGAGTGTGTAAGCTTCATAGGAGAAGCTACAGACCTATAAAGGAGATGCTAGATGGCAACCAAGGCGGAGAGAATTCAGGAGCTGATAGCGGCGACAACGGCATGGAGGGCTAAGAGGCTGCAGGAGCTGGACGACAAGGTTACGCTATCCAAGAGGATACTTCAGGGTAGAACGGGCTCCGAGAGGCTTGCTAACGGTACTGTGACGAGCGCCACGGCGCTTGTGGCTGACGAGATAGAGGACTTTCTGAGAGAGGAGTAACGAATCATGAGCGACATGGGATGCGACGCATGGGATAGAGGAGAGGGACGGGAAGCAGCCAAAAAGAAGGCCGATGAGGGCAGCAACTGCCCCGTGCGAGAGAAGCTTACCATCGCAGGTATACCTACTAAGGGCACCATGCTCCCCCAGGTGGAGCTGCTCCAGGCGCAGAATCTTCACCAGAAGATTCTCATCGAGGGGCTTAGGTATCAGATTGCCCTGCAAGCTGCGCAACAGCATGAGGAGAGGAAGAAAGCTCTGCTTGAGGAGCTCGCACGTATGAAGGAGGAGATTGCCAAGGAGCACGGCATAGACCTAGACACCCACGTCATCATGGAGGAAACTGGACAGGTGGTACGCAAAGACCAGATACCGGACCTGGCAAAGATGATGGGTTTGGTGTCCGGTCTAGGAGCTAAGGAGAAGTAGGATGGCTGTAAGCCTCGGCGCGTCTGTTAGTGCATCTCCGGACTCGCAGTCCGTGACGTTGGATATCATCGCATCTCCGGATGACTTCTCTGGGCAGTTCGATGTTCTCGAGGTTTGGCGCTCGAGAGAGACTGCGCAGGGGATGTTTGAGGAGCTCACGGCCGAGGCTTACAAGTCCGCCAGGCTACCCCGTTCGGCGCAGGACCCGCCCACCAGCCCAGTAGCCGGTGGGCTTGTTTACGTTACGGGGCAAACTCTGGCTCTTCGTGTCAACGAGGATGAGGACCTGGAGATTCTGCTTACGGGGGTAGACCCCCTTAGCTTGGGAGACGTCGCGTCTCAGATTACATCCAAGAGCCTGGGAAAGCTTAGCGCCTACGTGGACGAGCTAGGAGTGCTAGCCATCCAGACCAACATGGTGGGAACAGGCGCGGCCCTTCGTGTGTTGGAGTGCGAGGTAGCCTCCTTGCTTGGGCTGTCTATCGAGGAGCCAGAGAGCCTGGACTTCGGGCACAATGCCTGGATGCCTTTGGTGGAGAGTCAGGAGCTCTACCGGTTCATCGACATCCTAGGGTCCAGCGAGTACTTCTATAGAACTAGGTTCCGAAACACGCAGACGGGGGCTGTAAGCAGGTTCTCTGATACGTTCTCACCTGAGAACGTTGTAGGGATAGACTCCGAGCTGCTAGCCATCGGGGAGCTGGACCTAATCGACATCCGGGGAGTACCTCTTGTTGGTCACGAGGTGCGCGTGTTCGCGCAGCACACGAGCACCATCGTAGACAACCGTTTGATGGTCGGTAGCGACCTAATCGAGCGCTCGGATGCAGAGGGACACGTAGAGTTTCAGCTGCTTCGTGGCCAGAAGGTGTCCGTGGCTATAGAGGGAACTCCTTTGACCAGGGATATCGTCGTTCCTGCGGATACAAGCATAAAGAGGTTCAACCTGCTAGACCCAACAGTAGGAGCAGGCGATGACGCTTTCAAGGTGCAGGTGCCTAACATCGTGTATGCAGAGAGGCGGTCTCTGTGATTGACCCTGCTGAGGCAGGGCTAGTTAGGTTTGTGTTCCCGCACAAGGGTGTGTGGGGCACCGCCGTTCTACGGTGTACGGGTCTCTCTATTAAGCACTACTTAGCCGCACAGCCCCTTGGGGAGCTACATCTTATAAGCAGGTGGAAGCGCCTCAAGATAGAGGACAAGCTAGGGAAGCGGCTTAGGCTTAGGCACGTCCCCGCCGCCGGTGACACAGTTCTTATGAGGTACGTCTGATGTCGTATGAGCCTGTAGATGTTTACGTCCTAAGTAGCGCCCCAGATAACGCTCCTATTGCTGGTGCGGTTGTCCACGTGTACAGCACCGATGGCGCTCTGTTCTACACTAGGGGAGAGACGGACGAGAGCGGGAAGGCTAGCTTCCTCCTTAGCACCCAAAGCTACTCTCTGCGGTTCTTCAAGCAGCACACACAGTTTACGCAGCCTCAGCTTATGGAGGTCGTGGGGCCTCCCGCCCCGGCTGTGCCTAGCAGCAACGTGTTCAACGTCTACTGCGAGGTGCTCTCCGTACCTGTAGCTTCTGACCCAAGATTGTGTCGAGCGTCAGGGTTCTTCAGAGACGTGTCTGGCTCTCCTAAGAGGAACCTCGACATTCATTTCATTGCAAGGTTTGACCCCATCCTGCTAGACGGAGATGGGGTCGTAACAGAGAGACAAACGATAAGAACAGATGACAACGGGTTTGCTCAGATAGACCTCATACGCTTCGGAAACTACTGCGCTATGATTCAAGATAGGGAGGACCTCCTTAGAGCTGTGTCAGTCCCGAACCAAGCCAGTGTGAACCTACCAGACCTGCTATTCCCGAGAGTAAAGACAGTCACGCTAGACCCATCCGGACCGTACAGCTTGTACGTGGAGGACTCAATCGAGGTCACCCCTACGGTTGTAACCACAGACGGCAGGGAGCTAGATGGGGCGGCTATTGCAGACGTTCTGTGGAGCAGCTCAGATACCGGTGTGGCTACCGTTGCAGTGTCCGGGGATAATCTGGTCATTACCGCCGTGGGTGCCGGAGAAGCAAGCGTAGTAGCGGAGCGAAGAGATACCTCTGTCATCAGCATACCAGACACGCCAGTGGAGGTTGTAGATGGAGCTATCTCAGTACACTAGCAAGTATGACGCTATCATTGCTGCAGTAGGGACACTTACAGTGTCTCTTTTTCTGCTTTACAGGCTGAAGGACCTGTACAACGGCTCTGACCTAGACGCGCTTATAGACGAGAGGGTGTCCCGTCTTAGAGCGGCTCTTAGGTTGCTCATACACGGGGCGTCGTGTGTCCAGAAGGAGGAGAGTAAGAGGGATACAAGGAAAGAGGCAAAAGAGGAGAAAGAGGAGGAGGATGCGTACGCTGAGTCCCCGTGGGACCCGAGCTCTCGCATGGCACAGGTTAACTGCCATAGATGTAAAGCTTTGCTTGTTGAGGTTCTTAAGCGGGCTGCGCACGACTGGGTTCTCTATAGAACTAGCAGCAAGCTAGACAAGAAGGAGCTAGCTCTAGACGCGTACAAGTGGCTATTTAAGGAGGGACCAGGGCATCCTGATTGGGAGGCCAGGGAGGTTGACGGAAACACAATCACGAGCTTCTTGGCTATCTGTGAGGCGTTAGACCTGGACCCTGATAATGTAAGGGAGTGTATACGTAAGCTTAATGTTCCTGCTATTCTACATGTAGGTAGACCGGCTGAGACAAGGAGGAGTAAGAAAAGCAAGAGAGGAGGAGAGGAGGTTCAGCAGCACGCGGTTGTTGATGTCTCCTTGGACGTTCTTGACCAGAGTGACACCGTGTATATGAGCCAGTACGAGGCTCATTATGCGACGACAACATTAGGAGGAGAGTGAGCTGATGAAGTGGAGGGCGGTTGTAATCCCTTTTGCACGTAGCGGAAGCCACGCAGTAGATGCCGACACTATGAGCAAGGAGCTGACAAAAGCTCTTAACGAGCTTGAGATAGAGGGTAGAAGCATCTCGATGCCCGTGACCATAGGCTCTGTCGGAGTAGCCCTTCTTGGGTACAAACCTGAGCGCAAGAAGGCAGTAACGGACGACGAGATGATTGTTCTGTCGTCAGAGGTCACGGCTCGCATACTGCAGCAGCTGTGTAGTATGCCTCAGCACGATAGAAGCATACTTGAAAAAGAGGTCAGCAGGGTAGCTGAGGGCTTGGACGTAGAGACGATGAGGATGGTTGAGGAGGACTGCAGGAAGATAGAGGGTTCTAGAAACTGCGCGGACCCCACGTTAATGAGGGCTATAGCTCTCCTTAGAGAGGCGCTGAGCAACAACCTTAGGATGAGCTTGCAGTAGTATGTACACCCCGGAAGAGGTACAAGACGCCGTTGAGAAGCTTGTACAAAGCAGCATCAGGAGACCTGTAGGAGTACGGGGCAATCGGGAGCTGTCGGTAACCTTTAGCGACATTCAGAATGCCGCTGCCGGGGTGTTCGTCACAAGCCCTACGGCGCCGTACTATGTTGTGCTTCTAGGTGCCAACCGTCTGTACTCAGCTATTAGCTCTGTATTGAGCTCAATAGAGGAGCTACTACAGGCTGTAACAGCAACTGGTAGGAGGTCTCTACCCATAGATAACCTATCTAGCTTGTTCAACGCCTCCACAGCCCTTTATGCTCTGGAAACGGCCGCCAGTAACCGGGATACATCTTTCTCCTCTATAGAGGATGTCCCCGCGTACATACGTTTTAAAGCAAACACGGATAGGTTCCTAGAGGACACTGGGGGTAATATCCGTTTGAACGGAGAAGCTGTTCAGACTCCGGAGGAGGCCAGGGTACGCATCCCCGCACTTATTAGCTCCTTAAAGAGCGCATACGAGGAGGTAGTTGAGGGTATGCAGTATCTCAGCGCAAGCATAGACGACTTCAGCAGCTTGCAGCTAGCCTCGTCGCTGACCTCATCAATAATAGCGAATGCTAGGAGTGTCATAGGGACTGCAGCAGAGGAGATGGACGCTCTCGGTAAGGAGGGTAGGCTAGAGAGGCTCAAGGACGTTACGTTAGATGTGCTTGCTGCTAGAGCGGTGGTCAGAGGTTTCGGCTCCCTCCCGGCTGTATCCTCATTTGTAAACATTGAGGGAGATAGCCAGCCGTACGCAGATAACGACCATCTTGCGCTACCAGCGAGTAAGACAGCAGACGAGCACGGACCATATCCAGTCGTGCCGGGGGAGACCCAGCTAGATGTGCAGCTAGAGAGCGATACTTCGCTAACAACGACACTGAGCATCCCTGGGAGCTTCGTGGCCCAGATATCCGGAGCTTTAAGTGAGACGTACAACGTAACCGCCCCAGACGATGTTATCCGGATAGAGGTAACTGGAGTCGTCCCTGTGGATGTTACGTTAAATGTCGCTCCAGCGTCATCCGCGTACGCACAGGTAGAGGCTATAAACAGCGCATGCGTAGCTACCTGGGGGGCTAACCCATACGTTGAGGCAGAGGTATACTACTATCCTAGTAGGTGGACTGGTGAGGTTACTATAGTAGCTGACGGTGTATTCCCAGGAATAGACCGTATAGCTGCCGACGCTAGTGTAGACTTTGCGGCGTTAGGCGTTACAGCCGGCACAGATGTTTTGGTTGTCCGTACGGGCAGCAACAAGAGGTACACCTACGCCATTATTAACGTTATCGGGAATGTTCTATGGGCCGTGATAACTAACGGCGGGCCTACGGTAACGGATACGGATGTGCGCATTGATATAGGTCCCTATCCAGGACTAGTACGACTGTTCATCCCAGAGCCGCACTACTCCAACGCTCTAGAGTTTAACTGGTACATACGCCTTCCTACGGACGATGGAGCAGGTACCGACTATACAACGGCACTAACGTCTATAGGGTTCTACCCTGAGATGGTGGCGTACTCTAGACCGATAACAGCCTTAGAGATTGCGGAAGAGGTAAACAAGACTCCCGCAGTAGCGCCTAGGAACAATACAAGGATAGTGCTGGACACAGAGTTCTCAGCGGACATCTACACTGGAAAGGGTAGAACCAGTACTACGTCCTCTCTCACCTATATACTCTACAAGGTCAGGGGCAACGCAGACGTCTCTACGGTTGGGGCGGTAACCACAGTGACTCTAGCTAACGTCGCTGATTCAGGGGTGTCCATCGGTGACGTTCTAGTTCTTAGGGAGGCAGCGGACTCAGCAGACGTCAACAAGTTCGGTCCAGTAACAGGCATAAGCGATACGTACGTGGAGGTCACTTTCTCGGCGCCTCCTACAGATGTGTCAGACGTTCTTGTGGAGATAGGTCCTAGCTTTCTACCGCCCAATAACTGCATCTTAAGAGTGTCTGAGGGTAGTCTTGCTGATGGAGAGTACAGGGTTGTTCGCTCTGGCGTGCTCTTGGGAACGCAGATACCGTTTGAGCTCCCCTTAGAGAACACCATACCGGTAGTGACCTACAGAGGTTTGCCTGTATTCGCAGAAAACGCTGAGCTCGGTTACAGGTCTGTTACATTTACGAGCACGGACGAGACGACAGACACCAGACTACAGATTACGGACGGAGATGGGTTCTACTACGATTCTCTTCTAAACCCTATACCGAACCCAAGCACCGCAATGGGCCTGTTCTTCTCCTCACCGGTAGACGAGCGCGGGACCACGGCCTACGTACAGATACCAAGGACATCTAGCGAGATATCTATCGGAGACGTGTTTGAGCTGTACCTGACATCCCCGTTGTCGCCCAGCTCATCGCACACTATTGTCGGTCTGGAGCTGAGCAGGAACCTAATAGAGGTAGACCCGCCGGTATCTACAGACATGGGTGTAGTCGCGATGGGTCTCGACATCCAGATACCGTTTGCCCGAATCAGAAGGTCTCAGGGTCAAACGTTCGACACCTTCAAAGAGCAGGCAGAAAGCTGGCTGTCCCTGTCCCAGAACAACCCCGTATACTTTCAGAATATGTATGCCGCTGTGAACCCTCTGGTGTACAGCACTAATCCTAGTGCTGTAGCAGTAGGCACGGCGTATGACTACATAAACCAGCTGTATGCGGCAGCTCTTCTTGGGATGCAGATACTGGAGTCATATAGCTGCTCTGTCGTCCCATCGGTTGACACTCTAGTTGCAAGCTTCATAGAGAAGGGAGCGGACAGGGCTGTTGATGTGCTTCTACAGGGAAGGTTCTCTACATTCTTCGGGATGTCCACCTCATCTGTCAGCTACTCCGGATATATGTTGGAGCAGATTAGGGATGTTAGTCGTATTGACCTCCCGCTGCGCAAGGTGCGAAGGGGTGTGATAGATAAGCAGTCCATACTTGCCGAGTATGAGGAGCAGGACTTCGAGTTCGACATCTCTGACGTAGAGGACCCGACCCCTGAGTCTCCTATATAGACGCTCCTTTTGGTAAAGTAGAGCCATGGACGGTGAGACCCTACAGCTAGTCAGGTCGCTACACGACTACATGTCTAAGGTGGCCAAGAGCCTGCCTATTCCGAAGTTCTTAACGAGGGGCGTCGCATCGGTAGCCAAACCAAAGACAATAGGCAGGGTTCTGCCCCCAACAAGGGCGGGTCAAAGGTTGGCGTCAGGGGCTCCCGCCCTTCCTTCGCACATGACCCGCGCCAAGAAGCTGATGGAGGACCCCAGCTTTAGGAGAGCAGCGGAGGCAGCCACGGGCGGGGAGATAAGGGACCCGACAGCAATGCTTGCCATGGGTCTGCGGGGAGCCGGAGGGGACACCACCGGAGCTCTAACCGCCATGAACCGGATTGCCATGATACCAAAGCAGACGGTGTCGCAGGCTGGGTCATCCACGATGCAGGCGGCTGAGTCGCAGATGGCCCAGAGGGCAGCCAAGCTTCGCGCAGCTAGGCAGGCGCAGCTAGCAGCCGGAGCTTAGGGAGCTAAAAAAGGGGAGCTCGTGCGCTCCCCTACACTGCTACGCGAAGCTCACGTAGCGCGCGCCCGCAGACTCCAGCATCTTGAGGTGCTCACGCATCTCCTTGAACCTCCTGTCTAGGTATCCCCCTTTGACATAAGGGAACGATGTTACCCTCACTAGGGCATTCTCTATCCCCTCGCGCAGCTCCTCCACAGAGAACACCGGAGCTCTCCAGATATCTCCGGTGTATCCCAGGTGTACCAGCAGCCTGGCAGCGTTGCTGGTGGACCAGGATGGGTAGTCATCCATGTGTACCAGCTCTAGTGACTCCCGAGTGCCCTTGTACCCATGCATCGCTATGCTCATGTTACCTCCTAGCAGGTCTTTGCGTACCTCAGCTCCTCAAGTCTCCTCTGCCTCTCCTCACTCTCCTTGATGTACCGTGCCCTCTCCGCATCTGATGGCTCATCCTCCTCGTCGTACTCACCGGTAACGTAGTCAAAGCCCAAGCACTCGCTGAGCATCTCCCGAAGCTCGCCGAGTATTATGCAGCCGCCGTACAGGTCCTTTCGGATGGCGTGGCACCCCTTGCACGTCCAATCCTCAGATACCGTGTCCGGGTCCTCCTCTCCCTCCAGCTCCTCTCCTTCCTCGTCCCTGTCCCACATCCACCCCCTGGTGTAGAAGGCCATTGACCCCTTCCTCAGGGTCTCGCCGCACTCGCAGCACCTCCTGTCCTTCGAGAGCTCCCGCTCTTCCTCGTAGAAGTCATCCCAGGTGTCTCCGCTTGCGACGATGTCGCAGGCGGTCTCAGCTATACACGAACAGGTCGACATGGTTTGCAGACCTCCTTCCACATCGCTTATCCTAGAATCTCGTCCGTTTTTCTAGGACAAGGCGTTTGGTCCACGCCTAGCTAGGAGGTGTGCGTGTGTGCGATGAGCGGTGGCAAAAGCCAACACCAGAGGAGCAGCAACGGAGGAAGGAGAGTCTCGAGGAGCTTAAGAAGGAAGGTCCAGCGCGCAAGCTTAAGCCCTGGATAGGGTGGATATGCGACGAGCCGGACAGTACGGTAACAGTAGACGCGGAGTCCTGGTATGAGGCCCGAGAGATATCGAGTCGCGAGCTAGGAACGAGCAAGAAGGTAGATTGCAAGCTGAAGGAGGAGAGGAACGATGACCCACCCGTGTATGAAGCTCACGACAGTGCCTGAACGCCCGACGGAGGCTCGTGCAGCCTCCCAGATGGTTACCTACTTGCTAGCCCAGGGAGTGAGCTTTGGGATAGTGCGGGAGAGGTTTCTGACGGAGGAGTATCTGAGGGGGAACATCCCGAGCTTCATGAGGACCCTGTACCCCTTGGAGCTGCAGCGCCCTGATGGGCGTCCTATGGTCATCTACAGCCTCCCAGACTTCCTGTGTCTCGGCTCTGATGATGACTTCGTTCATACTCCTATGTCCCCTCGTACAGCTCAGCGCATAGCCAACGAGTGGGGGCTCATTCTAGGTACCCCTGAGATGGAGGATGCCCGCAGAGCCTACTTCCCGCAGAAGCTGAGCTTCAGGGCGATGGCCCCTCCAAGGTTCCCGCGTAACGCCTCCATGATGAGCACGGAGCGCTGGCCCATCCACACTAAGTGGTTTCTGGATGACATGGAGAAGGAAGGCTACGAGATTGGTAAGCCAGTGACAGGTCACAAGAAGGGCTTAATCACCCACCCGTGGCTTGCCGATTGGGGCTTTAAGTACTGCGGGATACATGGGGCGTACTACGGCAAGAGCAACAAGCCCATCCACGTGTTTGAGAAGGAAGCAAAGGCCCACATAACTAACTACAACGACTACTCTCACGGGGTTGTGCTCTACCACCCAAAGGTGTTCTACCCGAACTCAGAGGGAGCCGGAGAGCAGGAGGATGACATCCTAACCATCCTACAAGGAGGCGACCCTCGACCGCTAAGCAATAGACGGTTCAGGGCTAGTCCGCTGTACCCTTTAGATAAGGAGTGTGTATGAAGATTAGAATGGAGCTAGAGATGCTGTTTCGTAGGGCGTACAAGGTAAACCCTCTAGACTCTGACCGTGAGCTTAGGGAGTTAGGGTACGATGAGCTGGCAGCTACGCTTAGGGCAGAGATGCGGGAGCATCTATCTGCAGAGGCAATGCTAGGTAGGTCTGTAGCGGCAAGAGCATGGGAGACAGGGTATGACCCGCCTCTAGGGTTGTCCTACGAATAGGGAGAAGGCGCCGACGGTACGGCGCCTTTTCTTTAGCTACCAAAGTCGTTTTATAGAACCAGCTGGTACTACGCGTGGTACCCTCTCTACATGCCGACAGAGGAAGAGCTCAGTCAAGAGCAGGACAACCAAGAGGTTCGTCAACGCATCAGAAGAGCGCTTAACAACGCGTACGCTTTTGTGAGAGGTAGGGAGTCGGTTAACAGCTTTACTGCGTACACGTTCGAGGATGCTCTTGACGACCAGATTGAGAGGATAGAAGGCTCTGGTACAGTTCTGCGTCCTAATGAGAAGGAGCGCGTAGAGCGTATCTACAAAGATGTTCTTGCGGCAGCAGAGGATGTAGAGGAGTACTCTGGTCCGAGCGTAAGTGACGAAGAGAACGTAAACACACCAAAGGATGCGTGATGCTAGTTTCGACTAAGGATATTGGTTGGGGGGCGTATGGCGGGTACGAGGGGCCCTTCTTTAGGGGTAGGCACCGGTACGTTGTACCTGATGAGCCGAGCTTGTCTGACAAGATTCTGGCTGTCATTACAGCCACTGAGGGCGGGGCCTACGACGCCATCAACATGTACGACGGGCAGATTCTCTCTACCACACTCATCCAGGTGACAGAGAAGAGGTACTTCACCGCGAGCAAGGCACTTGGTTTCGCCGTAGAGAAGGATGAGAGCCTGGCAGGTATGCTATCCCCCGCTCTTGAGCTATGTGACGCCAGCTTTGTGAAGGGACCGAGAGGGTGGCGCATTCACTACAGGTCTAAGGAGCCTCCGTCCCCGGTAGCTACGGAGGAGCAGCAAAGCATGATGATGCTTGGGTGTAGCGGGAAGCAGGGAAGCTGGGGCTCTGAATCAGAGGAGCGCGCTAAGACATGGGCTGCTGTAGTGGCATCCTTCTGGGGAAAGGAGAGCGCACAGAGAGCTCAGGTAGAGTTTATCGCTCCTAGGCTGTACGACTACGCTTTCTACCACTCCAGAGAGGCCGTAGAAGCTGCTACTGAGCTAGGTACAGATATGAGCATGGCGTTCGTAGCTGCGTACCTAAGCTTCGCGGTTAACAGCCCAGTTAGAGCGGCTAAGCATCTAACGGTGGCTGCGCAGAAAACCAAGTACCGAACGTTCAGCGAGGGGTGGTTAATTGAGCTGCTGAATGAGCTCACCTTCGGTCCGCGAATAGCGATATACCCACACAGGTACAAGGCCATACGTCCTGTTCTGGAGAGGTTGTTCTCTATCGACATCCCAGACCTGCCCGAGGACCTAAAGGACTGGAAGGGACCTTCAGGAGAGCTCTACGACGCTAAGGGCATACAGGAGATGCTGATAGACCTAGGCTACGACCTAGGGCCGTGTAAGGCGGATGGGCGTATAGGGAAGATGACCAGTGCGGCCATACGTGCGTTTGAGGAGAAGGAGGGACTACCCCCAGACGGGAGTCTTGACATCGATGTCGTTAACCGGCTGAGGGAAGTATGGGAGACATCACAGAAAGGCTGAACGACGCTGTTAGTCGCATGCGAGACGTAGCTCCTAGAGCGGAGAACTACCATCCTATTCTGGTAGAGATGCTGGAGCTTAGTCAGGAGAGGGTTAAGGAGCTAGAGGAGGAGAACAAGGAGCTTAGACAGTCACTCGCTGAGGCTAAGGCGTTTGTCACGGACCTGAACATAGTACGTAGACAGTACGAGACCGGAAGAAGACGGTAGAGAAAAGACTTGACCTGCTCGTTATGTTCTTCTAATTCTAAAGGAGCACACACCTCCTTTCTCATCCTAGGCCCGCTTGTCTCCCTCGGCGGGCCTATTTCTTTTTGGCTTTTGGTAAGATGCTATGGTTAGTGGCAAGGAGGAGATGTGAGCATAGACCTTCAGGTTGTCTTCCCTCAAGAGGAGATAGAGCTTAACAGCATACGGTTGGTGCCTGGTCCGCCGTCCATGTTGGACATCATCGGGGCAGACTTTCGCTCTGTAGCGGAGGTCAAGATGAACGGCGTTGAGAGCCCAAACTTCATGGTGCTGAGCCGCACCAGGCTGCTTGCGCAGGTCCCTGAGGTTCTAGAGAGCGATAGACTGGTGGATGTCTCCGTAGTCTCCCGCAAGCTCGCCGTTACGGAGAAGAGAGTCTGCTTACGTTCAGGCTAAGCAGCACTCCTCAGATGGTGACCGGTCTGCTTAAGCTCATTCAGATTTTCCTGATGGAGCTCCTCAACACGAAGGGCTCTGACAAGCTGGACAAAGGGAAAGGAGCAAGCGCTCTGAAGCCTATAGGTCAGACGTTTGGGGCGGACCAAGGAGGGGACATTGTTAGTGGGTTCGTGGTAGCCGTAGACACAGCTACAAGGCAGATTGTAAGACGTCAGAGCATGAATCCTGGCATCCCAAGAGACGAGCGGCTCATGGCCGCAAAGGTTCTCGGAGCAAACTTCAACAGGCAGCTTGGCGCCTTGGTGGTAAACGTAGAGGTGACGTCGATGGCTGGCCGCGCTGCTGTGGCCAACCTGGAGGTGTAGATGGCAGTCAGAGACCTAGAGGCGTTCCTTCGCCAGATAGCACGTGAGTGGGACCCGAGCTTGGATGTCAGTGAGGGCTCTCCGTTCGACACTAAGATTGTGCAGCGTGTTCTGCGCCGCTTAGGGACCGACCCTTTCACGGTAGACATGGCCACCTTCGTGCAGGCCAGGCTGAAGCAGGCGTATCCAGACGTAGCCTTTGATGAGGGAGGGGCGTTGACCGACCTTCTCATCAAGCCCGTTACTCTGCTGTGGGACCCTATCGTCAGAGAGAGCGTGCGCATCCAAGGGTCTCAGTCGTTTAAGTACCCAGGGGCACTCACTACAGAGGAGGCGGAGGCACTCGGGGCCAACCTCTTCTCTACAAGGGAGACAGGGGAGTACGCCAAAGGTGTTGGGCGCATCCTGTTTGACCAGCCCCAGGTTGTCAGCATGACGCCAGAGAAGTTTTTCACTAGCAAGGGCGGGCTGCACTTCTTCCCCATAGAATCTCAGTCCATCCGAGCTGAGGAGATGATTCTCAACGTTGACGATGACGGGCTGTACTACTTCGACGTCAACCTAATAGCAGAGAATCCAGGCTCAGCGTACAACATAGGGCCGAGGTCCTTGGTGTCCGTAGCCAACACCCCCTCAGCCGTCGGTGTAACGAACCTACGGAGGTTCCAGGACGGTCTTAAGGAGGAGACAGCGACAGACTACGTGTACAGAGCCCAATCTGAGCTCACCGAACGTTCTCTGGTGTCTCTGAGGGGAATCGCCGCCAAGATTACTCGCTCGTATCCTGAGGTACAACGACTTAACGTTGTAGGGTTCAACGACCCTGAGATGCAGCGAGATATCGTAACTGGAGGTAGCTTTGGGGACATCATAGCCTCCGGTACGACGGGTAGACCGGTATCAGATGGAGAGGGGGCTAACCGAACTAGGAGGTTCTACACAACGGATGTAGACCTAACAACGGTAGCCTCAGCCGGACCGGTATCAGGGCTTTACATTACAATCTTCGGGGCATCCGGCTCGTTTACAACCGGCCGTGACTTTGAGGTAGAGTCCATCGTGTCCCCCACTGAGATAGATGTGACAGAGCAGGAGATGTTCTACTCTGCTACAGGTCCGTGTGCATGGGCGATAAGGCGCAAGGAGCTCACGTTGTCTGGCATACCTGGTGGGATTCTATACCCAGACAGCCCATACGGTACCGTAACTATAGAGCCCGACGAGATACATATAGGAGGCACGTACGATGTATACCTCAGGGCTACAGAGCTGGAGAGCACGTCGCTAGTCCTCACAGAGGTAATAGACGACGAGCCAGCCGTCAGTGGTTTGTCGGCAGCAGAGGTCGCCCCTAACCAGGTAACGCTAACAGATATAGTGTTGAATGCGACCTACTTCGAGGGGGACTCTGTGTACACAGCCATAGAGGAGGCGGGAGCTAGAGGATACACACTTCAGATAGAGACAGGTACAAACGCGGGCAGCTACAGAGTTCTGAGCGTAACGCAGACGGTTGGGCTGTCCCCTGTTCTATATCTGACACCTGACCTTCCGAACCCTACCAGCGGTCCTTCCAGGTGGAGGCTGGTTGACGAGCTTACAATAGAGCTCACAGGCCCGAGGCATACCAAGGTATCGGGAAACGACCTGAGCAAGATACAAGGCTCCGTCTACGTCACAACATCTTCAGGTACAGACTTCGACGCTCTAGGCGTGGCAGAGGGAGACGTTGTGCAGATTCTAGAGGGGCAGGATGCGGGGGAGTACACGCTCACCGCAGACCCTATAGCTCCTGGGTTCACGTCTTTAGAGCTAGATGCGGAGATGACGTTCACAGAGACAGGTGTGTCATACACCGTCTATACCCCTAATGTTGCAGGAAGCATCGACCTGCCTCTAGTCAGGGTTACATCAGTAGAGCTGCTAGATAGTGGTAATCAGCCGCAAGGAACTACAGTACCGTACGCTAAGCCTGTAGACATTCAATCACGCTCCTTTCAAAACCCGGCTAGGGGCGTGAAGCATGATTGGGTAGACGTGTCTCTCGGGCTGGTATCTGGAAGCATCACGTTCCCGCTCGTGGGTACGCTGTTCGTCTACAATTTTTACTTTTCTACTGTTGTTGTTACGTTCTCAGGAGAGGCAGATATAGCTTCGGTAGTTAACACGTTGAACACGATGCTGTTACCGTTCTCTAGCGGTCCTGTAGCGGTGGAGCTAGACAGCACCCACTTCGGCATCAGGCCGTTCGGTAATGGCGGAAGAGTGGCCATTACTGGGGGTACAGCGATGACCGCCGTGTTCGGGGATACCGACGTTAGGACCTCATGTGACATACGGTCTTCTAACGCCTCTGCAGGGTGGGACAGCTTAGACCCAGATGTGGACCTGGCTACAGGTCTAGATGTAATACAGGTTCTAGACGGTAATCAGGTGGGGTTCTACCCTATTCCTTACGTAGTTGACTGGACGTCACCGTTAGGGACGGCAGACCCATCTAAAGCGCTTATTCTAGCGGAGGACACTCCGACCTTGAGCAATGCTACGGCTCTGTCCCCTGAGCTCAACGTGCATGTTCAGATAGGGGCGCGCTCTATAGGCTCTGCAAGGATGTACTTTTTAGAGCCCACTACAATAGAGGTAGACTCCGACACGTACTTCACGGCGTCAACAGCGTACGGGGATGTAAGGTACCTTCCTGACCCATCGCTAAGCACACAGCTAATACCACCATTACCTGGTGATGTCCCTGTGAGGGACGGGGAGACAACGACAGGCTCGCCTACGCTGACATCCCTGTCTCAGGACTTCAATCTGTCTAGAGTACATGCCGGGGACGACCTGTTGCTGCTGTACTGGCCTTTAGCTGGTACCGTTGTGATGCCGTCAGGGGTGCCGGTGGCTAACGCCTCCGGTACAACCTTAACGTACTCTGTAGACAACGGTCCTTGGAAGACTGTTACGTTTGTCCGTGATGACCCAGCTCTGGCTCCTACGGATGTGAGTAGAGAAGGGATTGTGTCGCAGATTAACGCCTCGTTCGGCGATGATGTGTGCTCTCTTACAGGGACGGACACTCTAGAGTTTGAAGCAGACATGCTGATAACGATAAGTGAGACGGGGACAGCCAACGAGCTAATACTAGGGGATATAGCTGGTACAGCTCCTCCATTGTCGTTTCACACTGCAGGACCGAACCCTACAGGTAACAGCGTCCAAAGGAGCAACAGGTCACCAAGCTACGGTACGTACAGAATACTTTCCACGGCCACGACTACGCTCCAAGCAGACGCTCCGATACCCATCGATGCCAACTTTACAGCTAACTACCCAGGTCCTAGCTACCCCCGGCAGAGCTACCAGATTCTCAGACCAGGAGCTCAGAGAATCACTACAACGGACATGGGTGACAACGAGGCTGAGGCAGGGCTCTACTACTTTGACGTAGAGCTTGTGTCGGAGGGGACAGGGGATATCTGGAATCTAGCAGCAGACGTGCAGATGAGTGCTGAGGGGTACAGGTCTGAAGGGTGGTACCTGACAACGGAGGATAGCAACCTATCGTTCTCGGGTGTAGAGACCGTAAAGATAATTGTGTCTAGAACAATACTCCCGGACGGTGTAGATGATGACCCATCTAATGCCATCCAAATTACCGGGCAGAACCTGCAGGTTAGCTACGACAGAGCTCCTGTAGTAGATAGTGTTCAGAGCTACATCAGCTCAGACATAGAGAGAGTAGTGTGCTCAAGCCCCCTTGCTCGATATCTGTCTCCCTACTTTGTGCGGATGGACGTGACGTACACTGGGGGCTCTAAGGTAGATGTTGTGCAGCCAGAGCTTGAGGATTACATCACCAAGCTGTACCCGGAGGACACGCTTAGCAGTAGTAACGTGCAGAAGATATTCTTGGACAGAGGAGCTACAGACATAGACAATCCGCTAGACCTTATCGCTATAGTTCATGAGGCCGATAGAACGGTTACAGCGCGAAGGTCGCAGGATGCTATAGGTACAGACAGTAGACTGTGCACGTTCATACCAGATGTTCTTAACATCGTGAGAGATGTGAGCTAATCTTTTCCTACAATAGGGATTATGTCATGAGGTATCTTTGAGGCATCTCCAAACTCCAGAACGACGCTAGTGTGCGGGTCTATGAGGTATTGACAGTGAGTGCAACGAAGAAGAGCTCTAGCTACAACACTGGTGTCGTCGGCGAACGCGTGCCGAGAGTCGAACTCTTTTTGCAGTGGGACGCGGCAACGGGGACACTCAAACTGTCGGTAGAAGGTCTCTTGAGACTTGGCAGGCCCCTCAAGCGCATTCTCCACTCCCTCTATCGCCTTCCAGACAAGAACAGGGTCTAGCTCGGTGTAAACTGGCATGAGGAAAAGATAGGCTTGTAGAGGAAGAAAGTCAAAGATGGCCGCATACGACTACTACGACGGTACCTACCCCCCTGCGACGCAGATTATAAATCTGCCGGGAGGGCCTTCTGTAACTACAAGCCCAGGTAATCACTTCTACGGTGGACCCCCACCCTACGCTGATGACCTAGCTATACAGGTTCCAGGTCCTACGGGTGACCCGGGAAGTGCCTACATCTACATAGGACTTGCCGTAGAGCCTGAGTTCACGCTTGAGTGGAACATTTACACAGCGTCGTTGCCGGTAGACTTCACGCACGTCACCACGCAGCACGTATTCGTGGGAGCCCTGAATGCTACAGGGGCGTGTGCCGGACTGTTCTTGTCTAAGGTAGGTATGATGTACGGCGGAGGCGTGATTCACGACGCCTCGCAGCTTATGAGCGTAGGCAGCGCCACTCAGATTATTCCTGGGAGCTACGAGTACATCAAGGAGGGCTTGATGCTCAACATCCGCATGGCGGTGAGCACCATCATCAATGCGGCGTATATATTTGTAACCCCTAAGAGCGAGCTGCCCACCTACCAGCTTAGAGCTGTGATGCCGTTGATAGACGCTGACATCTTGGCGTTCTCTGCCGTGGACCGAACGGTAGTTAGTGTGTGTGGAGAGTACGGGTCCGAGGCGTTAGTGTACCTAGACCGAATACAGATGACTGATGCGGTGCTGATACCTAACGTAATACCTATCGCTGACGCAGGGGATGACCAGGCGGTCAGGTCGTGCAGCATTGTAGAGCTAGATGGTTCTGCCTCGTTCGACCCAGAGGGAGCTCCTCTTGCGTACGAGTGGCACCTTACAGACGCTCCTATCGGAAGTGAGAATGCATTAGAGCTTAACGACGGTAATATCGTAGCCGCAGATGAGATAAGGTCTACAGAGCTGTCTATCCCACACACCACAGACCCTGTTCTTCCCGGAGACATCATACAGCTTAACGGAATAGCGCGGGTTGTAGACACTGTGGGCGTAGTAGGTGGTGATGTGTACATGACCGTACCTCCATCGCAAGCGGATATGACGGTTAGCAGCGGCGTGTCCTTTAAGGTGTTAAGGCAACGAGGCGTGCGTGACGCCACTGAGGTACATCCAACATTCCTACCGGACAAGCCTGGGTTCTACTCCTTTGAGCTTACCGTGTTCGATGGCCAGAACTACTCTGAGGCCAGTCAGACCATTGTAAACGTTCTAGAGTCTCCGCTTCCTAGAGGATGCACTCCAGACTTATCCTTTATCTGGTCGTACCTTGGTGACTTTTGGAGGCTTGTCGAGGAGAAGGAGCCTATTGCAACCTTCTGGTCTGCCCTTGCACAGGTGACAGCATCGGAGCTGTACACGCTGTGGCAGATAGACTACTCAAAGTCTTTAAGGGACATCCAGCGACAGTTCGTGCGCAGGTGGCTGCACTATGACCCCCTACTGGCCGAACCGCTACCAGAGCTGACCCAGATAAGAGCGCTGTGGGAGGGTGTCACCACCTCTCTGATTCCCTCTGCAGGAGTAGCTGGCGTGTCTGCGTCTACTATAGTCCTGTCTTTTCTGGGACAGGAGGTATCCTACACGTTCACAGGACCGGACCCATTTACCTACGGAGAGCTTGTAAATGAGCTCGTAGGAGCGCTGGCTAGGTACGGTTTCACAATACAGCCTGTGGTGGACAGGAGCTCTGCCCCCGCTCCTTACGACGGGTACGTCAGAATATACGCCCCGTTCCCGTTCACAGTGGAGGCTACTAGTACCATACCCAGCTCTATCCTGCCTCGCTCGTCAAGCATCTACCCGAAAGGCTCCTCTGGGGCGGGCGTAGCGGAGAGAACATACCGTACCAGCATCTCATTAGAGGGTCTGGGAGTTCAGGAGAACGACGTTCTCCTTGTTGGTGGTATTGGGTACCGTATTCTACGCGTTCAAGATGACGCATCAGACCCTCTAGCGTACCAACGTATTACGCTAAAAGACGCTCTCCCTGTTACTGTGGGTACTGAGTGGTCCATAGGTGCGGCCACGCGTTCGGAGCTGTTGGACTTCTACAAAGGGCTGGTTACGGTGGGGGACCACGTATACTTTGAGGTCCTAGGAATAGACCCAGACCTCGCCCCCGCCGCACAGGAATACGAGATTGTACACACTACAGTGCTAGGGGTGTGCGAGGGTGTTCCGGAGGAGGTGCAGGTTGACCCGACACCCCTAGGAGCGTATCTGTACAGACCAGATGAGTACAGGGTGCGTCTAGCTAAGGTTGTGCGGAGGAGGTACATTCCGCGCTCAGAGCTAGTTGTAGACGTACCGACGTTGCGCGACAAGATAGTGATAGAGGATGAGGCAGAGGTTCTTAGGCGCAATCTAGATTTCTACCTAGACACCTTTAGGGATGTCCCCTGTATACGATTTGTAGCAGATGTTAACGGTCTGGACGTTTGGGAAGGAGAGACGCCTCCTGACCGTCTTTGGGCTGAGTACAGCTATCTAGACAACAGCGAGCGCATAGAGGCAAACTTCGGAATTCCTGTAAGCTTTACTCTAGACGACCTAGACACCCTTTCAAGCGGCGTTGACTATCTGTCTGCCGTTAGAGGTTTATGGTACGCCTACTCCCACTCTCCCACCTTGTACAACCTGCGTGTAGGGGTGCAGATTCTACTTGGGCTCCCGTTCGCAGAGGAGACAGGTACTATTGAGGAGATACGAACAGACTTCTCCCCCAATGAGGGCAGGATTCTAATACGAGATACCGCCAATCCGGAGATAGTAAGGTCGTATACCTTCCCTAGAGACCTAGAGATGGAGGTAGACTTCTCCACGGGGGAGAGGTGGACAGAGGGGGATGAGGTACCGCAGTTCGCCCCCCTTGTGACCGGTGCCGAGATACTGGACTACGTTAACGACCCAGACTGGTTTGTTGGGTACCTTAACCAGGGCCACCTAAGGGAGATAGAGAAGTTCTTTAGGTTCATGCTCAGGGTGGACAGTACGGTGTTTAACCTGTCTGCTCTGATATTCGCACACGAGTTCGTGCTACGTGTTAAGCCCAAGTACACGTACCCAAAGCTAGTAGTGCTGTTGGCGGCGGAGGACTCCGAGATAGACGTCACAGACCAGACGGAGGCATCTGTAACTGTAATAGTAACGGATGTCCCGTGTGACGGCTCTAAGTGGTTGGGCATAGGGCTTACGTGGGATGACCCCAGATGCGGAGGGGGCGGGTGGCGCAACCAGTACGATTCAAACCCGGACCCGAACGACCCTCCGCCTGTTGCTCCTGTGCCTGATGCCGAGATTCTTTGGGGGTACGACAAAGCGTATCTGTGCCCTGACGACCCGATATACGCAAACGTCACAGTGACGTTTGCAGCGCCTACTTTGATAACCCCGGCCTCTGAGTTCCCTCCGAACGACCCAGTAAGCACGACTCACGTATTCCTAGACCCAGCTCCCGTGCTCCCGCTGTCTCTGGGTCCTTCGATATCCCCCTTTGAAGGTGAGCTAGTGCGCTTGGACCTCTTGGTGTACGGTATCGTTGGCGCATCGAATGGCTACGTGGTTGAGGTAAATATAGGCGGGTTTTTGGCTGCATCTATACCGTTTGATGCTCAGAATCCTAACACTGAGCTTCACGCGGCCTTAGCTTTATCCATTAAAGCTGCCGATACAGTAGATGTAAGGTTGTATGAAACTACAGGAGACCCGGCCCCTCCATGGACTAGAGTGCGTATAGCGGTAGTTCAGGAGGAGAGGGACGCGCTCAATAATCCTGTATATTGGTGGCAGAAGTACGGTCTAGTAATACCTGCCGGGCTGTACAGCTACTCTTTGGGGCCGATGTGAAAGCTAATGTGTTCATCACCCTTCGCGAGAGGGGAAAGATAGTAGCCAGGAGAGAAGGTCACAATGTTTTTGTAGACCTCGGTAGACAGTGGCTGTCTAACTATATAAGTCTACTGCCAGGAGACGTACCCGCGGACCCCAGGAGCATACGCTACATGGGGGTAGGTATAGGCGGTATAGAGCAAACTGAGCAGGCGATGGTAACATCTCCCCCGATATCTCTTGCGTACCCCGTAGGGTTTGACCCGCACGGTACGTCAGGTTTTGAGTACAAGGACTACTGCCCTATATCCCCTACAATAACCACACTAGAGCTTCCTGTACGTGTGTTCGGCTCTCAGAATCCGTACTCTGTACCTACTCTGATAGACGAGTGGTTGGTAGACATGGCCCCTGGGTGGCCGTATGGCGGCATAATCACCCATCCAACTCCGTACTCCACGGCATACAGAATTATACTGGATGGGTCTTTAGGGCATGTCGTTTACGGTACGTTCACTGAGATGCCCATCTCAGAGGCGGGGTTATACAACAACTTCTCTCTTAACCCTACTGGGTTTCCCTACGGAAACACTCTATTCGCGTACCATAACTTCCCCGCAGTAATCATGACTACGGCACATACGCTAGAGATAATCTGGCACGTGAGGTTCTAGATGAAGGGTCTAATAAACCTGAAGGATGACATCGAGGTTAAGCAGAACCTCACTCTGGTAGCTAGAGAGCGAGGGAAGATAGTGGACCGAAGAGAGGGACACAACATCTTCCTGGATGTCGGTAGACAGTGGCTGGCCGAGCTTATTGCGTACATAAGCTTTTTCCCGGAGACTACGCAGAGGGACGACCGCATCAAGTACATGGGGCTGGGCATAGGAGGTACAAGGCAGCTCGCCCTTCCTACAGCTAACTCGGGGGCACTGCTGGCTGACTACCCTGGTACGAACAACCAGACAGACTTGCTACCTACGGTGTCTCAGCTGGAGAGACCGGTAAGGGTCACCGGTGACCCTGGAGGGGGACCTCCTATCGGAACAGACGAGTGGATAGGTCAGGTAGCCGCCCCTCCTACATGGCCCACGCCACAGTCAGTGACGTTCTTTAGGGTATTCACGCAGCTGGAGATTAGCTATGGGCCCTACCTCACCGTGCCCATCTCTGAGCTTGGGCTGTTCACGGCTGCAGCAAACCCAGCTTTTCAGTACAACGCGGGGTACATGGTTGCGTACGACACTGTTGATACAATAAGCAAGACCTCCGCAATCGAGATTGAGGTACGCTGGACCTTCCAGTTCTAGGAGCCGAGGATGCCGTTTCACAGACTAACCACGCCGACCTACTACCTACCTGTTCCTTGGCCCCCCGTAGGGTACGACTACATCAACAACGACCCGGCAGCACCGTTCTCTCAAGCACCGGCAGATGGAGCTAAGGCAGGCGGTAGCTTCCCTGGGACCTACTTCATAGACTTCGGTGAGGACGCGGAGTCTCTGTATGGAAACAGGGCACATAGGGCTTTAGCAGAGAACACAGACTTCCTAGACAACATTCTGAGTAGCAGCATCCCCAAGGTAACGTACAGGGATAGTACTCCTCTCTTCGGAATCAACAACACTACCATCACCGGAGAGGTGTTCGTCGGGGAGGCTGGGACACCAGACACGCTAGAGACGCACGGTAGGCTGTTCAGCGTCGTAGACCCCAATACAATGCACGAGCTGGTTCTATCTACGGGCATCCGGGTGTACGTTAACGCTGTTGACGATGGCGGAGGTCTGCCTGTCGTAGGGAACGGGTTCCAGACAAACCCTCGCATCTTCTTCAATACCCCGATACCGGCCGGAGTTCAGTACAGAGTCATCTACGGAGAACGCTCTAGCTTTGCTGGGATATCTACCGGTACTCCTCCTACTCTTAGTGGGCTGTTGGGGGAGTCTATCAGGTCTGCTCATCTAATACCTGGAGAGGTTTTGCGCGTCCTACTGGAGGCGTTCAGGCGCGTTGGAGGGGATGGGGCTGTTGACGCGATACAGCTCACTAAGATAGAGACACCATCCGGCTCTAATCCCCTAGCGTTTATAGGGCATAACTTCATTGATGTAGAGGTAGATACTAACGCAGATTTTGTGGATGGAGGGGTATTTAACGTAGCCTTCTCAGGCGGTAGCAACATCTTCAGCGTAAGGGAGACAAGCGGATTTGTACCGTCTTGCTGGTCGTCTGACTTTACGATACGTTTTCAAGATGTCAACACGCTTATGATGGCCTCCCCACGCCCTGTTCCTCTTACTGAGGGGTTGGCGTCTGACGGAGCAAGGTTCCCTAGACTTATAGAGTCTGACCCAAGCACAATAGGCATCCGACCCAGCCTTATGCGGCTATTAAACGCCAAGTTCAAGGTTACCGTGGGTGATGGGGTAAACAGCTTTGGAGACTTCAATGGAGCATCCGCCATCACGGAGGTTCTATCCGCCTTTAGCGGGCTAGGGTCTCCTGCTACTATACTGCACATACAAGTAAAGGAAGGTGTGTACAACTCCTTCCACACGTCCTCTATCCCGTCTAACCTAGTGCTGGAGGGTATGGGTACATCCTCTATTGTCTTCCTGAATGGGAACATATCCCTAAATAGTATAGTGATACGAGACCTGTACCTGCAGAACACCGTTGCAGGCGCTGTGAGTATCTCTGCTTCTAACTTCGTCAAGGTAGAGCGGTCTTATGTGTACGATATAACACTTCAAGTAGCCCCTACGCTGACTAACTACAACACCTACGCATGCTACCTAAAGGACTCACGACTCAGACAGCAGTACGGTCCTGCAGTGCACATACGTCCAAGCAGTGATGGTGTCGTAACCTCAGGGGTAAAGGCAGAAGGGTGTTTCTTCACTATGACAGGTGAGCACCCTCCTATGCGCATAAGCACGAACCTCGTTGGATTGGGGGATACTGCCGACGTAAACGACGTAGTATTTGAAGATTGTCAGCTAAAGTTGTTCGGATGCTCCTCTGTAGGAGGTAACCTTAGCGAGAACGTAGGGGCTGTCGACATTGAGCATCCTGCTATAGGTCCGGTACTCACTGTTCACGACCTAGTGTTCGTGCGCTGTAGAGTAGAGGCAAACTGGTTCGGGGCCTCGCAGAACAGTATTCTGCTGTACCTTAGAGGGTTTAACGGGACATCAGCTTTTACACTGAACCATCTTAGGATTGAGGGCGGTAGATGGACATGTCCCGGACAAGACACCGAAATTGCGCCTCTATATGTAGGTGGGTGGCAAGCCTCTAGCACTGGGTATAGACCAAATAAGGTAACTATACGAGATGTACAGTGGGGGTTTGAGTCAGGTACATACACAACTGCAGTACCTCATGGAACCTTCGCCGCCGAGGTAGGTGTAGGAAAATCTTCCACAGTAGCATCATTCTATATCAGTGCGGATAATTTAGTGATTAATAATCTCTCATTTTTCCGCACTATACGTCGTCTGGGAGACAGCGTTAGCGCATGTGACCTCATGCTTGGTGGAGCAAAGTCTTACGACGTAGATGGAATATTTATCGAGAACATAGCTAATGATTTCGCCCCCGCAGCAGCTGACCCTGACTATAGAGTGGTTATAGCGGGGGATTCCCCGTTCGGGTCTAATGGGTCCATATCTAGGTTAGTCATAGACGGTACCGGTAATGCGGAAATATGTGATATTGCTGCTCTGATGGCTGTAAGCAACGGCAGTCTAGTATTAAAGGACTGTACGTTTAGACAGCTAGGAACAGGTGGTAGCGGTTCGGCTATACACATATTCTCTGGTACCCTAGATGAGGCTAACGGATTCGAGCTTCATGACTCATTAATCAAGAATGTACCTGGACTTGGAGTGTTCTTATCCTTGGACCCTGCACACGACGATGTCACCGGAGTTACTATACGTGGCTGCGATATAGACAACTGCCTTGTGGGTGCGGCGCTAGTGTCGGAGCTTGGAGGTCAGTATATTACAGATGTACGTGTACAAGATAATATAATACATAATTGCAGCTCGTATGGGTTGTGGTACGCACCAGGTGCCGCGCTTAAGGACTGTTTCGTAATTACTAACAATACGATAAAGGACAACAACAGCGGTCTAACGCATACACAGATATTGTTCGGTAGAAACGGAGCTGCTGTTCGCGGGGCGTCTTTGGGCGGTATTCTTGTGGGAAACAACTGTGGGTACGACGGTGCAGACAATGGAATCATAACGTTCTATATAAAGTCGACACCACCTTCGGCCGTCCCCTACCCAGGACAGGTTTTAGACTCGTCGACTGCATACCAGCTTAACGTAGGTCTGGTTCGCTGGTGGGGGTTTGTCTCTCCAACATCATCTCAGGTGATAATAGACGGGGAGCTTATGTTTAGGAACCTTGCTAGAATAGCTTTGATTGAGTACGGTGACCCAATTCCGTAGAAGGAGTAGTCGTGGATAAGCTGTTAGGAGAGATAGTCTGGTTAGCTCTGTTTGGGGCTGGCTGCTACGTCATCACGTTGGGCATCCGAAAGATTGTAGAGACAGCTCAACCACATCTAAAGGAGAAGCCCTACAAGACAACCTTCTCTAGGTGGTGGAATCAGGTGTTTCTGTACCTCATCCCAATCACTATTGGTGGGTGTGTGGGTGCTGCGCTAAAGGGTACCTCTGTTCTTCCCTCAGGCATCGAGAGCTATCAGGTGGCTGTGGTGTATGGGATGGTCATTGGCTCCCTGTCGTCGATGCTCTACAAGATTCTGAAGATGCTCATCCTCAAGAAGGCTGGGCTGAAGAGTGAGGAGGAGCTAACGACGGCTACCAACCCCACAGAGAAGAATGAATGATGCTCTTTCTGAAGAAGGTGTGGGCGTGGCTCAAGCGGTACTGGAAGTACATCCTGTTCCCCGTCGGCATCGTTGTAGGTATCATCACAGCTGTTTCCCAGCGGCGAGCTCCTACGCCATCAGGCCCCTCAGAGGAGGAGATTGAGGCAGAGAAGGAGCGTATTCGCATCAAGGAGAAGCACGACGAGGACGTCCGCAAGGCCGAGGAGGAGCACGATAAGAAGGTTCAGGAGGTCGAGGAGAGGCACGAGGAGGAGGTCAAGAAGGTCACCGACGAGCAGAAGGAGGACGTCAAAGAGCTCCTTGATGACCCGGACAAGCTGAACGAGTACCTAAAAAAGGTGGGGAAGGATGTCAGAGGTTGACATCCTTCGCATCTTCGCTATTGTGAGGACAATGACTAGCCTGTTTACAAACCTCGAGGAGTATTGGAGGACCCCAATGTAGGCCCGAGGGATACAGGCATATGCGAATGAAAGGCCGCCCTCGGGTGGCCTTTCATCGTTTAGGACGGTGCATACAGTCTTGGAGACTGGGCTGGCTGTAACCCAGCTGCTGTGAGGCGCGTGGTTCGATTCCATCACTGTCCACCGGGTCTAGCCGCTTGCACGGCGGTGAAGGTAAGTCCAGCGGAGCTGGCTCCCAAGCATTACCCATCGATGGCGGGTACCCGGACCCGAAGGCTGTCCACGGCAAACAGGTCTGGGGTGGAGTAGGTTCCTGGTCCTGTACTCAAAACCAGGGTTTTACTACTCCCCAAAGGGCCAAAATGGCACTTTGGGGTAGCACTGGGCATAGCCCATGGTGGGCACTCAGGCTCCAAACCTGAAGAAGGGGGTTCGATTCCCTCATACTCAGCTGCCTTAGGGATGTGCTAGGGCCGGTAGACGACGCACAACAGAATTCATGATGTCTATCGTCCGGGTTCGATGCCCGGAGCATCCCAAGGTTTTGCCGGGGTAGCCCAACGGCAGAGGCAGCTGGCTTAGAACCAGCTCAGTGCAAGTTCGACTCTTGTTCCCGGTACCAGCCAAGCTAGCCCAAAAGGCAGAGGAGGCCGCCTCAAAAGCGGTATGCTGCGAGTTCGACCCTATCGCTGGGCACATCGATTGTCACTCGAACATTGGAGTCGGCTTAGGCGAAGACGCGGTAGGCTTGGGGGCTACAGCAGGAGGTCTACGGACAGGGTGCCTCAGGGGAGCTTTGCTGCTCACCGTTACGGTCACAGTAACGGTAGGGGGCGGCGGCGGTAGGTCCCTGCTCGTTAGGTAAGCCGGGTGGCTGTGGCTCTTAGCCACTTGTCCCCGCTGTATCTCGTCTAGCTTCCTTGCAGATTGGTAGTACAGAAGGGCGGTCAGGAAAAGGTTTGCCAAAACGAAGAGGCACACGGCAATTGTCACTGTGTGTGCCCTACGTGTAAGGTCACGCGCCAGAACAACCATCTTGGCGTTAACCTCCTGCGACCTTCGTATCTCGTCCGTAACCTCTAAGGATACGTGACACACCTCGTCAAAGGCGGCAGCCAGCTTAGCCATGGGCTCAGACCAGTAGCTTGCTTTGCTGGTGGCGGCGAGCTGGATGTTAGAGCTGACGGCCCTAACTCTCCTTCGCGCATTCTCCGTCTTGCTCTCCTCTTTGCCTGGCCTCTTCTCCATCGAGTATCTCCTGCGCAGCCTGGGCGCCCTGCTTCCTGGCCTTACGTATAGCCCCCTCCAGTCTATCCAGGTTATTGTTAATCTCGTCGTTCGCCTCCCCTAGCTTGTCCCAAGCGTCATGCAGCCTCTTCTCCTCAGGCGTTACTTTGCTCAGCTCCCCAAATAGGAGGTAGATGAAGCTCTTCATCACTCCTCCGTGTAGATTCTGTGTCCCGACTCTAGTGGGGGCCTAGAGGAGTCAATAAGGGGTCTAGTGGACGGGGACCTATGCTCCAGGCGGAGCTCCATCACCTCTCGCGCCAACAGCTCGTTTGACCTACGTAGCTCTGCTAGCCCCTTAGCTACGCTCTGGTTGGCGTGTGTATTGTTTGTTATGGCCTCGCGGAGCTTGTCTGTATGCATAGTGAGCTTGTCAGCGTTCTCCTTAAGGTATGTGTCGTGCTTATCCTGAACAGCAATAAGTCTTCTCCATATTAGGGTTAGCGCGCAGAACAGAACTCCTACTAGGGGGACGGTCTTGATGAGCTCTACGGCTAGCTTCTCCTCCATCTAGTCCTCCTTCTTGCCGCTCCTGCGGGATGTCTCGCTCTGCCAGTTGGGCCATCGGTCGTGCAGGTCCTTAAGCGAGGTACGGAGAAGACCGGCTCCTACCGACCAAAGTCTTACTGCAGCGTCTACGACAGCAGCTAGCAGGGCTTGTCGCCTGCGCAAGACCTCTATCTCTTGGATGAGGGCGCGCATGTCGTTCGTCGTCTGGGAGTAGACCCCTAGGGAGGCTGCTCTGTTGTCTGTCTCTTTGAGGCGCTCCTTGATGGCCTCCAGCTCCTCGTCCTTCATGCATACAGTGTAGCACCGCAGAGAGAACCCTGTTTACGGAGCTAAAAAGGACCATGAGGTCCGTGCTGGTAGGGCTGTTGCGCCCATGGTTTAACGTCTCACAGCTTAGACGTGGGACTTGAGAGCTCCCTTACTCATCATCCTTCTTCCTACGCCGGGGTCTGGAGTACTCCCAGCCGCATGAGCAGAAGTACCCGACTCGGTAGTCGTCGTTGTAGCTTCTGTTCCCCATGCGGCCATGGGGCTCGACATAGTACTCCCGCCAGTAGTATTTTCCGTCTACCGACTTGTACTGTGTGTCGAATATTACCCCGGAGCACTTATGGCACTCCGGGCACTCTGGACCCGCGACGCAGTCCCATTCATGACTGAATGGGTTGCGCCTCTCACTGAGGCACACGCTGCAGTCGCGGTTGTATTTCATACCATTACTCTTATGCTCGATTTTACGTATTATTTTACGGTACTAAAAAGGACCATTAATGGTCCCGTGCCGAAGAGCTTGTGCGCTCTGCTTAACGTCCTTCAGCTGAGGACGAGGTTACACCATGTGCTTGCCAGACACATCGGTGTCTCCCCAGTGGCTTTGCCACGACCACTGGGGAGGGAAGGGGCTGGCCTTTAGAGCTCAGCCAGCCCCTCCTCTATGTCTGCTTCGGCGGACCTCCCCGCCTTCTTCCCCACCCACTTTGGTATAGTGGGCTTCCGTGGGAGTCGTATCCAGCGAGGTGCGTCCTCCTGCGCCGCCTTATACAGCAGCTCTGCCACCTCGACATCCGGGAGGAGCCCCCGCAGGGCGCCGTGAGCGGAGACATACCTTTGCAGGCCCTCAAAGTACAGCACCCCTCCCATCTGCCCGGGAAAGTACTGCAGCTCCGCCCCTGCTAGGAGAAGGTCCCTAGCCTGGGCCCTAGAGTCTGCGTACTCTCGGGCACTGGCGCGGTTCTCCTCCTTCTCCCTCTGGCGGAGGGCCTTACCCTCCTCCACGGAGAACACCTGGAGCTCCAAGGTCCTGAAGGGCATCAGGGAGGTGCAGTACTCCATGGTCACTACCGGTACTCGGTGGAGGCACAATGTCCGCTCCCTGTAAGGGGACGACCAGTCCCCTTTTGCCCTGTCCTGGATGAACCATCCGGGCATCCCCTCAATCGATCCCCAGGGTAGCCTGGAGAACCGATTGCCGAGAACGGCAACCTCCTCCCTATCGTACCTCCCGGGACGCAGGGCGCGCAGAGCCCCTATTACCTCCTCGACGGGAGGGAACTCGAACTCTACGCTCACCCAGTCACACCCTTCTCGCTGGTAGGCGTTCCATCCATCGAGTAGGGCTATGTGCCCGGAGCCCGCTTGGGCTCCCCCCACCAGTCGCCTCCCCCTACCCTCTGGGAGGGTCTCGGCCCAAGCCATTACGGCCCGGGCAACCTCATCACTCGGGGGATAGTTTTGGATGGATACCCGGATTTCGTTCAGGTAATCCTTCACCGCTCCCATAGGGGGGAGCGGGGAGGTCGGGGATTCCCACGTGGTGTCGATACGGGGTGGGAAGTACCCGTCGTTGTACTCCCACCCCTCCGGGAGGAGGGCAGGAACCACCTCCTCCCTCCCCTCCATCAACGCGTCCACAATGAGGAGGAGATTTTCAATCTCCTCCTCATCCCTTACGTCCCCAACCACCTCGAGGACCCTTCGGTCCTCCTCCCCCTCCCGGCGGTCGACTACCACCGGGGTGTTGATTATGGTTGCGGTTGTGCTGATGGTGGTGATGGTGGTGATGTTGGAAGTGATGTTCGACATTTTCTTGAACCACTAGAGCAGCGCACAACCTTTGCACGTGTCTGTGGTCTCCTTCACTATTCTTATTACCTATTCTTGAGCGTACTTTTAAGGAGCTAAGAAAAGCTGGTTTAACGTCTCAGCTTGGACGGGGCGCTCTCATAGGGGAGCTCCCATTACCCTTACCTGCATACGAGTGGCTCGTGCCCTTCAGCAGGAGCTGCCCCGCAGAGGGGGCAGACGTACCATGGGCCGAATAGTCGGACCCAGTGGTCCGACTCACACTCGCAGGCCGGTGTTAGCTCCCCACGCGGGAGGCGTGGGGGGTTGCTGGGTACTATGTGGTACCCAGCAATCAGTCCGAGCTCGGAGAGCTCGGACTGAGTCATGCCTTTTGTCTTATACATAGAGGCTGTTTCGGGACTCGAACCCGCTGGGGCCTATAACCCACAGCCCTACACTTCCTCCTGACGCCCCGAGAGACACCATTAGCGGAGGGTGTAGCGCGGCGAATCTGACTGCACCGCGAGAGGCCGAAGGCCCAACGTGGCGGTGCTGTCAGAGTCGTTGCGTGTCCCTTTGCATGTGGCCTCATTGTGAAGAGGAGACCTGCCATGAGCCGTACCCTACCTTTAAGGGACTGGTAGGAGCCCATGCGAGAGGTTAATCCGCGGCGGTACACCGCAGCCTCTCTTAAGATAAGCAGCGCAGAGCTCCGGGAAGCTCCGTGCTCAGGCTTTTGCGGATGCTGTTGGTCACCGGCCCAGCATCCAGCCTACCGAGAGTACCTCGGTAAAAAACACTAACCACCGGGCGCCACTCCGATGGCGGGAGACTGCTCTCCCTGACCAGAGGGCTTTAACTCTGGTCGGCACCTGAGATGTATCTTCCATCTCGTTATTCTTATGCTTTATTTCATGACGAACTTTCACATCTCGCTCTGACAGAGGTGCTCGGTGCATACGGATGGTGGTACGATGAGGCATGTCTGAGAAGGTCGCGGCAATACGCCATGAGCTAAAGCCCCATCAGCGCAAGGTAGTAGAGCGTATGAAGGAGCAGCCAGGGCTGGTAGTGGCTCATGGGCTAGGCTCTGGTAAGACCCTCAGCTCTATTGCTGCACAGGATGCGTTAGGTCTTCCTTCTACTGTGGTCGTGCCCGCCTCCTTGAAGGCGAACTACGAGAAGGAGCGAGAGAAGCACATAGAAGGCACCTCCCCCGAGGCGGCTATTACTACTCTGCAGCGTGTAGCAAGAGCAGGCGAGGTGATAGATGCGCCCATGCTGATTGTAGATGAGGCGCACAGAGCAAGAGAGGTGGACTCTAAGACCTATCAAGCGCTTAAGAGGAACCTCTCAGATAAGCGTATGCTCCTCACGGCGAGCCCATTTTATAATAGGCCAAGTGACATAGCTCCTCTGATAAACATTGCCGCGGGGGAGCGTGTCCTCCCCCCAGACCAGAAGAGCTTTGAGCAGAGGTACGTGAAGGAGACGCGCATCAATCCTTCCTTGTGGCAGCGTATCCGTGGGGCCAAGCCTGGGACGGTGCAGGAGCTTAACCCGAGACAGGCCAACGAGCTCAAGAAGGTGATGCGTACGTGGGTAGACTACCACCCTGGCACGAAGGCCGACTTCCCAGACGTGAGGAGGGAGGTGGTGAAGGTTCCCATGACCGCCAAACAGCGCAAGCTGTACGATGGGGTAATAGGACAAGCCCCTCCGTGGGTAGCGCTCAAGATAAAGGCGGGTCTCCCCCCCTCCAAGCAGGAGTCCAAGCAGCTTAACGCGTTTGCCTCTGCTGTACGGCAGATATCTCTCTCCACGAGGGCGCATGCGCCAAAGGAGCCCCCCCAAGAGCCCAAGGTTGATACAGCGTTCAAACGTATGAAGGCTAAGCTAGAGGGCAACCCCAGGTTTAAGGGGGTGGTCTACTCAAACTATCTGGATGCTGGGGTACGCCCGTACAAGGAGAGGCTTGAGCAGGCGGGCATCCCCTACGGGGAGTTCACCGGGGCCATGCCCAAGAAGGAGCGTGACCAGCTGGTTCGAGACTACAATGAAGGGAATAAGAGGGTTCTACTGCTTAGCTCAGCAGGCGGTGAGGGGCTAGACCTCAAGGGCACCAGGCTGCTCCAGGTGCTAGAGCCACACTGGAACACAGAGAAGCTGAAGCAGGTGGAAGGCCGAGGCATTAGGTACAGAAGCCATACGCACCTACCCAAGAAGGAACGAAACATCACAGTAGAGAGCTACCTTGCCACAAGACCAAAGGCAGGGTTGCTGGAGAAGCTGAAGATAACAAAGCCCGGCGGGGGCATAGATGAGTACCTGACGGCACACGCCCAACGTAAAGAGAAGCTGATAGGGCAGTTTAGAGGGCTAATGGATAGCAAAGAGAAAAGAGCAGAGGTCTGGTCTCCTACAGCGCTCCACAGGTGGCGTGGGTTCGTAGGAGAGCTAGACAAGATTGCGCAGGACGGTAGAGCAAAGAAGAAGGTATACTTTCAAGGGCTCACTGTGCACATAGACCGCCCAAAGGGGTTCGTCATGGAGGGCGTAGACGAGGGGGGTACACCGTGGAAGCGCGTGTACAAGACAGACTACGGCTACCTCAAAGGTGCTAATGGAGGAGACGGGGATAGCCTTGATGTGTTCGTAGGCCCGAGCAAAGGCTCTACAAGGACATTCTGGGCTAGGCAGGTAAAGCCGGACGGTACGTTCGATGAGTACAAGGTGTTTGTCGGCTATGACAACAAGAGTGACGCACTACAGGCATATAAGGAGCACATACCCCCTAAGCTATTAAGCAGCATGTTTGAGGTTGGCCTTGACGTCGTTAAGGCTCTTTTGGGTGTAGACCCGGAGGGCACAGCAAAGACGGCGGAAAAGGGGGACGACACTGCAGCCCTGCTGGAGGGTATCTTGGCCCACCATCAACAGGGTCAGGCTCTGGAGAGAGCTGCCGGCGCGGCAGAGCAGATGAAGGAGCGCAGGAGGCGGCAGCAGCTGTACGGTTTGGCTGGTGCTGGCTTAGGCTTTGGTGCAGGTCTCGGTGCCCGTGCTCTTGGAGGAAAGCATCTCCTGGCGCAAGCGGCACCTCTCGTTGGAGTGCTGGGAGGAAGCACAGTAGGCACCCTTCTCGCCAACCAGAGAAGTGGAGGAGCTCCGCGAGACAGTGCGAAGGAGGTACGTCGTCAGCTTCTTCGGGTCAAGGACCTTCAGGGGAGGGTGGAACGTGCCAGGGAGCTAGGGATGGAGGTGAAGCAGGCTGCGGTGCAGGAGAAGACGGCCAAGGTGCAGGTGATGGGGAAGGAGGATTACTACCCTACCGCGTTCAAGGTGCAGGCTAACGAGCAAAGAGCAATCATGAAGGCGATGAAGGGCTCTGGGATGCGGATGGCGGGAGGCGGTCCCTTGTCGTCCGGATGGTCTGTGGGGCCAGGTGGTCCCGTAGCTCCTAGAGCTTCTATAGGTAACCCGTATCCTACATTCGGGAGCGCCATGAGTGCTGCAGGAGGCATCTCTCCTCAGACAATATCAGCGCTCAGCGCGTATGGTCTTGTGTGACGTTCCCTTAGAAAGCAGTCAGCTGCTAGAGTAGAGGTGCTGTGGGAAAGTCTCAGTCCTTCAAAGATGAAAAGCCCGTTCGCGTGCATCTGTTAAAGAGCCGTGGTAGGGGCGGGGAGATTACCGACCTTCGTAACGACATCGACGAGGCTTTCTACCGTCTCGAGCAGAGCGGGGGAATAGGCGGAGTCACTGTTTTAGACGAGGGGACGGTAGTTCTAACGGGCGTAACAGCCCTCAACTTCATAGGAGCGGATGTACTCGCTTCAGACCCTTCTATACCTGGGCAGGTGAACATATTCATACCTACTCCTACCTTTCTCTCTCACTGGAACACGTCTGATGGCGCCAACGGAGACCAGAGCGTTGTAGAGGGCCAATCACGTACTTCCGCACATATCTCTGCTCCCGCGGGAGGGGAGGGCACTCCGTTTAACACCGGAGGGTGGGCTGGCACAGACCAAGACGCCGCTACCACCGCTGCTGTAGGGTTCACAACCCCGGCTAACACCACCGGGTTTGGTGGGGATAGCACGGCTACCATCAACGTGTACGACGCTGATGGGGTGTCCCTGTTAGAGACGTACACCACTCCCGTGCTAGACGGTGTGGCTCTGCATAACTCTCCCAGCGGTAACATCACGGTTGCCATCACAGGATACGGCCCGGACTCTCTTAGGTTCCAGGCCAAGATGGCTGTGACGGTCAACATCGGCGCTATACTGACGAATGCTGGACTAGCGGGTGGCAGGTACCACGTAGCCATCACGCACGACACAGACAGTGCTACAGACGGCTCTTCGCACACGTACACTCAAAGCGATGTGTTCCTGGACGCCAACCCCACGACCCCCAGCATAAGCGGTGCGGTAACCATTGCAGAGACAGGTGGCGGCATTCAGACCAAGCACCTGTCCGGACTTGAGTACTACGTTCTCAACAGCCAGTTCACAGCCAACATCATCGGCATTGACGACCTCAACGAGAACACTAGCAGGGTGGACAGCAACCTCGTCCTAAATGGGGCAGAGTATGGGCTAGCCACGCTTAACCAGTGCCCGTTTGGTGCGGGAGCCGGGAGCTTCACGGGGTGGACGAACAACCATGATGTGGCTGGTGTTGGGTACACAAACACCACGTGGGCCATATCTCAAGCCAACTACCGGTACATGGGGCCCACCGCGAATATCGTAGCTACACCTCAAGACCCGTGGGCGGCTGGTGGGTCTCAGCTGTCCGCTAATGCTCTTGTGCTGATAGACACGTGGACGATTACAAGCACGGACCTGTTTGAGGGATTCGATGACGAGGCTCGCAGAGAGGACCCAGCTAGCTTCCCAGGGGCAGGTACGTGGGTGAGCTCTAACGCCCTCCTAGCTGGTGAAGCTCAGCAGTACGACAGCTACCTCTTGGTACCTAACACCACGACCTACGTTCGCTCGGACGGACCGTCAAGCCCCAACGCCGATTGGACGCTGTACAAGCCCGATGTAGGCGGCGCTAACCCAGACTATTCGGCTCTAGGAGCTCCCGTAGACTACGGCAGAAGGTTCACGCAGGCTCCCGGCCTCATACCCTCCTTCACGATTGTGTTCTCCGGCGTCTTCGCGGCAGGAGACGCCCTGGCAGACCTCATTGCAGGGAACCTTGAGGTATATGTCTACCGTATCGATGCTCCCTCCGGAGGTAACTTCGGACCTCCCCCAGGGAACACCTTCCCCCTACGGGTGCATGAGCCGTTCAACCTTGCCTTCTGGGACGACGGTGTGACAGTACCCGGCTCCGGCATTAGGGAAGGCTCCTCCGTAGGGAACACAATCAACTGCACCTTCGGCCCAGGTACCCCGGCAAGCATAGGGTTCTATGGCTGGGTACGCATCATCAATCCAGGAACTCAGCTGGACTCTATGTCCGTAACCTTCGTGTAGCTCTATGTTCTCCACACTTACAAAGGTCGAATACAAGAAGGACACCAAAGAGGTGCAGCTCTCCGTAAAGGTGAGTGACAGCTGCGTACAGGTGTTCCGTATCCCGCTAGCAGAGTGGCGAGTTCTTGTGGCACAAGCCGAGGGGCTCATCAAGGAAGCAGGTAGATAGCTGTGTCTTTCGGCGAGCTAGAGAGGATTGTAGCCGCAGCCAAGGCGCTACAAGGAGGAGTGCTAGACTCAGACCCAACGGCGCAGTGGTATGAGAGCACCAGAGCTTTTGGGTTCGTCCTAGATGCGGCGTTAGTGTGGACTGAGGCCGCTCTTGTACGAGCAAATCCAGCCGCTAACATAGCAACAGCGCAAGCGAATGCCGCGGGTCCTCTGGCGGGAGTGATTGCAGATTACAGCTTGGCCGCTAATGCTATCAGGATGACACCTGTTCCTGGTGTCAACAACACATACGTAGCTCTCCAGACGTACGGAGACTTCTCTACGTGGATGTACGGGTGGTTAAAGCCCCCGTTTGCTCCGCAGGCAACAGGAGTTCCTAGCGTAGGATACACCGCGCGTCTGTTTAATGGTGACCCCGATGCTGGTGGGACAGAGATTCTCACTACAGACGGTACAACAGGCACAGGCATCAACAAGAGCGTCGGATGGGTGTTCAACTACGACAACGGTCTGCTGATGCTGGCAGACGACTTCGCAGTAGCGGACCCATACATAACGGGGTTTCATTACATTGGTGGGACCGCTACATCCGCCTATCTAGCAGACACGTCACGCGTATTCATCTTCCGTCCGGGTGGCCCTACAGAGGGTAGCTACTACTCAGATTGGGTAGAGATGATGGATGACGTTCTGCTCGTAGACGGTCCTAGGAAGGTCATTGTAGACGACACATACATATCCCCTGTAACCATTCCTGTTGGCTCATGGAATATGACCGATGTGTCTTTAGAGGGGTATTCTACCCGCCTTACACAGGTTCTATGCCGTGTGTCTGCGGGGGCTTCGCTCACGAACCTTCGCAGGCTTGCGAACAACATTAATATTTATAGCTTGGGGGCACCTCCTGCAATAGTCCTTGAATCGGGGGATAAGATGGAGCTGGAGAACAACGCCATTATGACGGCGAGCCCTCTTTCTCCATTAGTGTCTGTTATAGGAACCACAGGTCCCGCGTACTTCGACATGAAGCATGGTAGCGGGTCGTCAGGAGCTAATCCAGTAATAGACGCTTCGGTTTCCGGCTCCTCTATATTCCTCTTTCTGGGGCAAGGATGCTCCTGCTTAGAGACGTCCCTCAGCGGGGTAGCTGGCTCATCAGGTATTGCCGTAATAGTGGCTGCATCAGCTACTTGGGATGACCCTAAGAGCTTCTGGTCGGGCAGCGCCTGGTTCGTTGTCAACTCAGAGGAAGCGCAGTACGTAGAGTTCGACCCATCAATCACCGGGCATCTAACCGCTACCGACACACAAGCGGCCATAGATGAGCTGTCGTTTGGAGGGTCTCTAATCTTCGTGTACCAGCCTGGCGGTACAGCAGCGGGTAACGTGTACACAGACTGGGCGGCTATGATGACCGCTATTGGGGCCGCCCCGCCAGGGAAGAAGACTCTCCGGATAGATGACTCGTTCACGTCTCCCGCGTTAATCCCGGCAGGTGCTTGGGACATTACGGACACAACGCTCAAAGGCAGTAACCCTCCTGGAACCACACCAAGAACAGAGGTAGAGATTCAGGACGGGGCTACGTTACCCGGTATGTCGATTGTAGAGGACCTAAAGATTGTAGGTAACTCTACCTCGTGGTCTGTACAGGGTACAGGGTACAGGCTCCTATTTAGGAGCACAGAGCTGCAGGTCTTACCCGGTCAGTCCCCTATATTCGAGCTAAGCGACAACACTGTAATAGAGCTTGTAGATGGCAGTAGGACATCCGGAGTTGAGGGGGTGTTCCGTATGTGGGGAACGTGCCAGATTAGGCTGTACAGAGACGTTGTCGTAGCGCAGGATACAGTAGAGAACGCTGGGTTCCCGTTCCAGGTAGCTAGCTTCTCCCTATTCAGGGACGCCACGTGTACCTTCGGTACGCAGTCCAACTTCTCATATCTACCGTCGCCGTATCCCGATACTATGTTGGATGATTCGGCTAATGTGCGATACACGGACCTAGGCGCTCTTGGCGGTGTTGATAACGTTCAAGATGCCATAGACGCTCTTGTAGGTCAGCGAGGGTCGCAGCCGTCTCGCGTAATATTGGTAGACCCTGATGAGGGAGCTGTTATTGGAGAGAGGTACCCCAATTGGGTTGGTGCGGATGCGTACGTCACTGCACAGTCTCCGTCAGCATCCAGTAGATGGGTTATTAAGATAACAGGGACTAACGCAGAGAATATTGTTGTACGTCCGTGGGTAAGCATTGTCGGGGAGGAGGGGCAGACCTTCTTGACAGGCAGCATCACCTCTACGGCCACATACGTCGGTCCAACAGCGGATACGACGGAGGCGAGCGTCATAGGGTGCACAATATCCAATCTATCTCTGACGGGCGCATCCTTGCTGCGAGCAGACCGCTGTGTACTCAGTGGAGGCTCCCCCTCAGGTGGTGCTCTGTTCGCGCATGACTGCATCTTTACAGACCCGTTCGACGGGAAGAGCTTGGCTGTAGAAAGGTTGTTCGGCGGTAAGGTTCTCGGAGGCGACCATCTATTCGATATGGAGGCGAGCTGGACAAACTTCCTAGACAACTTCACGCTAGCTGGTGGTGTGTACAGGTTCTGCAGGCTAGGAAACGCAGGGTCCGCAACGTACGGTCCGGGGCTGTACACCATAAACAACTGTGACGTTACTGCAGCTTTGTCTCCGAACAGTGGGGCGTGGAACATCAACTCCATGGCAACGGAGTTTCTTGGAGCTGTGACCGTTACTGGGGGCTCTACATTCCGTGCTGTTGCCTGCGCGTTTGGCGCTTCAGCGTCCGTGGCGGAGGCTGGGTCTGTCATAGAGACAAACTGCTGCACCAAGCTTGGAGGGGGTACGTTGGTAAACGTTACTGCCCCTGGTACCTGGACCAACAGGGGCTCGTCGTACAACAACGCCACGTCGGGATTGACAGCCACCAATACTCAGGCCGCTATAGACGAGCTCGTAACAACCAACAGCAGGAGCTACCAGACAGCGTTTACAGACGCCTCTCTGGTTACTGGTGTTCTTACTGTAACGCACAACCTAGGGCAACAGTTCAATCATGTGGCGGTGTACGACAATCTTCTTGTAAAGAGAGATGTTACTACAGCTCCCCGCGTGGTTACTGGAGTTAACGGGAACACGCTTACTATTGATTTCTCCGGATGGACGCCCCTTACGGGCCAGTGGACAGTGGTGGTGAGCACGTAGATATGCCTACTCCAAGTAAGATTCTGACCTTTACTCTCTGTGTGCTAGCACTCCTGATTTCTCAGGTAGCGTCAGCAGAGCCTCCAAAGGTGGAGTCGATACCCCCCGGGGATGACGTCATTGTCCCTCTGCGTAAGGGGGACACAGCACCGTTCACAGGTCAGCTCTACAGTCAGGACACCGCTCTCCGGTGGGTTAACTGGATAGTGCAGTACAGGCGCCGCCTAGAGCTAGATGTGAAGAGGGAGAAGGACCTACGCCTCGTAGAGGTAGAGCACTACTCCAAGCTGCTTAAGCTGGAGAGGTCCAGGTCAGAGGAGATGGAGAGCAGCCTACGCCTTCGTTTGAAGAGCTCAGAGGACAAACGCGAAGAGCTGCAGAAGAGACTTAACGACCCACCGTGGTATCAGTCAGTAGAGTTCGGCGTGGTGCTGGGAATTCTCAGCACGGTTGGTGTACTCTCCCTAAGCATCTGGGCATTGGAGGCAAGGAGCTAGATGGCGACCATCCTTATAGGCAGGTACCTGGACGCGTCTACAGACTCTGTGAGCACGCTGCAGCTAGCGCAGCTTGTCCCTTTTGAGTACGACGACGTACAGATTAGCTACACGGGCGGGGACCCCACAACTGTTGAGTACTACAACGGTGGCGGGCTGGTGGCCACTCTAACCCTCACCTGGGTAGCTGGGGACCTGGTGCGCGTACAGAGGACCTAATGGCTTCCCTGGTCTTTAATCCATTCACAGGAACCCTAGACTTTGCCGAGGTAGGCGCTGGTGGCGGCGGAGACCCAGCCACCAATAGAGGAACCTATACACATCTAGGAGGCTTGGCAGTAGGTGATGCTGTATACCTGTCGGCCTCTGGTCAGGTAGCTCTGGCAGACGCTAATGGTCCCGGGACACAGCCCGTGATTGGCCTTGTTCAGTCAGTCGTGGGTGGAACATGCGTGGTGCAGTACTCCGGGGAGATGGCCGGGTTCTCGGGGTTGGTCCCACGTGCCATTTATTATCTGAGCACATCTGGAGTGAGCGGGTCCACTATAACTGCCACTGCACCGGACATCCCCCCAGAGACACCGCCATTGATATCTCAGAAGATTGGGATAGCTAAGTCGGCGACGGTGCTCCTCATCAAGGTAGATACAGACTTCACGGAGATTGGCTGATGGCACGTTTCAGATGGATGGGCGGAAAAGCCCGACCCGGACTGATAAAGAAGAGAGGACAGATGCGCAAGATACGTATCCCTCTACAGAACGGGACAAAGATGAAGATTGACGCTCCCAATAAGCAAACAGGATTTGTTGTGGGAGAGGACATTGGAGTAGACATCACAGACCCTCGGGCCCTTCGTCTGCTTCGCAACGACCACAGGTTTGAAGAGATAGTATAGAGGTCCAACAATGGCTGACCAGATACCCCTAGTACTGGATGGCGGCTCTCATAAGAGGCTGCCGGATGGAGACAATCTGCACATCAAGCTGGGCCTCGATGTGGCCGCAGCTGGAGTGCTCAACATTGGTACCGTCAATGCTACCAGCATGTCTGTTGGTAGGAGCGGTCAGACCGTAACCTTCCCTGGCAATGTCACGGTGCAAGGTATTGAGACGGTAGAGGGTAATACCGTCCTTGAGGAGGATGTAACCCTCGGTGATGCGTCTGATGACCGCATTACGATGGGTGGGCGCTTCGGAACAGCGGCGGCGCCAAACTTCACCTTCAGCAACGACGCTAACCACATTGTTATCGTAGACACCTCTCCCGTGGAGACTGTTGGTAGGCAGCTTGCCATCTACGGCGGAAGTGGCGGAGCGTCTAGTGGTGGGGCCGCTGGCGGGGCTGGGGGAAACCTGACTATCCTAGCGGGTACAGGTGGTGCTGGAGACGCTACGTTCGCCGCGGGTGATGGCGGAGACCTTAATCTACGTGCAGCGAGTGCCGGAGCGGATGGTGGTGGTGGAGGGGCTACTGGCGGTGACCTTAAGCTGGAAGCGGGCGCTAGCACCACTGGGTCCGACGGGTCCATCACCCTGGGAGCGACCACGGCGTCGGCCATCTCCCTTGGTAACGCCACGGACAACACCACCATCACCCAGGTGGGTACCGGTCAGGTAACGTTTACGGGCAATGTTGACATGCCCTCTGCGGACGTATCTGGGCTGCTTACCGTTGGTGGGGCTGACCACGAGATTCGTGCAGTCGGCGACGCCATCGTGCTGGGAGGTACATCTACCACTGCGGCCTCTGCTCTCGTATCCTTGACGTCTGGCGAGCGCACAGCGCTTACCGGTGTCAATGGCATGATTGTGTACGACGAGACCCTGAACTCGTTCTACGGGTATGTGGGTGGCTCGTGGACGCAGATTGCCGCTGGCTCCTCTGGTTCCGGTACTGACAACGTGTCGTGGACCATCAACCAGGACCATACCACGGGGGACCAGGACGCTTATCTAGGGCTGTTCTCTGGGGATGGTACTTCTGCGTTCCAAGGGTTCTGGACTCTAGACGCAACGACTGACCCGCCCCTGCTGGTTTACACGGTTACGGATGATGGAACAGCGGACTCCCCCATTGTGGGCATCGGCGCTGCTGGAGTTACAGACGCCTCTACCGCAGAGCTCCGTCTCAACTCTGGTACTGGAGCCGCTACGCGGCAGGCCACCCTGCAGCTAGACCCGGCCACGCAGGACCTGGTTGTAAACGGCACGAACCTGAACAGCTTCTCCTCTGCGGTGAACTTCGATGCAGAGGCCGGTATTGATGTGTCCGGAGGTCAGATGACCTTCACCGGGACGAACATCGACCTAGACCCCACCGGAAGCTTCAATCTAGCGATGGATGCCGGACAGGGCATCGAGATGGTTCTGGCGGACAATAACTCCAGTGCTTTTCTTATCAGGGAAGGTGCCCTTGGAGATTACATCCGAATAGATACGGGCGACGGCTCTGAGGAGGTAGGGATTGGCAACACAACGACCAACCCAGACTTCCAGGTATATGGCTCGGGTCAGGCCACGTTTAACGGCAACGTTGACTGTGTTTCCGGTTTAGACGTTATAGGCGGGAATTTCAACTTTACTGGTGGGACCATAAACCTAGACCCCACTGGAAGCTTTGACCTGTCAATGGACGCCGCTCAGAACTTCACTGTGTTTATGGGGCTGGGAGGTGCTTGTCGGTACCGTATCTCTGATAACAGCGCCCTGGCGTTCTTGATTGAGCAGAACACGGACGACTACCTGCTCATCGACACAACAGACGCCGCTGAGGCGATGAGCTTCGGTAACGCATCTACTAACCCCGATTTTGCGTTCCTAGGGTCTGGTGCTATCAATGCATCTAACGGTACGCTGAACGTACCCTCTGGGACTAGCTTCTTGATTGCTAGTACGGCGCTTACCACGGCCAACTTCACAGCGCCTAACATGGACACGCTGCTAGACGGCTCAGATGCTAGTGCCTTGCACTACCACGGCGTTGGAGGAGCCGTTACAGGCATGGACACTGGAGCGTGCAGTGTCGGTGATGTAGCGTACATGACAACCACAGCGAACAGCGTAGACCAAGCAGATGCCGACGCTCTAGCAACATCCGTGTTTGCCGGTGTCGTGACAACCGTAGACTCAGGACCAGCCACCTTTGACGGTGTTCTAGCCTCTAGCGGTAGAACGAGTGTTGCTTGCGAGTCTGATGTTGTTGCAGGAGACCGCGTTTACGTGTCTACAACGCTTGGGCGCGTGTGCCGTAGCGGAGGTACAGGGTTCCCCTCTGCTAACCCAGATGTGGTTGTAGAGGTAGGCTACGCCGTGACCTCTGCAGCAGCTAATGTCTGCGATGTTGTACTACGTGGTGCACCGCTGACCGAGCTGTGATAAGACTGACCGTGTGGGCCGGGCTCTGTCCCACCGTCCAGCTCACACGGTCTTTTATCTACGGTGGGACATTGGTGGGACAACCATGGCAACTAAGAAGAACAGCAAGAGCAGCAGTAACAGTAGAGTGCGAAGTCTAGAGACACCTATAGACAACGTTCCTCTCGCTGACACAGAGAAGGCATACGGGCTATCTCTACGCAACGAGATAGTAGAGCTACGCTTAACCCACTCTAAGCTGTGTCAGCAGTTCGCCTCGCTGGAGACACAGTTTAAGGTTCAGCAGGCAGAGCTGCTTAAGAAGCTCCAAGACAAGGAGCATGAGCAGCAGGAGTGGGCTAAGAGAACCGCAGAGGCCCATGGTATAGACGTAAACCAGCGTTGGACACTTGACCAAGACAGGTGGACGTTTGTAAGGGCTAGCTAGGATGACAGGTCATGGCGGAGGTACGGTTCTTAAAGATATCCGGTGGAAGTCACCAGCGGCATGACGTTCAGAACGACTCCATTCGTGTTTACTCCCTGGGTGTAGGAACTGGCCCGCCTACTACTGGACTAGAGCTGATATCAAACTTCAGCTCCTATGGTGTTGTTGACGCCACGCTAGATATAACTGCTGGCCGTAATACAGCTATGGGGGCTGGGGACACATTAGCTGGTGTGTACGTACGGCAGGGAGGGTACACAGGAGACAGCTCTACCTCCGAACGAGTAGGGTATAGAGTGATATTTGCGGAGCCTTTGGGCTCCGCAGATAAGATAGGCATCCTCGTTGAGCATAGTAACGACCCACCAGACTTCACATTACTCTGCCGTAATCACGCACTACGCATTGCCTCTGAAACGACCACAGGAGATGGGTATGCCGCAAGCGTGGAGTCGGGTGACGCGTCAGGTGCGGATTACGACGGAGGAGGCGGAGGGTTTACAGGGGGCACTGCAGGTGCCCCGACCACTGTCAGTACGTACGGAGGAGACCTGGTAGTATGGGCTGGTGGGGGCGTTCCGGGACCTGCGCATGCTGGCTCTGGTGTTGCCTCTTACGGCGGAGACCTAAGCCTTAGAGCCGGGCACAGCTACGTGTCCTCGTCTGTAGGGTCTGGGGGTATAGGTGCTGATGGTGGTGAGGTACGGATACAAGCCGGTAGCGGTTCAAAGGTAGGTACGGGGCAGGCAAACGGGGGAGACATACTGCTAACTACGGGAAGCGCCGATGGTGACGGTGACGATGGGGATATCATCTGCAGGGTGGGGACAGAGGCCAACGCGCCCAACATAGTACCGTACGCAGATGGTTATGGAAATATAGGCGATTCTACTCACTCGTGGTCTCTAGGGTATATTAACGTACTGCGCACAAACATAGTAGAGATAGCCAATGACGGAACTATAAGCTGGTCGTCCTCTAGCCCCGCATCTGCGAATGCTGGCGAGCTCAACATGAACGCCACCACAGGTGTTCCCACAATATACGTGGCCTCTAAGAGTGCTGAGAAAGACCTGATGTACGAGGGGTACCCTGGACACTGGGAACGCCTGGTAGAGGTCGAGCTGTCTACCTCTGTCACATCATACACGTTCTCTGGGCTCAACGGTAACGTGGACATTAACTACATGATAGAGGGGTTCCTGGTGGCTAGCTCCACTTCAGGGTCTTACTTCTACATAGCCCCTAACAATGTCACCACAAATCAGCGGTGCGCGATACTAGAGGGTACAGAGACTGCTGTTAATGCTGGAGCCAGTATCTACATGAGAGTAGCTGGAGCGCCTTCAACGATTCAAAGGGTTGTGTTCCGAGCGCTCTTACACGCTAAGACAGGTAGGTATAGAGCTATGAACTCTATATGTGGAGGAGGTAATGCTTCTACGGGTACAAATAATACTGTTAATTACCATTTTGGGTCTAGGTGGGCAGACTCCTCCACCAACATCACTAGCTTAGTACTGTACTCGTCTGTAGCCAACGGGTTGGTTACGAATACACAGCTACGTTTGTACAAGATGGGAGCGTAGGCATGGCGTTAACTGAGTGTAAGTGTACAGAGCGTAACGTTATAACATCTTTGGATGATAAGCCAGGCGCATACAGAGCCCATCAGGAGGATGCTAATGGAGTGTGGTGTTGCGTGGTGGTCCCTACCCCCGGCGGAGAGATTGTACATCCGCAGGAGCTAATAGCTCCTTCATCCGCTTATGAGGTAGCTGAGGCAGCAAGGTTGAAAGACTGCGCAGATGAGAACGCGGCAGAGGAGAGCAAGCGCGCTCGTAGAGAAGCTTTGAGGGCTAAGGCTAGGAGCAAGGAGACGTTTTCAAATGACGACATCTGCGAGCTCTGTGCTATATTGCTAGGAGATTAGGAGGAGACATGAGCTTAGAGTCGATGACAGCGTGTGATTGCGGAGAGCCTACAAAGGAGATTGCTGAGCTGCTGGCTAAGGAAGGAAGAGAGCGTAGACACACAACGGTAGAAGGGGTAGGTGGGTACTGCCATGTGGTGTGGTTTACACGTGATGGCAGTATATTAGCCGTAGAGAAGAGCACTCTAATCTCCCCGACACAGGAGTTTTTGGATGGTAAAGCAGCCTACACAGCGGAGGTTGCTGCGCAGAAAGAGGCCGTATCGCTGGCCAATACAGAGCTAGATAGGATAAGGGATAAGAGGATAGCAGGAGAGCCCCTGACGGCGGACGAACAGCAGTACATACTAGACAGAGTTTTAGGAGTACCCCCTACAGTGGAGAAGTAAATGGGTAGTACGCACGAGATAGAGAGAACGTCATCCTCCTACCCTTTGGTGTGCTCCATTATAGGACCTGGTGGCGGTGTTACAGGACAGTCTCCTACAGTAGCTGTAAGGGACGGTGACACGGTTAACTCCTACCTGGACTTCGCGGACAACACCTTCAAGACATCTGGGTGGACAATCAAGTACTCTCCTATGGTGGAGGTAGAGCGCGGGCATTACCAGAGAAGCATCAATGTTGCCAATCTAAACCTTCAAGCTGGACAGGAGCTGGTGGCTGAGTTCTCAGTAGACGACGGTGGTGGTGTTGTGGGGGGAGACCACGACATCCTTAAGATTGTCGACATCGCAGCAGACACGTCGTTGGTGAGGAAGGTAATCACCAACCGTCAGGAGGAGGAGCCTGGTCTTCCGGGACGCCTCATCACCTATGATGATGACAACGTAACGCCTATCCTTGACCAGGAGCTGAGGGACAACAACGATGGCGCCATCGTGTCCGCCACCGGTGTGCCTGCTAAGAGGACGGCTAGCAGCATATGAGCTCTCTAGGGTTCCAGTCCAGGGGGTTTAGGCTCGGCCTAGGGCGTCTCACGGTTAGCCGCGGCTTAGGACCTCTAGAGGCAGAGGAGGAGCTCGTAGAGCCTCCGGAGGACCTTCCATCACCTACCATCCAGCAGTCAGATGCGAACAGGTCCAGCCCCCGTGTGGTTTCTGTAGCTAAAGAAAGGCGGGGGTGAGCCCGCCTTAAAGCTATCCTCTACGCGCTAGTGTAAGCAGGCTTGCTAACGCCGCTATCAATGGCGCCACGGCCATCGCGACTCTTCCCCATCCCTTCTTCTCCGTCCTACGCGGGACGGGCTCTCTAGCGGCGTAATGCCCGAAGTACGGAGCGCGGCCAACATGCCCGCATCTTGGGCACATCCACCATGATGTGCCAGGCTCCCACTCAGGCTCCCCAGGACACAGCTGCTCTGCAGGCGGTATAGGGTATCTACCGTACCTCCATGTCTCCGTCTGTGCAGCCTCTTTGAGCTCAGAGCTGCTGGATTGTGCTACCTCTCCCATTCTATTACCGCCTCTCTCAGTCTCCTTCTTACCACCTCTATGGGAGGCTTGTCGTTGGTGATGAGCCCCAGCTCTCTGGCCAGGGCGCTCAGCTCCTCGCTGTTCATGGAGTCTACGTCCTTGGTAGCAGTAATAAGGTCGTCGTCTCCTGGAGCCGTGCACCCAGGCCAGGGGGGCGCAATTATTTTCCCGAGGGCTTGTGGTTTCTAGTGCCCTCAATGAAGGCTTCTAGCTCCCCTCTTCCTATCACTCCCTTTATGCACTCAACAAGGTAGCTTACGCTTACCTTCTCGTTGTTGCTGAACAGGGACAAGTACGTCCACATAAGAAGGGCCATGCTGCTGCCCGCTTCGGATTTAATCTCCTCTGTCTTTGCAGAGAGCTCCTCTACCCGCTCATTGCATCTACGCACCTCCTCAACGAGGTCTGATATCATTGAGGGAGACACCCCCGGGGTTGGGGAGCTCTTCTTGGGCCTGTCTGCGGGCCCCTCCGGCAAGCTTGTGGGGAACCCAGGAGGAAGCTTAGGCGGGGATAGGTCCACTGGCTCAGCGCTTTTTCCGTTTGCCTTGCCTCTCTTAGTTCTAGTCTTTGCTGGCTTCTGCTCATCGCTTTGCGTCGGTTTCTTCTGTGGCTCTTTTGCGGGCTCTTCTTTCTTCTCCTCTGCCATCTTAGGGGCTGAGGGAGCAGTGGGGACCTTAGCAGGCTCTTGCTCCACGTACTCCATCATCGTCACATCCTTCCCCGCGTCGTACTCATTCAGAGCTCTTAGCAGCTCCTCTGACTGCTCCTTGTCCTTCATAGCCAAGAATGCAAGGTACATCTCCATCTGGGACTCCTTATCGTCCCCCTTACCGAACATTCCAATCTTGCCGGCTATTCGACCTCTGATGTATGGCTGAACGCCGATGAGCTTCTGAAGGTCTCGCGGGATGGTCTCAACCGTCATCTTTGTGGGTTCCATGCTTTCTTATCTCCTCTATGTTGTTCTCGTTCTCGATGGCTAGGCAGGCAATTACCTGCATGTCGGTGCAGTAAAAGCAGGCGTCTGGTCTTCTAGTACTAGCAGCACACCCGCCGAGCTGCGGTCTTAGCTTCTCCCAGTGATGGAGAACGAACAGCATGATGTTCGTTCTCCACTCATCGAGGGGGTTTACCGCTCCTGCCTTTCCGGTCAGGAGCATGTCCACTAGCTCCTCCTTCGTGGACAGGGGGTGCGCCCTGATTCCCGCTTGGCTCACTCTCTGGTAGAGCTCCGTAATGTTGCACTGCGTCAACAGCTCGTAGAGCTTTTCTGGCCCCATCAGGCTCCTCCTCTGTATCCCATATCCACACGTGCGTACACTCCTTGTCTCCCTCTGTCTTGCTCAACAGTATAGGGAAGTACTGACTATCGTCTACTCCTGATGCAGACGCCACGCAATCCTCTAGAAGCTTGACTCTATTGGTGACGTCGGTTCGCTTATACCTGTTTTTTGTCCTTCCTGGCCATCCGCTATTGTAGATGCTCTCGAACACAAACAGTAGCGCAAGCCCGTACGCTCTGTCCTTCCTTCCTCTCATGTGTACTAGACCCCCCGATAGGAGGGTTACGGTAGCCGAGCTCTTGAAAAGCGCGCCGTCCTTTGACAGCGTGCGGAACGTTACTATTTTCCCCCCTGACCTCTTCTTTTTGGTGATGTAGGCGTTGTTAGTAGTAGGGGGTAGGTACGGCAGGATGATGTGAATCATCTACGGTACCCGCCCCTTAAAGGCATGTTAGCGTCTACTCGCTGTTGCTCTCTTTCTTGCCTTCGTATCTCCACTTGTCGAGAGAACACTCCTCCAGCCTTCTCTAGAATCTTCACGTAGTTCTCGAGGTACTCCTTCTGGCTCAGGGCTGCCTGCTCTTTTCGCCGCTGCTTCAGGTATGCAGGGTCTCGCAGCACGGCTTCCTTCAGCTCTAGTGCTGTAGGCTTCTTGGACCCTAGGTCTGCTGCAGCCGCGCGCTCTAGCTCATGGATGGCGGTCTCCATGTGCTTCATGGCATTTTGAATCCCGTAGAGTCTGACCTTAACTCTTGCTAGCTGTGTTGAGGTATACGCATGCCACTGTGTTATGGATGCGAAATTGGCTGTGTACTCCCTGTCATTTAGGGTTGTTAGGATGTCTGATGTGACTATGGGAGCGTTTACGCTGGGCATCGGGAAAGGTTTGAACCCTTGCTCAAATAGCTCACTTTCTATCTCATCAGCGATGTCCCAGAACTCTGCAATACTCTCCGCTGTCTCCTTATCTAGCATGTACCCTCCTCAACCTCATCGGGTCACACGTCCAAGAGAAGGGGCACCAGCTGCACTCAAACCCTTCATCCCTTGCCGGCAGGCTCTCACGGATAGAATGAATAGTGGCTGATGACATTCTCTTCTCTAGCTTACGCCACAGGTGCGCGTCGAACTTGTACAACCAAGGTGCGTGAGGACCTGTAAAGTTGCTGTTGCTCTTGTTGTAGTAGAGTACCCACATTAGGGGCAGGTCTAGGCAGCTCATGTACACGCATGTCTGCTCTCTGTGCTTCGTCTTAGGCTCATTAGTCACGGAATAGTCCTTGTCCGAAGCGGTCTTTATCTCTAGACCCACTCTCAGGTACGGCTCTCCTTTCTCGAAGAATGTGAACACCCCGTCGCAGTGGGAGTGTATGTTCCACGTTCCTGCGGGTCCTCCGATAGATGGGTCTATGTTCACCTCATCCTCAAACCCTATCTCGTCATCCTCCTTGCACATTGTGTGGAAGTCATGCTGGAGCATAGAGTGGAGCGCGTGACCTACCGCAAATCGCATGAGCATGTTGCAGTTGCTCTTGCCAGGTATCCTTTCTGTGGAGCTGATTGCGTAGGTAAGCGCGCGCAGGCACCCACCAACCTCGGAAGCATGCACGCCTCCTGCTCGGTGCTCACCTCCGCCTATATGCACATCATACCTAACATCACCGGTTCTCCCCTCTATGAGCCGCATGTACTTGAACCGTAGGCTGTCGACCTTCTTCAAGTACCGCATCCTCGTTTCCGCGCTAATAGACTCTAGATGCTCAATCTTCGTCAGCTTCTCCATCTTTCTCCTCTATCAGCTCCTCCCAGTAAACCTGAGGGATGATGACGTATTTAGCCAACGTTCTAAGGCTGTCGTCCTTAAACTCCAGGGCTAACACTGGCTGCTCTAGTCCTTGGCACTCTGCTTTAAGCTTCAATAGGTCATGAAGCTTTATTGAGTAGCTCTTCTTTGTTGTGTACTTAGCCTCTCCTAGCAGTCTACCTGGTACCCTAAAATCTCCTTTGCAGCCGGGTACGCACCCTGAGCCGGGCTGTACTCTTCCTCCTACGGCTTCTGCTAGCTTTATCTCCTGCTTCTTAGATGCGCGTCTTCTGCTTTTAGGATTCACGCGTCTTGCTCCCTGTACACCCGGTAGTCTCCGGTGCTTGCTTGAATGGCGTATCGTATTGATAGCTCAAGCTCTAGGTCTTGCTCTATCTTGCTACGCAGCTCCACTAGGTTGTCTGCAGCTAGCACGGAGCCATTTACGGTGTTTAGGTACACCCCGTCCGGCTTCTCTGCTAGAACTCCTCTGCGGATACCGGACACTATGACGCTTCCTATTCTATCTACTCCTGTACGGAACCCGTACCCTCCGTAGTAGAATGGGGCGTCTCCGGTTCTATGGTTGTATGTTCCCTTCTTGCCCTTGTCTACGTACCACTTTAGCGTCTTTCCGACCACGACCTTGTCACCTTTAATGGTCTTCTTTATCCTGCTTCCTTCGCTTAGAAGCAGACGGACTGTGGCGATATGCTTGAACGCGTGAGCGCCTGCTGGTTTCTCGTTCGGAAGGGACTTCTGCATGTATGTAGGGGCGTTTGCTTTATCCTGGTTAGCTCGCATCTGTTGCGTGAGGATTACCGTAGTAGCGTTGTTACCACGCACAGCGCTCATGAGCTCTCCAATACGGTTAGAGAACCTTGTTATCATGGTGGCGTGTGCCGCCATCTTCTCCGAGTCTGTGAGGGACTTGCCAAGGTTAGCCATAGGAAACAGCGTTGTAACTGAATCTACGATTATAAGCTGGCATATGTTCTCCCCTATCAGACTCAGAATCTCCTCTAGTGTCTCGTCTCCTGAAGGAGCCCTTCCAGCGTATATCTCCCCTACGGTTTCTCCTATCTCCTCCTTGGTTAGCGGCGGCACCCCAGCGGCAGCTCTAGCAAAGTTCTTGCGCGCCACCTCCTCGGGGGACAAGCGTATCTTGACTCCCACGTCACGTAGGCGGTCTACGTCCAATCCTCCCTCCGTAGCGAAGATTGCCACTCTGGTGTCCTTCTTGTAGAGACGCTGCACCATCTCCACACAGTAGGCACAGAGCTCGCTCTTTCCAGACTGGTCCTTCCCTGCTACCACGGTCACAGCTCCACCAGGGAACCCACCTCCGGTGTGTATGTCTAGCTCCATTATGCCACTGGGCCTACGCAACGTCGTGGTGTCTGGCAGCTCGTCAGCCATACACATTACGGGGTGCTTGTACTTAGAGTTAATCCTAGCGCACACAAGCGCTAGACTTTCCTTCTTACTCGCTCTCTTCTTTGCTTTAGCCATGCTCCCTCTAGTAACAGTAAGGGCGACCGACTGGCCGCCCTGTACTCTGCAAAACTACAGTTACTTCTTTTTCTTCTCGAACGGCTCAGAGCCGTGGGTCGGGCATAGCAGGATGGAGCCATGCTTGACTAGCTCCCTCCCGCATTCCGGGCAACCCTCGGATGCTGCCTTCTCCATCTTCTCCTGCTCTATCCCTTCGTCCACGCCGTACTTGTCCATGGCCATTCCTTCCTTTAAAAAGCTGTGTATCTGCTTCTTGAAAGGCAATCCTTTCGCAAAGAACACTCTACATCGTAGCTTCTCGGCGGTGATGTGGGCAGGCATATTCCGGTCGGAGTCGGATATTCTTCTCTCCGTTACTAGCCGGAATCTACCTAGGTTGCGCACCGTAGCAGACCCCTTCTCTATGAGAGCTCTTTTCAGTGCCTCTACGAAGGCTGCGGTTACGGTACGCACTACGGTCAGCTTGACTCCTGTCCTCCTTGCCACCTCAAGGTTTAGCTCGTGCTGCTGTACCTCTCCAGCACCCTTAGCCCTCGGCATGGCTCTTCTCCATGACTAGGTGCATCTCAGCAGCACTGAAGGAGCCTACTCTGAATAGCTTAGGGAGGAGAGGCAGAGACTCCTTTAGATTGTGAAATTGGCTCCACAGAAGAGCTCGTTTATCCCTGTGATGCTTTGCCCACGTGAAGACGTTGGACGGCTTATCGTCTATGAACACGTCTCCATCGCACAGGTACTTGTGGCCGGTGTGCACGACGTTCTTGCCTAGCTCACCGAAGTGCTCCTGTAGCCACTCGTCCCTTTTGTCCCGCCAACCATACACAGGTAGACCCTCTACGGCAGGGTAGGACGTTACAAAGTACACGTTGTACTCCAAGGTCAAAGCTCTATCTATGAAGTCTTTAGCTCCTTTCACTATTGGTATCTTTGACGCGTCCATGTCGCGGATAGCTGCCGCTACCACTGCTCTAGGAAGGCTGTAAGCCTCCTCAAGGTAGTAGCTCGATTTTAGCTTTGTAGGGATGTACGCCCCTCTATCTCGGAGCACCCTCTCGAACTCCGAACCGAAGTCAGCTAGTACGTTGTCTACATCAACCAATAGCCTCATAGACCTATCTCCATCCTGAATGCTTCTATCCACTCTCGAGCCATCCGTTTCGCCTCCTCTAATCCTTCTACAGGGCGCTTGTGGGTGAAGATGCCCTTCTCCTCAAACAGACCTGGAGCTGACTCAAACCACGTTTGAAAGGTCATTGACTCGTTCCAGGTAACCACCAGGTTTGCTTCCTGGTCTGCCGCAACGGCTATCCTTCCTGAGAGGACGCCGAAGATGTCCATGCTAGCTCCCATTCTTATTCTCCTCTATACAGGGGTGCGCACAGTATCTAGCTCGGTGGCGGGGGCAGAGACCTAGTCTCTGCCGCCACTCTTTTAAGCTTCTTCCTGCGCTTCTTTCTTCGTTTTCTTTTGAGCTTCTTTCTTCTCTCCTCAAGCAGCTTTAGCCGACACATCGCCGTAGCCGTTAGGGTAGATGTCGTCGAATACGATTGGGATGCGCTGCTTAAGCTCCTCAAGCAGAGGGCGCATTAAGGTCTGCATGTCTGGGTGGGCATGGCGAGAGCAGCGCATGCGAAAGATGTGTCTCCACTGTCTGAGGTTTGCCGTGCATACGATGTCAGCAGCCAGTACCTGTGGGAGAACGTCTCTAGCCATCTGGGCCTTAACGCCACTGGTAGTGAGCCACCGGTACGTTTCCTCTACGACATCTAGGCACTTATCCCACATACGCTGTGCCGCTACTGGGTTATCCCCGCCAAGCTCTTCGGGCTCTCTCCCTATCACGCGTATCTCACTACCGAACTTGCCTTTGTTGTAGTTGCAGTAGCGCGTACTTTCTTGTGTGTAAGACGTGGGGCGGTGGCGCACTAGCTCGTGCGTGAACCCACGGTTGCCTGTGAAGTACACGGATATAACCATGTGCTCCAGTACGGACTCGTGCGGTGGGTCACCCTGCATGGACAGGAGAACATTATCTACAATATCCTCTGCCACCTGCGCGACAGACACGGCGTTCATGGTGAGAAGCTTAGCCGCCATCTTTACTAGGCGGTCTCTTTTATCTGCCTTGAGTACAGACCTCAAAAGCTTTGAGGCCGAGGACTCCCTAGCTTGTATCTTCCCCGTACCTTTACACTCTGTGCAGGGGTCATACTCCAGCTTGTTGAAGAGAATCTTCCTCCCCCTGCACGCGGGGCACGCCTCCTTCCCGTCGTCTATCTTGTCCTCAGACCTGTAGGCTATCCTGCAGCATCTCTCCAGGAAGGCCAGTGCCTCCTCTCCATCGGGGCACTGCCAAATCTCGTACTTCATCTCTGTCGTATTCATTATCTCTCCTTGTTCAATAGTCTCTCTAGCGCACTAGCGCAGCTATTCAGGGTGGCCGCAGCTTCCTTGTACACGTCGCTGCTGTTTGGCTCCGACCGGTATAGCGCCCGTGCTAGCTCGTCATTGCTTTGCGCCGCAGTGCGCCATGCAGCTACCAGTCCCCGCATCTCCTTCATGTAAGGGTCATCCATATGTTCCTCCACAACCGCAGTCAGGCACCCGTCCAGACAGAAGGTCTGTAGCGCGCACCTCCTCTACCTTCCCGCAGGTACACAAGCACAGCATGTGTCTCTTCTCCTTAAACGGGCTTACGCCTAGAATCCTCCACTCCCACATCTCTCGTCCAAGCCATTGGGTGTTTACCACGCGCTCTCCTGCGCTTGTGAGCTCTACAGCACTGATGCCGTTGTACAGCTTGGTGGGAGACACGAGCTCACTACGCACAAGCCACATCACACCATCTACAACACCCTCGTAGGGAACCCCAGAGCGCTCTACCAGCTCTCCCCACGTCGTTTCGCCGATTACATGGGGTAGCAGACGTAGGCCAACGTGCTCTTCCGATGTGCCGTAATCATACGCTACATTAGCTAGCTCCTTGTGGTTGTTGTGCTTCTTCTTGTGGATAGATACGGGGTTGTCGCAATGCTTCCTTTTGCCCTCTCTCAGGTCTGCCGCGCGAACGGCCTGTATGGTTCCGCATGAGCAGTAGCACCAGCACATACCGCTGCGAAGAGGCCCTGACAGCACCGTCCACCAGTAGTATCTTCTTCTCTTAAGTGGGTATCTATCCTTGCTGCTACCTAGGTGCTCTCTCTTTACCCAGATTGTGTTAGATGGCCCCCAGGGAAGGTCTTCCCTTAGACGAAACATCCAGCCTCTGGGTGGCTTCTTTCCTCCTGGGCACATGTCCCGTTTGAAGTTGATGTAGTGCTCCCACTCTGGGACGATGCTCTCTCCTCTCTCTGCTGCTCTTTGTCGCATGGTTCTCCAAGACATGTACTCTATCGTCTTGGCGTCTGCATACGCCCCTCCATGCTTTCTATTCGCCTTGCGCAGGTACCTCGCTTTTTTGCACCCGCATGACTTGGTGTGCTCATTACGTAACGAGGTTCCGCAGATAGCGTGCTCATTACCGCAAACACACATGCACATGTAGTAGGGGTTTCTATCCGTGCCCTTGTCCAGCACGCGATAGAGAACTAACCAACAGTGGAAGTGCTTACCTGCGACGCGCGCAGCCATCTTACGGCCAGTAGGCTCTAGCTGGTATCCCCTATTAACGTCCCTCACTATGTGCCCCTCATCCTCCAGCCAGCATATAGCGTCATCTGTCTCGAACATGGTGGCTGGAGTATTCTCTTTTAGGTACGTTCTAGTGAGGGGACGTTTACTGAGGAATAGGTTTCGGAGGACGAACCCTGCAGCCGCCCTCCTACCCATAGCAGGAGCCCACCTAGAGTAGGATGAAGGCTCCTGAGCTCTCATGCTTTCTTACTGACGTAGAGGGCCCCGTCCTTTCTTCTTTTGTTCTTGCTAAGCTCGAAGCGGAACACCTTGAAACCCTTCCAGGCACTTGCATGCTCCACGGCCTCTTCCCTTCTATTGAAGGTCGCGTCAATATCCCCGTCGTCGTCTACCACTACGTACAGATACCTGTCCACGGCTACTCCTCCTCTACTACCTCGATGTTCCCTGACTTGAACGCCTTGCGCTTCTTGCTGGCCTCTCTGGCCGTCTTCTCTGCCCTCTCCTCGGCCTTCTTAGCTCTGTTGAAGGCATCTGCTTTAGCTTCTGTGAGCTCTTCAAAGACGTCCTTTCCGATCTTTAGGATAAGGATGTCTTGACCTCTTCCGAAGACCACTCTGGGTCCGTTTCGGTTCTCCTCTCTTATCCCCTTACGGGCAACAATGCCCTTCGTTAGCGCCCACTTCGTGATGTAAAACGTCTTCTTCTCTGCCATGTCTGCTCTCCTTGTTGCAGCTCATGCAGCTCATGCAGCGCCTACGCCATGAGCTATCTAGGTGCTCCAATGCTACCGTACCGCCGCAGTGCTCGCACACTCCGGCAGGTACGATGGTAATCTCTACGAAGCGCACTATCTTTCCCAATCACTCCCGTCGTCGTACTTCACCTTTACAATCTCCACCAAGGCGGTCGTACCCTTAGCGAGACCGTAGTAGGAGCGGTACCACTGCTTGCTTTTTCCTGGTGTGAGCTTGGTGTCGTCCGCGGACAGGAACTTAACGAACTCTCCTCCGAGAGCTATCTCCATAGGCTCGTCCATCTTGTTGAATCCGTAGACGTAGCCCTTGAAGGCTACGACCGTCTTGTCTGTCGTATTATTGAGCTCCAGGGTGACCCCGGACAGCCCCTTCTGCTTCTCTACTGTGGCCTCAACCTTTACAGGGTCGTCCTCGTTGGCAATGGCTGCTTTCTTCTCCTTCTTGCTTAGCTTCTCCGGAAGCTGCGTGCTCCTACCTGGAGCCTTCGGCTTCACAGACGTCGTTGTGGTTGGCACGACCGTTCCGCTCGTTGTCGGCGCGGCGCTCACTGTGCTGGTGGGGCACACGCACGGCTCCGGCTGGGGGCACTTGCCGGAGCACCCAACCTCGATAAGAAGTCCGCACACCGCTGTTACCAATAGCTCTCTACTCATCATCTTCAGTCTCCTCTGGGATAGTTTCCTTGATTGCCCTAGACACCCCCGTAAGGTCCTTGTGAAGTCTTTTAAGGTCGCGTAGACGGTGTTTAAGGTGTACGTTCTCATCATGAAGCTCTTTGGCGTGGCAGCCTAGATGGAGTATCGCAGACACCTTTGGCTGCGCGGCTATGTGCTGCAATGCCAGTCTGGTATCGTACGAGAGGGCAGGAAGCGCCATAGTAAGCTGAATCTCACCATCCTTATAGTCGGCCTTCACGTCTATCTTCTCTACACGTCCGTGTAACGCCAAAGACACCATAGGCTCTGGGGGCGTGGCTGGTAGTATCTTGCAGACCTCCTCATCTTTACCTGCGATAAGCACTGTGGTTGTCTCGTCCTCAGTTAGCTCCATTACTAGAGGAGAGAGGTAGCACCGAGACACAGCCTCGAACGCAGCTTGCCTGTCGGGGAACACGTAACCATTCAACAGCTTATGCGTCACTATGTAGCTCATGCCAGTCCTTTCTCTTCTGCCAGCTCCAACGGGATGATTAGAGTACCAGACGTTCCCGCTCGCCAAACCTCTGAGTCGTCATGTATGCGGTACTTCGGTATCCAGTGCTCTCCAACCCTGCCCTTCACCCTTACTAGAATGGCTCCTCTCCTCTCGTCCCCTGGCTGTGTCTCCCTCTTCACAGTTACATTGCTCAACCCTACATGCCCGCTTGGCGCGTTGCGCATGTAGTGCGATACGCCGGGCATCCTTCTTTCCATCTCTGTTGCAAGTACCCTAAGGTCTCTTGACAGCTCTGGTAGCTCCTTGTCGCATGCCGCTGCGTATGCTCTAAGTGCTGGGATGGCGAATCTGTCGTGGTCAGCATCCAGCACGAACAGGTGGCACCCGTGGTGCTTCTCTCCGGGCTTGTCCCTTCTGTCTGTTCGGCTTACCCAGTACTTGTGGTACATCCTTGGGCTCTTGTCCTCTGGTCCTCCCTCCTCGCTCTTATAGAATCCGGCTCCACCACATAGCTTGCACGGTTTCAACATCCTAGTATCTCATCAGGAATAGGGTTCTCGTCCGCTAGGTCTAGGGGCTCCACGCGCATGACAAGCTCCCCATCAGGTCTAACCTCCATTCTTCTCCTCCTCCTCTTTGTACTCTCTAAGAGCCGAGCAAAAGGCATCCACTGCTCTTTCGTACGCTCTGTCCTGGTACTTATTCCGACAGCTACGACACAGCTTTATACTGCCCAGGCAATCAGTATCGCTGAATGTAGCTACTGTCCCCGTTGCGGTACACAGTAGAGCCTTGCAGCAATCACGGCTACAGAGCTGCGCTTCGCAGATGAAGCAGGCGTGCTCAAGCGTCCTCCCAATCCTTCCTCCACAGGTGTCACAGTAGTACTCCTTAACTCGCGTTTCCGACATTCTTCTCCTCCTTGTAGGAGCCGGTGCAGAACGTGCGGTCTACCCGCTTCCTATTAGCGTCCGACAGCTGTAGGTATACAGTGTCTAGCTGCTCTCCGTAGTCAGCCTCTACAGCATCGTGAAGCTCCCCTCCGTTGTTGAACCTGTCTCTGAACACCCTGCACATCAGGTCGACGTACCTGTTCGCAAGCTGCTCTTGAGCCTCTACCTCTGTTTCCATCCGTCTAAGCACCTCCTCCCTCATCTCTATAGGTGTCGGGTACCTTTTTAGCTCGCAGTGACTACTCGTACACAGTAGGAGGTTCTCTAACAGGTCACGGTTGCTCATCTCTTCTAGTCTCATCGTCTCTCCTTTTCTCCATACGAGACAGAACCTCTGTCTTCAGTAGGTCTAGGTCGCGGGCTAACGTAAGCTTTGTACGGATAGGTGCCGCCGCCCACTCATTTGTAAGCTGCAGTAGCTCACATACGAGCTCGCCGTCGTCCATATCCTTAGGGTTCTTCATACTAATGTCCTTCCGCCCATGTCTGTCCTGTACCGGCATCCACGCCCATAGCCACTGCAAGGTCTGTGGGGAACGGGTGCTCCATAGTTCCGACGATGTCCTTCATTGCCCTCTCCACGTTCTCCGTGGGGCACTCGAACACTAGCTCGTCGTGAATCTGAAGGAGCATCTCGCATCCGTACTTTCTGTCGAACCTAGATGCGTGACACATAATCTGAGCCATCTTTACAACGTCTGCAGCGCTACCTTGAATACGCGTGTTGACCGCTTTTCGCTCTGCATCTGCGCGCACACCGTTGTATCTAGAGTTGATACCAGGTAGTGCACGCCTTCTACCCAGAACGGTGTAAGCGTAACCTGTTCTCCTTGTCTCCTCCTTGGCTGATTTGTAGAACCTCTTAATGGCCGGGTATGTCTCCAAGTACTTAACCATCTTGTCCTTTGCCTCTGCCCTAGAGCACTTCAGCCTTCTTGCTAGGGACGCAACTCCCATCCCGTAATTTAGCGTGTACATCCTGAGTTTCCCCAGGCACTGACTATACCTTCACTCTTCTAACCCGCCACCCGCATACGCCTGCGGGATTTGGTAAGAGTGCCTGCCGTGTCAACAGAAGCATGGGGAGTGACTACCCTGCGCTAGGCCCTTCTGTTGAGGGGGCGTCGGCCCCCAAGTCGATACACTGCCCATGACGCTAGGCAGCACGGGATTGCCGTAGGCGTTACGCCCGTAGGTTTCCCCGTTTTGAGCAGGTTTTACTTCGGCCTGACTGGCTGGTTGACCGAAGCCGATATTCTTAACATCGTTTCTATACCCTAAGCACTCAACCATGTACTCGGTTAGCGCGCTCTCCTCTAGCTCCTTCGCATCGACCGCCTTTCTTGTCTTCTTTGCCAGGACGATATCATCGTACGGGACCCCGTACATGAGAGACGCATTGCCCATGTGGATGTCCCAGTTCCTATGAAAGACACCCTGCATGTCTGGGTCGTTAGCGGCACATGCCAGAAGGCGCATCTCTAGCTGCTTGTAGTCGACAACTATTAAGGTGTAGCCCTCTCTGGCGATGAACACACTTCGTATTCTCCATCGGGTGTCCTTCTCTGGGTTTGGGATATTTTGAAGGTTTGGCTCTTTTGAGGACAACCTGCCGGTCCTCGCTATGTCCTGATTATAGGTGGTGTGTATGCGGTCTCTAGCATCAACGTACCTGCCAATGCCGACGATGTACGTTTTGTACATCTTCGCAAAGTCTCGGTAGTCGAGGATAGCCCCCGCCAGCTCCCTAGCCTCTCGCGGGTAGTTACCCTCAGCGATGCGCTGAAGAACCTCGGCGTCGGTCGAGGCTTTGGGCTCTCCCTTCTTGCCTCCTTTAGTCTTCTTCAGAGGTTTAAGGCCGAAGTTGCCCCGCTCCTTAGGTCCAAAGAACTTCTCCCGAAGCTGGTCAGGACTGTCTGTAGACAGCTTCCTTCCCGCTAACCTCCACACCTCCCTCTCTGCGTTATCAAGTCCCTTCTTTATGGTGGGAGAGATGTCGTTGACACGCTCCATGTCAATTTTGATACCGACTCTCTCCTGGTCCCACAGAACCCTGGTGTAGACGGCCTCTACTCTAGCGAAGTAGTCCCAAAGAGTGACTATGTACGGCCACGTGTCTGGATACAGGCTGTACGTCAGCTCTTTCTCCAGCATCTTCTTTAGGATGTAGTACAGCTCCATGGTGCCCCACGCATCCAGACAAGCGTACTCAACAAGAAGAGGCATGTCCTGCACCTCTGCGCGGCGTATTACGTCCTCGGCAGTTACTCCTTTCTTCTTTGATATCTTACCGAAGGTGTTCTGAAAGTCTGTCCACTTGTTGCCAAGCAGATCATTGGCCATGTCCTTTAGCTTGTGGCTCTCCTCCGCGAACAGAAGAGCATGCATGACCTGTATGCAGTGAACCTTTCCCTGGATAGGTGTGCCGTAGTTAGCCAGCATGTGCATGTCGAATTTGGCGTTTGCCAACAGCCATGTCTTGCTGGTGTCCGCTAGGACGTGCTTGAAGTGCGGGAGTGTCGAGGCGTGCAGCGCTACACGCTCCTTACCCCACGATACAGACCAGTACAGAGGATAGTCAGACACGTTGCTAAGACCTGTGGTCTCTGTGTCTATAGCTATCATCTTCTGGTCCTCGAGAGCGCGTACGACGCTCTCTATGCTTGCCGTCTCTACGGTATCCGGCGCTGCGGGCCCTACACCTTGGACATACTTAGAGACGGGTACGTCAATGTTCCAGCGTGCCATAAAAAAAGGGGGAGGGCTCTCACCCTCCCCCGTCTCCTGTTTACGGGTTATGCGCGACCGTATTCCCTGGCCATACGGTTGGCCTGCTCCTTCATGCTCTTGTTAGAGCTCCACAGCCGCTGCTGGTACTCAAGGTCCGCAGGGGCAAACAAAGAATCTAGGTCTAGTGGCTCCAAGACGAGATGTGCGTACTTCCGGTCTATGGGCTTCGGCTTTGATATAGAGCTGTTCTGTAAGCTAATGATGTTGCTCCCTTGGGGTCGTTCTCCGTACACGCAGATATCAACGTTCCAGAGGTTTGCTCTGACAGGTGTATCGCACTGCGTGCAAGATAGTGTCTCATTCGGGAACGCCTGCGTGCTGCACTCCGGGCAGCTGTAAAGGTTGAAGGCTACCTGCTCTATCTCATCAGAGCTAAGGTACGTAGACGACATGTCGATGATGACGTTGCCGCACCCACGGCACACCCATTTCTCTGTGAGGATGGTTCTGTCACCGCCGCAGGCCGTGCAGTCCATGCCGACGGTTGTCTCCCACCCTATGAGCGTTTGGAAGTGTGTTTTGCGCATGGCCCAGGGCAGCTTGATGCCATCCTGGGTCTCAGCTCCCGTGCGGCATCCTTCGCACCCTTGCCTAGAGCAGGTGACCCACTCCATCACGGGCTCTCCTCTACCGTCTACCTTAACGCTTCCCGCCTTAGGCCCTTGAACGTATCTAGCGGGTACCTTATGTACGACACCCAGCACCGCTACGGTGAACCCGAACAAGGGGCTTATCCTGTTCTTCATGTCCTTCCACTCATCCTGCCCTCTGTTTCTTCTATCCCACCTTTCTTGCCAGTACGCCTCGCAGCCTAGGCACTCATCCGCCATGTCCCTGTGGGACTCCATCAGCCTGAACGGTCCTCCGCTGCAGATGGCGGTACCGCTACCGGAGCTGTGCTCAAATACCTTCTTCCAAGGGGTTACCATCTTAGACAGGTTGCCTTCCCTGTCTGACTCGACAAGTAGGTACTCACCAGGGACTATCCGAACGGCGGCTGCGTTCTGCGCCCCTAGTGGTAGCTTAAACTTCTCGGCCCAATATGCCTTTCGGCTCGGCCCGTTGTCGTTTCTCCCAGTGGTCTCAGAGAACCTCGCCTTCTGTCGTAGGCTGGCGTTCTGTGTAGGAATGCTCTCTAGAACCTTGTCGTCCTTACCGTACTCACCCATGATTTATGTACTCCGCAAACGTTATAGCGTTGTCTTTGACCCTTTGTAGCTCCTCGGCTGTCAGGTCATCTGGTTGCGCTTTGATGTTCTTCAGACGTTGTGGATATGTGGCTATCCGCACCTTTATGCTTCGCTGAAGCGTCTGTGCAGCCTGCTCTGTTCCTTTATGTCCTGAGCTGTCGTTATCCAAGAAAAGGTACACTACGGCACCCATGGCTTCAAGTATCCATTTCTGCTCCCAAGAAAGGTAGCTACCCATCAGAGCAACAGTGTTGGTCATCCCGTGCTGCACCAGCCACATGCACGCCTTGAAGCCTTCTACCACAAACACCTCTACAGTGCCTGTAAAGTAGTAGACGGCCGGCATGACTGCATGGGCGTTATACAGTACTGTTCTCTTATCCCATCCTTTTCTGGGTGGCATGTCCCACGTAGCGTACTCCGATGAGTAAATCTTGTACCGAGATGAGGAGCTCAGTACGCTTCTACCGCTTATCCCTACGAGATTTCCTCTTATGTCTCGTAGGGGGAAGGTGATGCGCATGTGCTCCTTGTCGAACCCGACATCAAACCTCCTTAGTGTCTCCTCTGTAAATCCTGCCTCCTCTAGGGAGACAGGGCAGTAGTCGAACAATCCTAGGAGCTTCTCCGGTATGGGCTCCGTAGACACAATACCCGGCCTTAGCGGGTCGGGGTCTGGGGGTATGTTGCGAGAGGCGGCATCAATGAGCCGACGGTAGTCGTACTCGATGTCGTCTCTCGTATGCCCCAGGTGCCTCAGGAGCGTATACAGGTTGCCTGACTCTTCACAGGCGTGGCAGAAGTACACGCCTTTCGAGAGAGACAGAGCGAAAGATGGAGTGCGCTCCATAGACCCATCAGCCTTACGATGGAAGGGGCACAGCGCCATCACATCGTAAGGCCCTGAGTGGCTAACCCGTCTCAGGTGCTTCCTGGCTAGTGCCAGGACCTCCTGTTCTATATCCAACTTGCACCGCCTCGCTCATATCCTCGGCAGCCGCCTGGATGCTCCTCATTATACGGTTGGTGGCCATCGCCTTTCCTTTCTTCTTTCTACTCTTGGCGTGTGAGGCTGGGTCTGCCTCCGCCTCTCCCGTGTCTCCCTCCTTTGCTTTCTCCACCTGGTCTGCCGTAAGAAGGCTGTGGAATCCGAAGCTGACAGCAGGCTTTGCCCAGATACGAAAGCCGTTCATTCGGTACTCCCTAGCTCCTGTAGCTATCACGGATATCGTAGGGCTGTCCTTGTCGTTCACACATCGGTAGATGCCTGTAGGGTCTTGCCCTAGAGCATCACTGTGAGCCATGTCTCGTAGCTCGTCTGAGTCTTGCCTGTTGGCCTGTAGCGTAGCCACAACAGGGACTCCTTTAGCTAGAATCATAGCTCTGATAGACCTAGAGATACACCGTACTCGCTCGTGGTCTTGCTTTGTCTTGATGTCTGCGCTCATTAGGTACATACCGTCGATGCCCACAATATGGGGCTTGTGCTCGTCTACCTTACCGCTGAGCCAGCTAACTGTGTCTCTCCCTTCTCCTACCTCATTGCCCTTTAGTGCGATGATGCATCTTCCATCCGCCTTCTGGGCGTTCCTAATGTAGTCAATGCCGTTAAAGAAGGAGCTCCTCTCCTCCTCTGTCAGGCTGCACGTCTTGTAGTTGTGGTAGTCTACCTGCGCCAAGATGGCGCTCATGCGTTCAAAGATGTTGTCTGGTGTCATCTCCTTTGTGTAGACAAGCACACGCAGACCTTGAAAGTACGCGTGAACCAAGAACCACGCGAGCACCCAGCTCTTGTAGCTCTTAGGTCTACCGTAGAAGACGATGTAATCTCCTCTCTCTACTCCGGGGGTAACATCGTTAAGAGGGTGCCACGGATACGTGCACACTCCCGTCATTACGCCGCTCTCTCTTAGCTTGTAGTTCTCTATTGCTCTCGCGTAAGAGTCTACCCACGTAACGTCTACATCTTTTCTAGCTAAGAGCATACGCAGCTTAGCGTATCTTTCTTCTCCCATCGATATCGCTTTAATCGGGTCTCTCTGCAGAGCCCTAGCGATGTCTGCTGATACCTCCTCTGCTTGTACGGCTACTCTGTTGTAACGTACCTGCTCGCACAGGTACTCAACAGCGGTGTTCTTGTCATGGCATATCTCGAAGTCCGGGGTAGCCTCCAGGAAAGCGTTAACACCCATCGGCTTACCGTCGGCTCCCTTAATCTGAGAGTGCGACTCCAGCTTCAGGAACTGCTGCTTGTGCGCCTCTATAAGGAAGTCGTCCGATGTGATGCCCCACTTCTTGACCCCTGCTAGGTCACCTGTGGATACGATGTGAGATATGAGCTGAGCCTCGATTGACGGCATACGCCTCCTTCCTGCGTCTCCCTCAACGCAGCACCGCCCAGCATGGCGGGGCGGTAAGCTGCCTGTCAACTCTACACAGACGGGGCGTCGGACCCGCTGAGGTTCTCGCCTAGTCCACTCTCAGGTAATTGCAGACCTTTTCTGTCCTCCGTGGGCCCCATTCCGGCCAGGTGAATATTGGCTAGGTCTGCCTCGATTAGCTCGGCCAGGCGTTTAACCGCCTCCACGGTCTCCTCCGACCAGGTTCCTGGTTGGTGGGCCTCCTCGCTCCTCACGGTTGCGTGGATGAGGCCGTTTGCACTCTCCACCAGGTCAACCCTGGTAAGTATCCGCATACCCGGCAGCTCCACCTTGAAGGCGGTGAGCTCCATAGCGTCTATCTTAGGTGTTCCCTTTATCATTCTTCCACCTTGTACCTTCTAACTAGTGTCCGTACCTGAGAGTCAACCTGCTCAGGTACCTCACGACGTACCCATGCTGCCATGTACATGTTCTTGTCTCCTTTGTACTTTGCTACTCTCTCTACTGTTCCTCCAACATGGGTAAACGCTATCTCACCCAACAGCTCATGCGCCTCCTCCCAGTTAATCTTGTACGACTCCGACATCTTTCTGAACGGGCCGCACGACACGCCCAATGCTCTAACCGCTTTACTGGCAGCTTGAAGAAGAATGTCTCTCTCCTCCAGCAGCTCTCTCATACGCTCTAGCTCCTCCTTGTGTCTCTCGTCGAATGCGACTAAAGCGGCTACCTCCGGAATCTCATCGACGTCTAGCTCATCTTTCTCCATACAGCTCTTTCCTCATGTCTAGTATCCGTTTAAGGGTGTTGATGGCGTCCGTAAAGCGGTGCATGGGAGAGTTAAGCGCTGTGTTCTCTAGGTCCCTCAGAACGAACGAAGGATGAACTATTGGCATTAGAGGATACCTGACCATGTACGGTCTTACTGGTGCCACCATCTTCCCTTTGACCTTTCTCCTCCACACTCTTCTCTTCTCCGTTAAGCAGGCCTCCTTCGTTACACCGGGAACACCTACTGTGCGAATAGAGCCGGTCTCTTTCACTATCTTTACGTTGCCTCCCGCTAGAGCCTCGGCAGCAGAACGGCCTACGGCAAGTATGATGATGGGGTCTACGAGATAAATCTCGTTCATCAATCGTGGGCGGCAAGCCTCTATGTGGGGGTACCTAGGCGGTGTATCCTCCATGGTAATCTCTCCTCGGAGCTTCACCACCTCGCCGTTAATCTCTAGAGGTTTACAGGACCGGCACAGTACTATGTTGGTCATGTAGCAGTCGTCTAGCAGACCGAAGTTCTCCAGCTGTATCCGGAGAAGCTGGCCTGACTTGCCGACGAATGGGGACCCTTCCTCCTCCTCTGTCTTACCGGGTCCCTCACCGATGACCATGACGCCCCCGGTAGGGCCGCTCCCGTGCACCATATGGCAGAACGGGAACGACTCTCTACGCTCGCTTAGAGCGCACCTGGTGCATCCCTCCCATGCCTCATGAAGGGCTGTTAAGCTTCTGTAATAGTCCGGCATCCGCGGTTACCATCCCTGCCCGTTGTAGACGCTCAGCTTGCAGCATCTTCTTACCGGTCTCTAGCAGCTCGAACATGGTCTGCTTGTCCTTACCATCCATGTCATCGAAGTAGATGACTGCGGAGGGAACCACTGTTACGCAGAATGATTCTAAACAGGGACCAAACGAGCGGATTACATCGTGCACCTGCATCATTGTTCCCTTAGGTGTCTGCACAGGAGTCGTGTATGTTTTTATAATGTATGCCTCCTCCAGTATTACCCGGTGCTCTCCGACCTCCTTTATCTTACCTACGAAGGTGTCCGCGGCTGTTTGTACTACTGCCCAAGTGCATCCGTTATCTGACATTGATTTGCTCCTCCAAACACATGCTCTACGTAGTGGTACTTGTACGGTCCTCCCTCATCGGAGGGCCACGACCTTAGGAGGCTTCGCAGCTTACCGCACATCGCCTGGAACATGCTTATAGAGTCCTCATATACGACCATCACGGGTCTCTTCTTGCCTTTTAGCACACGCAGCACCCTGCCCATCAGCTGCTGCATAGAGTTTCTGCTAGAGAAGGGCACAGATACCATGAGAGTGTCTAGCTCTTGGCAGTCCAATCCCTCCTTGCCGTACTTGGCTATTGCGAACGTCACCCTCTTGTACGCGAGAAGCTCCGCTCTTTTCTTCGGCTTGATGTCATGGACCATGACGCCAGCCGGTAGGTTTCTGCTCTCCGTTTGCTCTAGCACGTGAGCTATCCACCTCTTTCTTCTACGCTTGTGCTCTGCCTCAATCTTTTGATGTATCTGGTGTCTCTTCATCATCAGGTTCAGGTCTACCAGCCTGCCTTTGGCTAGGCTCTTCTTGCCCTCTGTAGCCTTCTTAGACGATAGAACCCGTTCCATCTTAGCTATCTGCGCTTCTATCTCCTTTCTCTCTTTGGGTGTTAGCTCCTTTGGTTTTATCGTCTCTCCGACATCCAGCTCTGTAGGGACTGGAATGTCTGAGTAGAGGTCAGCCCCCTCTCCCAGGTTCCACATAGCCCACAGGTTAAGAACCTCCGCTTTAGACTCCGACAAGAGAAGAACCTTTCTGTCGTTATCTAACGCGAGCTGGATGTCCTTCATCAAGAAACGCAGCCTGTCCCGCATACTTCCTAGATGACCGGCCATCATCTTGTAGTGAAGCTCACCGTTGCAGTCCTTTATCTTAGCCGTAGGGTCTGACTCGTCTACAGTCATCCCCGTCCATCTGAAGTAGATGCTAGGAACTAAGACCTGAGATAGGTCCTTGTAGAGCACGGGACCGACATGCAGCTTATACACAACGGAGAGACCATCCTCCCGTTCTGCTGTTGCAGATAGTACGTACCGCTTACCGTAGAACAGGTCTGCACTCTTGGCGAACATCTTAGCGGCGAGGTGGTGTCCCTCATCCCAGATGGCTACACCGAAGTGCGCGCATACCTCGAACGGAATAGAGTCTGCTCTAGATGCCAAGGTCTGGTACGTGGACAATACAATGTCCTTGTCCCAGTCCTCCTTAGACCCTTGTATGAGCCCTACTCCCCCAGGTACATCAAGATGCCTGTCTATCTCCTTCCTCCACTGCTCTAGTAGATGTGTGTTGTCTACGATGATGATAGCGGGGACACGACTTCTCGCTACTACCTCCAGAGCTACAACCGTTTTACCCTTTCCGCACGCCAGCTGAAGAACACCTCCTTCCGCATCTAGCATTGCTTGAACCGCCTCCTCCTGTACTCTTTCTCCTGTCGGGTGTAGCCCATTTGGCCCTCTTATGTGGTCTAGCTTTATGAGGCTAGCTATAGAGGTCCTTTTTAGCTCCCTGGGTCTGCAGTCCACGACATCGAAAGGAAGGGAGGAGGCTTGCCAGAATGTTCTAGGGAACCAGAGATGATGCTCTGTCTCCCGCCACAAGCGTATCGTCTCTGGGTACTCAGAGTACTTGCTCTTCTCTGATACGGTCAGAGCCTGCTTGGTGCCTTCAAGGTTGATGTAGTCCTTGGGCACGGCCATCCATGCGCCCAAGTACGCCTTGCTCTTATCTCTTCTGACAAGCCTCATCTATTACTCTCTAGGCTCTGGTTTGCTCCATGGCCAGTTCAGCATGGCATAAGCTGCCTGCTGCAGCATCGTTCCGATGCCTGCTCTGGCCATCTCGGTGGCCAACCTTTTGCCGGTGCTGACCCCGGCTACAATAGGCTCTGGCTGTGCCAGAGCGCTCGGCACTGGGCTAGGAGCAGCCTGCTGCACGGGCACCATGGGCGCCCCATAGTATGCTTGCCAGGGGGGCATCATCATCACCTCCCCAGCGTTTGTAGGAACCATCTGCCCCTGCTGCGCGTACTGCGCCGTGGGATGCTGTGGTTGCTTATACGGCGCCGGGGGCCTTTGCGGTATCCCCGGAACAGATATTGATGGTGGAGTAGGGTTCGCTCTTGTCATACTGGACGACCCTATCTTCTTATCCCTGCAGGTCTCGAAGAACCTGCACTGAGGCATCACCTTCCTTCCTCCTGTTCTGGTGTCGATAGCCGTCGGGTCTAGCCCTCCGGCGCACTTGGCGTTTCCTGGGTCCCACAGACCGTCTCTGAAGCACCTCATGTCAGGCTCCATGTACTACCTCCTTGGTAAGCCTTACTTCCAGTTCCCTTATCCCAGGCTTTGCCTTACTCTTGCAGGTAGGATTTACTCTGCTGGAGAAGGTAAATGAAGAAGATATGCGGGCTCGTGCTAGACATATATGACGACGTAGACGGAGAGGTGTACAAGCAGCTAGTACACAGCAACGGTCAAGCTCAAGAGATGGTTAAGAGAGCTCACTGCATATCTCCAGAGGAGAGGGACCGTCTTCCTGATGATGTGTTTGCGTTGGTTCTCATCAACAATGGTGACGTCTTGCGTAAGTATGCTTGTGTCGATGAGGGAAACACCGCCCTAGCAGTAGAGTACTTCCTGAAGACAGCGCACAAGCTACCAGTAGAGGCTCAGAAGGTAGCTGCTAAGAACCTAGAGACCGCTTGCGGGTGGTACGGGATAGACCCTCCGGAGGAGCTAAGAAAGATGGCCATAGGTCTCATGACGGCCATCGAGGCAGCTACTACTCTTCCAGGAGCGGTAAAAGAGACAGCGGCGAATTTGAAGCACAACAAGGGGCCTGTAGTAATTCCGCCCAAGCAGCGGATAGCTAACCTACAAAGAGCTGGATTCCCAGGATAGGAGTCGCAATGAGCGTCACGAGACTAACTAAGCAGCAAAGATTCTGGACCAAAGAGGCGGAGACAACAGGGACTCCTATCATGCCCAACCAGCCGCCATCGGACAAGAAGGTGGGCAAGCAGAAGGCGACAGTCAGCAAGACCGCTATGGCTCCGTACGTAGACGTGTCTGGGTGCGAGGTGGATGATTCATCTGCTAAGCCATCAGCAGACAGGTACGCTCTACCAGGATTGGAAAGGTACCCGCTCGATAGCTACTGGGAGGTAAAGCAAGCCGCCGCTTACTTTGAGGAGCACTGGAGAGCGTTCGGGGCTACCCATCGACGAGAGTTCGCCAACAACCTCGTCAAGCGCGCGTCTCAGATTGGGGTAGATGTCGGTGAGCTCGCAGGAAGGTACGGGTCCGATGAGTACAGCTGTGACGTCGACGCAATGCTTGAAGGGCGCAGAAACCTAATGACGTCGGAGGAGAGGGAGCCCTTTATCCCTGTTCTGGACAAGCTAGCAGAGGCTCGTCCTCTTCTACCGCCAGACGTTTTCTGTGAAGCTCTTAGAGAGCTAGACGAAGCCTCTGGCCTGAGCTCTGCGTGGGACAGGTTCATCCCTGACCCGTATCTCTCCACGTACGGCTCCAAGACAGCGGCGCCTAAGGACGAGCTCATTCTAGTAGACAATGTGTCCGCTTCTAAGAGTGACATCATGAAGGCGGCAAAGACCCACATGAAGAGCATCTCCTCTACATTTGGTGATGACTTCGCGTCGGAGTTTAGAAAAGACCCCATGGGCATCTTTAGCTCCTTGCCTAGAGACCAGAAGAAGATGATTATGAGGATGGTGACGGACAACGCACCGAACCCAGACCTTACGGGCTCAGTATAGGAGGAAGCGTGCCAACGACAGAGGAGCTACGAAGGCGCTTTGAGAGAGCGCTGGAGAGTATGCAGGGACCAGCAGAGGAGATAGACGGTCAGCTGGAGACTACAGAGGGGGTAGAGGAGGAGGCATCCTACGAGCCCCCGCCTACCTCAATAAACGTCTTCCAGCACCCAGATGCTCACCCTGCTATTCTGGACATGCTCCTCTTTAAGAGGTACGGACGTGACTGGCTTGGCTGGGAGGGAGAGACAATAGAGTGGCGCATACCTCAGGACTTCAACACCCCTGATGTTGGAGACCTAGCCATGCACAAGATAGAGGCGATGCGCACACTACACGTCAACGCCAACTTCTGGACTAGATGGGAGGTGTTCCTCTGGCTCACGATGCCTCTTAATGACCTCTACCCAGACTTTGTCGTGATGCAGGTCCCAACGTTAGCTCAGTGTCTTGTCTCTACAGAGATTGCAGACAGTGTGCATCTCAACCACGAGTGGTCACAGGAGCTCCGGGATTACCTGGGAGTGGTGTACCGACATGATGGCATCTTCTGTCCTGTGTGGCCTCTAGAGGAGATAGAGATAGACGTACCAGACCTTGTAGACCAAGAGGCCATCCTTAAAAGGTGGCCAGAGGTAAGCAAATCTCGTGTAGCACCTACGGAGGATACCGTAGAGGGGGAGCAGCTTAGACGCATGCTCCGTGCTACAGAGCATCTAGAGGAGAGCAGGGACCGTTTCAAGGACCAGCTCCCATTGGTGAAACATGCATGACACTGAGATACGCCTAAGGGCCTTCAATGCAGAGATGGACAAGCTTGCTGTTAGCCCTGGCACCTGGAAGGCCATCAAGGGAGCCTTGCAGAGAGCAGGAGGGGGAGCCGGAGCTGGTATGGGTCTTGGAGGTGCCATTGGCGGTCTCGGAGGACTTGCCTCCGGAGGCTATCAAGGGTACCAGGAGGCGAAGGAGCAAGGGACGGGAACTGCCGGGGCTCTGATGAGCGGCCTCCTTAGGGGCACGGAGACCGGGCTGAAGGGGGCCGTAATAGGAGCCGGAGCCGGCACTGCTTTAGGCGGTGCTGCTGGAGCGGCCAAGGTCCTTAAGCCTGAGCACGTAAAGCGCCTTGCGGAGATGGGCGGTGGCGTGGGCGCAGCCACCCGCTTTGGTCAGAGGCAGGTGCATGGTCTTACAGGGTGGACACCGAAGGGATGGCACAATAAGGAGGGCATCCGAGCCATGCGTGCCGGGGCTACTGATGCTGTTGAGAACCTCAAGCGCGTGGAGAAGGGGGATGTCGCTCCTGGTCTTTACCACAAGCTCAAAGGAAAGGTTCTGGGTAAGGGCGCTGGGGAGGTGCAGCTAGCAGCTGCAAAGCGCTCCGCCGAGGCGGCTGAGAAGGCAGAGAAGATGGGCCTTACGAGCCTTCCTGGGTACGCACGCGCTATGAAGGAGAACCCCGTGGAGGCACTAAAGGCCGGTCTCGGGGAGCAGTGGCACGCGGGTGGGCCGATTAGCAAGGCCATGATGGTAGGGTTCCCCGCGATGTCTGTTGCCGACGCTATTAGGGCTCCAAGTCAGGAGGAGGGGGGTCCTTCCACAGGAGAGCGTATCGGGAGCACCCTAGGCTCCCTGGCCTACAGCATGGGACCTCTTCCGATAGGGGCGCAGACGCTTCTTGGTGAGGCGGTAACGGGGGGAGCTAGACGTCTAGGGGCCGTGCTGGATAAGGGAAAGACGTCTGTACCGGCGGGCCCTGTCACCACCAGGGGAAAGCTGCTAACGTCGCCTGAGGCAGAGATAGCGCGTCGTGGGGCTCTCGCTCATGCAGGTAAGCGCACAGCTAGGGAGTATGGACTATGAGCGTAACAGGAGCCATGACGTGCGGACCTAGCTATAGGTACGCACGCACTAGAGGGAGGATATCTGGAGGTATACAGGACGGAGGTCTTACGTACCCGTCCCCGTTCTTTGATATCGCACACACCTGGCTACCGGCCTCTATAAAGAGGATGTTTCGGTGGTGTAGGTACTACTTCTTCACCAACCCTCTAATCAACGCCACGGTGTTCAAGCTGTCTGAGTACCCTATCACTGACATAGTGATAGACCATGACAGACCTGAGGTGGTTAGCAGATGGACGGAGTACCTACAGGACCATCTACGCATACGCCCATTCCAGGTCGAGTGCGGACTTGACTATCACACGTTTGGTGCGTGCGCAGTTAGCATCTCGTACCCATTCAAGAAGTACCTTGTCTGTAAGACCTGTGGGTTCACTGAGCGGGCAGACAAGATTAGAGAGCACTACAGGATGCGCAACTTTCAGTTCCTTCTGTCGTGCCCTAGGTGCGGTAGTACAGAGGAAGCGGATGCCCACGACTTCTACTACAGGGACGCATCCGGCATAAAGCTTATGCGCTGGAACATAGAGGACCTGGATGTTCGTTACAACGAGCTTACAGGGGAGTCTACGTACTACTACACCATCCCTCAGAGCGTTAAGAGCGACATCTCCATCGGTAAGAAGGACGTTGTAGAGACGACACCTCAGCGGTTCATGCAGGCTCTGCAGAAGAACAAGGGAATCAAGTTCTCGGAGAACTTCTTCTTCTTTAAGCGCCCGTCCCTGGGAGGAAGGGATAGAGGATGGGGCATGCCTCTGCTCATGCCTGTGCTGAAGGACACGTTCTACCTTCAGGTGATGAAGAAGGCGCAGGAGGCAATTCTGCTAGAGCACATAGTACCTCTGCGTGTGCTGTTCCCGCAGGCTGGCTCAGGTACAAGTGACCCCTACACGACAATCAATCTCAGCAAGTGGAAGGACCACATAGCGACTGAGATAGCAAGATGGAGAATGGACCCCAACTACATTCCCATCCTACCTCTACCTATAGGTCAGCAGACTCTTGGCGGGGATGGCAGAGCTCTTCTGATGACGCAGGAGATGCAGATTCACTCAGAGCAGATACTAGGGGGTATGGGAGTACCGAAGGAGCTCATCTTTGGTGGGCTGTCGTACTCCGGCTCTAACGTGAGCTTGCGCATCATGGAGAACACCTTCATTGGGTACCTTACACGGCACACGCAGTTCCTTCGCTGGGTAATCCGGGAGGTCAGCAACTACATGCGTTGGCCATTGGTGAAGGCTAGATTCAAGCCATTCAAGATGGCCGACGACCTGCAGAGGAAAGCCCTGCTATTCCAGTACAATCAGGCCCAGAAGCTCTCAGACACAACCTTACTGTCGGACTCTGACCTAAGTCAGCAGGAGGAGGACGAGCTCATGGTGCAGGAGACGGAGAAGCGGCTAGAGTCAACCCGCAAGCAGCAGCTAGCCATGGCCGAGGTACAGGCAGAGAGCCAGCTCATCATGTCCAAGGCGCAGGTCAAGGCTCAGCAGGCTGCCATGGAGGCTCAGGCGGCGCCTCAAGCACCAGGTGAGCCTGGGGGTCCTGAGGCTGGAGGGGGCACTGCCGGAGGACAGCAGGTAGGGGGCGCTCCGCCTGGAGCTGAGATGGCGATGAGCAGTCCTCTGGATATGGGGCAGCGTATGGGGCCTGAGCAGTCTCCCGAGGGTACAGGGGTCGATATAGTTGCCATGGCTCAGCAGCTGGCCCAGCAGCTCTCTCAGATGCCGCCTGACCAGCAGCAGACAGCATTGCAAACCATTGCGGCACAGTCCCCTGAGCTCGCACAGATGGTAGAGCAGATGCTCTCTCAGATGGGAGGCGCGGAGGGGGGTGCGCCTCAAGGAGCCCCTGCAGGAGTAGATATGAGGCCCAACCCAGAGGTCCTACCGCCACGTAGGGAGACCCCCGCAATTTAGTAGCTAAAAGAGAGCGTGAGCTCTCCTACTGCCTTGACCATGGGCCTCCTAATCTGGGAGGTCATCCCCAGATGCCTGCGGTCTCGCTGAGGGCATTAATCCTCAGTCCCCGCTCAAGCCTGGCACGGCCTACCAGGTTTGCGCCTGGCTCGTTGATGGCTTGTCCTCTACCACGGGTAGTACCACCCTCCGAAGAGGGTGGTGCCAAACGCCGGTAGCTCATTGACCCCGCTTACGTGGTCCATGAGCTCCCGAGTGGTGGCCGCGTCGAGGTCGACCATCCAGTTCGGCCAATAGCCGGATTGGATAGTCGCTGCGACGTCAGCCACCAGTGGGTGGCAACCGCTGTCCTCCCGGTATCGGAAGGACAGCTCCCCGTGGTGAACCAACCCGTCGTAGTACGGGTTGGTGAGGACAACCTCAGCTGCCTCTCTCAAGAGAGGAGACTGGAAGGCGTTCTCCATCATTACTCTTATACCTGTATTATAGAGGTAATTTCAGGGGCTAAAAGAAGCTCACATGGGAGAGCTTCTAGGTAATTCCTGTTACGGGATAGCTGCGAGCAGCACTTTCAGCTCATCCAACGTCACTCCCCAGTGACGGAGGCGCCCATGTACCTCGACCCCGTCCTTGTTCAGGATCAGAGACGATCTGCTGTAGTTACTAGGGTCATACATGCGTAGGAGGCCATCTTCGACCTCCCACTTAAGATTCCATCCCGAGAACCTAGAGCACCGAGCTGTGATGCTCTCTACAGTTACTGTTGGCAGCAGCTCACGAAAGTAAGCTGCTGTCACCATGTTAGTGATACCATCCTCATACTTTATGAGGACAGTATCACGCCCCTCTCGGGCCTCCACCACCTCTGTGGTGGAGTCCCACTCCGTTATCGTGTAGAACCTGCTTTTCATCAATACTCTTATCCCCGTTTTATAGAGATAATTTAGGGGGCTAAAAGAAGCTCGTGTGGGAGAGCTTCTAGTAATCCCTTAGGTGTACTCGACCTTATCGAGCTCTTGGAGTACCTCCAAGAGCACCTTCTGGTCCTCTTGGTGGTACTCCCCCTCCCCATAATAGGGGAGGAGTTCGTACGGAAACAGGTTCTCTTCGAGAAGGCGAATAATCACCCTCTGTGAGAGGTGTTCTCTGTTTTGAAGGTTTTCTTCGAGGATGGCCGAGTGGATTGCATCTATTAATTGTTCCATCAGTATTCTTATACTGTGGTTTCCCTTTTATTTTCACTACCTCTCCATGATGGATACGGTGCAGCGCACCGCTGCAATTATCCTGTCTGCAGTGTCCCTCGCAGCCTCTGCTTCCTTTAGCTCCTTCTGCAGCTCTGTGACCATCTCCCGCTGGGAGGCGATTACCTTATGCATCTCGTCCACCTCCTTCTGGAGCTTAGCCGCCCTCTCATGGCTCTTCCTCTTTACCTCCTCAACTAGTTTCCTTAATGTCTCCCGCGTGTGTAAACCATCATCCTTAGCTAGCTTGATGGCAAAGTCCTTCTCCTCGAGCATGGCCTTCATTCCATGCTTGTAGTCCTCGAACCGCCGATTGAAGGTCTTGTTAACCTCAGTCAGCTCCCTTTCCTTCTCTAGTGCTACCTTCTCATAGGAGTCGCGCGCTTCACGAGAAGCATCATTGTCAGCTATGAGCTGCTCTATCCTTCTCTGCTGCTCGCACACTCTAGCTTGCAGCTCGTCAATGACCTGCAGGAGCTCGGCCTTTGTCGCACGTAGTTTACTCATTGTAGTAATCCTCGTCTTCTGGGTACACATCGATATACGTCTGGTCCCATGCGGACCAATCATCCTCTATGCTGTATAGGTCCTCCTCCGCGCACCGGCACCAGTAGCCTTCCAGCGGGGACACCTTGTCCTTACAGCGGGGGCACGCCCAATGGTCCTCTCTGTCCTCAGGGCCTCCCTTGTCGTACTTCAGCTGTGTGTAGTATCGACTTATCGCGTTATACGCGTCCTTTCTCTGTCTCTCCTCCTCTACCTCCTGTAAGGCTCTCTCAGCTTCTGGTCGTCGCTCACAATCACTAGATGTCCCCACTCTGCTGGTCTCCTTCCGTAAGGTGTAGGCACGATGCACCATACCACCGCCATACCCCTGGGGGGCTCCTCGGGTGCATCTCCGTCTCCGTCTGTCATGTAGATGAGAAGCTGCGGTCTAGGCTTCAGGCTCTCTGCCGCGACAAAGGCAGGGACAAACGATGTACCTCCTCTACCCTCTACATCGAGCTTTGGTATGTCTCTAAGGTTTACTCTTCTGGGGTTGTAGGCTTTTGCGTCTGCATCTAAGAACCACACCTCCTGTAGCCCCATCTGCTTCAGCACACCCACCGCCTCATCGTTGGCACTTTTAAGCTGCTCCGCACCCATAGAGCCTGAGGTGTCGCGAACAATCAGAACCTCTGGCTCTCTCCGGCACGGTCCGGGTCTAGGCTCACCTCTAACAAGAGAGTGTAGCGACGGGCGCGCCCAAGACCTATCCGTCCTACCTGCTCTAAGCTTCCCTGAAGCATGGCGCAAAATAGACCGAAGCTCTCTTCTCCACGGTACTACTCCGGCAGACAGCTCGTAGTCTAAGCTCTCTATCATGTCTGCCGGAATCGTACCTCTTCCGTGCTCTGCTACGTGCTTGCTTATCGCCTCCTTCGTAACCTCCTTAGCTAGCTCCTTCTCGGCGTCGGAGCACCCCATGCGCTCGTTGGCCTCCTCCTCGATGTCTCCTAGGCTATTGCCCGCACCTGAGCCGCACTTGCCTGTACCGAAGCTGTCTCCTGTGGGCTGCCAGTCCTCTGTCATCCTAGACGGCCCGCGGTCTCCCTCCTGCTCTTCCCCATCCTCTCCTTTTCCTCCCTTGTCCAGGGCCTTGTAGTACTCCTCCAGGGTGAGACCCTTCTCTAAGCCGTAGCTCTCTGGGTAGGCTACCCACTCGGGGAGCTTGTGCCCCGTATCCCGTATCCTCCAATTGATGGCGAGGTCCCCCGCCAGGTTAGCGAGACGTTGGTCTGGAAGTGCCTTAAGGCGGTACATCCCTCGGTTCGGGTGCTCCACCTCATGCCACAGCACTGCGGCCAGCATCATCGGGTCGTTGATGTGAACTACCCACCCAGGGTCTATGAGCATCACCATCCTATCGGTCACCCCGATAGGGCTACCGGTAATCGCAAACATGTGGTCCACCCAGTAGGTGGAGTGCATGCGCAGAAGGACGGTGAAGTAGGGTACGATTCTCTCGAAGCGCGCCCTGGCTACCTCTAGCTGTACCTTGGCCTTTTGAAGCAAAGCAGCACGGTCCCCGTAGAGACCATGCTGCCGCAGCCAAGCTTCGAGCTCGGCTGATGGGCTCATCCCACCACCCCGTCAGCTCCTAGCTTTCGTACGACCGCCTTGGCGGCTCTACGAACCTCCTCACTCTTGCTCTTCCTCCCCACTCCCTTACGGGAGAGCCAATTGCAGTGCGGCACCACAACGTCTCTGAAGTGGAGGTCGCAGAGCAGGCCAATCCACTCAAAGGCAACAGCAGCTAGCTTGTCGCAACCTTGCTTATCTGCTGCCACCACATAGGACGCCACAGCACGGCACATCATGGACACCTTGTCTGGGCGGGTGTCCTCTGTGAGGTCCCACCCCGCCTTCCTGGTAAGGATGTCCTTTGGTGTGGGTAGGTCGCGGTACACGCTCCACTTCTCGTACTGGCGTGCGGTTGCTTCCCCGATGAACGCTCTAAGGAAGTAGGGCTCGAGCCCTCGGTCCATGTCCAAGCACCGAAGGGCAGCGATGCACTGGAAGGCGGTCTTCCACGTCCGGGGCGAGGGCCAAGCCCCTCCTCCCTCTGTGCTACCAGCCTTAGGCTGGTTGTGTAGGAGCTCGATGCTCCTCATGGTCTGGTGGAAGGATACCATCTCCGCGGACGCCCCAGACCATGCTGCCTGCCACCCGTCCTTGATGGCCTCTATCCCGTTCTTGAACGGGATTAGCTTGGGCGGGGTTGGGTCCATGATGTGCTCGCAGAACGAGTCGAGCATCGATTCCTCCACAGGCACCATGAAGTGCCCCATGCGATTGGCCAGGGCGGCCACCAGCTCGTAGCCCCCCGCTGAGTACTCAGGAGGATTGGCCAGCAGCACAACTCGTACCCCTGGGGGTAGCTTGTCATCCCCGGCCACCCTGTCCAGGATGAGTGGTTGCATGGCGCCCTGCGTGAGCCTATCTGCGTCGC